CATAATGCAGAGCAACGTTTACTTGCAATGCAGGATCCTTCGTATAAGCCAAAGTTTTTGAAAATCGAAGTGAAGGGTCGTCTTGGCAAGAATAATCCAAATGCTATGATTTATCGCAGCCGTGCACAAGCTCGCATGCCACGTGGTTGGAATTTTGGCGGTCATCCCTATCAAAATATTAATCTAAAGCATGCAGCAACTCTTGACGTTTATCAATACACTCGTTTTTAATATTATGGAAAAAAATGTAATCATACTACGCGGCGTAAGCGGCAGCGGTAAATCCACCTTTGCGTCTATGCTTGCACGTCATAACAACGGCGCAGTGGTTGTAACCGCCGATGACTATTTCACTGACAGTTGGGGTCTTTATAAGTTTGATGCAAGCAAACTTGGTGCTGCTCATGCACAGTGTTATAAGCGTTTTGAGACTGCTTTGTTTGATCCTGATGTAAACACAGTTATTGTTGCAAATACCAATACATCGCCGCGTGACTTTAAGAATTATGTGGATGCTGCTGAAGCTTATGGCGCAACCGTAACATACTTAGTTCTTGAAAATCGTCATGGCAATAATGATGTGCATGATGTGCCGTCTGAAGTCAAAGAGCGTCAACGTCACAATCTCAAAAGCTCTATTAAACTATGAAACTTATCACGGACAAATTACATCAAAACATTACGAATCCACGAAAAAAGACGCAGTGTGATGCCTATAAAATTCGTGTAAGGGATATGTTTGATAAGAGTCATTATCTTGTAACGAGCAGCGGCAAACAAATTTGGAATAGTTTGGCCGCGGCAAAAAGTGCACTTCGACTCATGTTTGAGCGGGAGCATGATTGCTATATGTATGGGTTTGAAGATATTGAATCATGGCGCTCGACTTCTTATGCAGATTATCCTGTTCAAGATCACGCTGAAAAAGATCGTCGAAGTGCAGAGTTTATTCAAAAACTATATGATAGTGTTGACTTTGTGCAATTGACTGATGCAACATATCTTGAAAGTCGTGTCGCATATCTTACAGGTGAAGTGATCAAACAAGCATTTAAAATATTAGAATTGGAAGATGAATCACGAGAATAATCATATAACCGTTGAGGGTGAATCTGAGCTGCAATGTTGTGACGCTGTCTTTGGCATCACATTTGCGAATAGAGAGCAAGCACTTGATGCACTAATCTCAAAAGTATTTGGTGCACGTGTAACATATACACATCAAGATGGTTGCTGTAATGATCCTGACCATGATAGCATATGCGCAGAGCGTCAGGAGAGTCGTGGCTTAAGACGTGAATGGAATCGCCTTGACGGATTGCGTATTGAAAATCAAAAACTCATTGAGAGTCTCACTGCGGAAAATGAGATTCTTAGACGTCATCGTGATCGCTATAATCTTTTGGCCGGTGAACTGCTCGCGCTGATTCGCGTTAATGTACAACGCGGTACATTTAATAATATATCGAGCGAAGAGCTTGATGCTTTTTTGCAGCCATGGATCGAACGGCGCTCAGAAATTTCGCAAGATAGATAATATGAATTTTGAAACAATAGTTGTTGGCGTTGTAGCGATTCTTTATGCGTCGGTTGGAACAAGCTATGCATTAAAAGGCAATGCTCCATGGGCAATAGTTTGGTTTAGCTATTCAAGCGCAAACTTTGGATTAATTTACTTAGCACTTAAAAAATGAAAAACACAATAGAACTACTTGGATATTATGGTAACGATGAAGTCATTGCATGCAGCGCATGGACGAGTACATCACGGGATCTCTCAGATGAAAAGAGAGCGCGTATACCAAAGCTAATTAATATGTTATGGAATGACGGTCACGAGAGTCCATTTGAAAAGGGCATGGTCCACTTTCTCGTTGACACCGACATTGCAAGTCATATTCATTTGCTTAAGCATCGTATGAGCAGCATGAATGCTGAGAGCGCTCGCTATAAAGAGCTAAAGGAGGATAAGTATTACATTCCTAAAGATTGGTGTCAGACACTTGCATTGAATGCTAAGAAGCTAAATTACTTCGATAAAGAAATTGACATTCATCACAAGAACTGGCAAGATATTCTTGAAGAATATACACGCTTAGGCAATGATTTGTATCATCGCGCAATCGAGGATCTTAGCGCAACACTTGGCCGCAAACGCGCTAAGGAGAGTGCTCGTTTCTTTAAGACTTACAACAGTCAAATCCAAGGAGATGTTAGTTTCAACATGCGTAGCTTTGCAAACTTCGTCAAGCTACGCAACAGCGAGCATGCGCAAGTTGAAATACGAGAAGTTGCTGCAGAAATGCTAAGTCTCGTAGAATCTATCCCAGACTCTCCGTTTCAGCATACACTCGCAGCATGGAGAGCAAACGGTACGGTATTATAGCCGAAAACCGAGAAAAATAGCCGAAAATGAAGAAAAATGCGAAAAAAATGCATTTTTCTTCATTTTTTTATTTACAAGCGGCATTTTTTAGTGTATAATAATTCTGTAAGGAAACCACAGCAATAATATGACACTAGCCGACCACATCGCCGCCCTCAACGCCAAAGCTCAAGCTTGGATCGACGAAGATCCTACCAACCGCTGGATGTGCCAGTATATCAGCGACATCGGCTACTGGAACAGCATCGGCATCCACACAGTGGAAGACTTCGAGCGTCAAGAGCTCGAGAACACCATCTGGGACGTCTACAAGGAAGTCCATGGCGTTCGCCCACGCGGTCTTGGTCTCAAGGACATGAGTATCGACGAACTCAAGGAGCTGCTCAACGGTCTCTACGAATACGGCTACGCACACTAAACTCAACCACACACACAACCACACACCATTATGAGTAATTATCCAAACATGAGCTATTGCATGTATCAAAACACTAGACTTGCACTTCAGCAAATTCTAGGCGATCTTGAAGAAGCGCACGAGAAAGGTGTTACATACGAAGAGTACGTTGACGACTTTTCGTCCTCTGACGAGCGTCGTGCTATGAATGAACTCGTAGATCTCTTCGAAGAAGTACAATATATGATAAACGAATTGCGCGATACTCCAGCTCACAGCTAAATTTTAACATCTAAAAAATTATGAAACAATCTGATCCTATCAAATCACACATCACTGCATTGATTGAAAAGTATGAGAAGCGTATTGAGTCAATCAAGAACACCTTTTATATTTACACCTGCGAAGCAGATCGAGGCGATGGCGCCTTGAGCGAATTGGAAGAAGTCATCGAGGACTTGAAGTGTGTTCGTGACGCAGTGGATGTATAAATCAAAATAATAATAACAATATGAACTCAACATTATTAACCACAGAAGGCGTAACATTATTCATTGCAACTCCATTGGTCCTACTAGCAATAGGATTATGGTATATGTATAAGCATAGCATTACTACTCACATTACATGTTTTATCGCTGCGGGAATGCTGTTCCTGCTTGGATTTACAACTGGAGGTGAACACACCGCTTATCGTTATCCTGCTCAAAAAATTAGCGATCAGAACTTTTCACTATTCTATAGCAATGACTTACACTATAAGGTTATCTCAGACAACAAGCGATGGGATAATGTGGAAGGCGACATTCTCGTCACCAAAAGACGAAACACATGGGGAGCAGAGATTAGAGAAACTGCAACTGTTGTACCAACTATCAAATAATAATATGAATGCAAAATATGAACTATTGAGACACATCGCTGATCGCGAAGTAAAGTATGTTCAAATCAACCACGAACTCGGCTTGGGAGATAGTAACATAAAGATCGAAGGAACTCTTGAAGAGGTATTGCCTCGTCTCGACTTTGACTATGATAGCGGCTATGGGAGTCAAGAACTCTTTGGCACAATTTGGTATAACGATGGCTCATGGAGTGACCGTGGCGAATATGATGGCAGTGAATGGTGGCAGTATCAAAAATGTCCACCATTGCCAGAAGGAGCATCTCAATAATTAAAATATGAGCGGAGACGAACTTATAACAATTACAATCGAAGATCCTCATAGCGGAAAAAGATTGTCAACTCGCTATAGCATACTACAAGCTGACGCTTGGGAACTTGCAAAAGGCGAGTATCATACTATAATGCTTGACGCTTTAATTGAACGATTTAACACAGAAAAAAGAAAATGAAATACAGAATAAAAGAAACGATTAATAATAACAGTATCAGTACATTTACAGTTCAAACAAAATTTCTTTGGCGGTGGGAAGATAGTTCCATTGGATGGTCGAGCAAAGAACGGGCGGAAAAACAAATCAGAAGCTGGCAAACAAAAGAAGTAAAATATCATACCGTGGAACAATGAATAGAGAACTTAAATTTCGCGTATGGAACAAATCAACCAAAAGCTGGTTGAACGATGATGCAGGAACACACTGTTGGGGCGAATATTGTCTTAACATCTTTACTGGAGAGGTTGTGGAAATTGTTACAACTGACAACAAATTTTTCAGTAGAGACAGTGAGCCAAACTTTTATTTTGATAAAAATACACATGTAAAAGAATCTCCTTATGTTGTTCAACAATACACTGGTTGCTATGATAAGAATCGCACACCAATCTACGAAGGCGATATTCTCGCTGCTGATCATGATGGCGGAGAAGATGAAGCTAATATTGGTGTCGTCTACTTCGCAGCGGGTACATACATGATTGATGGTGATGGTCCGTTTTTTGATCATGTCTATGGTCATTCACCTGACATTTTAGACAATCATACTGTAATTGGAAATAAGTTTGAAAACCCTGAACTATTAAAACGATAAAGAATATAAATTAAATTATGAGCGAAACATTTAAAAACGTAGGAGAGATGTTGGATTATTTTACAAAAGAAGAAATGATTCAAGAAAGGTTTTCAGAACGTCTGATGGCAGCATATCCACAACTCTTTCCAAAGGATGATGAGGGTAAACCAAAACAACCTGATTGTGGAGCATGGTGTCCAGTTGGATGGCAACCTATGGTGGAAGAGCTATGCTCTAAGCTCGCCAAGATTGTTGATGAAAATAATCTAACTTTCGAGATTGGTCAAATCAAAGAAAAGTTCGGAGGATTGCGATTTTATTACTCTTATGAAGGCGATCGCGTTGAAGAAATTAAAAGTCTGATTAGTGATGCCGAAGATCGTAGCTTTAAGATTTGTGAAGTCACGGGTGAAGCTGGTAGCCTTTGCACTAAGGGCAAAGGCTATGGTTGGATAAAGACACTATCTTCTGGTGAAGCGGGGCGACAGGGTTATAAACTCTTAAAAGAAGAAATTGAAATAGAATGATTATTAATGGAATAACAGTAATGTCATGGGCAGTATCTATTATGATGACAATCCTTATTGGAGCGTGTATGTAATGATTGATAAGTGTTATGAGCAGCCTAGCGTCAAGCATGGTCGCTTTTGGCTGTGCCAATTCATCGCTGCATTTGTGGCACTCTGCATTTATCTAACGCGGATTGGAGTTATTGTATGGCAGTAAAGACTAAACAAGTCATCGTGGTACGCCGCGATCTAAAAATGAAACACGGTAAGATGGCGGCTCAAGTTGCGCATGCAGCAATGAGCTTTCTTACTCGTGAAGGTCGGGTTGGTTGGCAAGCTGATATGCTTAATGATGTCTTTATGAATGACGACGACTCTATTGACATGCACAATGGCGCAATACGTGATTGGCTAGAGAACAGCTTCACAAAGGTTGTTCTTGGTGTTGACAGCGAAGAGGAGTTGCATGAGCTTGAAGCGAAAGCAACAGAAGCTGGAGTCATGGCACATCTCGTGGTTGATAATGGCCGCACGGTCTTTAATGGTGTGAGCACAGCCACTTGCATTGCATTGGGTCCTGATTGGAATGAACGATTAGATGAACTCACAAGTCACCTGAAGCTCTATTAAGAGCAGAAAAACTGCGGTTTTGGCTAAAAATGAAGAAAAATGTGAAAAAAATGCATTTTTCTTCATTTTTTGTTTTACAAGCTGGGTGGTTTAGTGTATAATAAATCTGTAACCACTAAATGTTATGAAACTAATAAAAAAAGCAACTGCTCCCGCGCTCGCTGAAAACTTCAAAGCCGGTCAAGTCATTGAAGTGACTACCAGCCATCATGATGGCCGAGGCTGCACCGAATGTGTGACACGTGAATATACGATTGCCAAAGTCAATAAAGTTACGATTGACATTGTTGACGCCAAAGGTGATACCTATCGCCTTGATCCCACCACAGTTCAACATGTTGCAATTGTGAAAAGGACTCGCAAAAACACTAACGAAAAAGCAGGTGCTTTTCTCGAATATGCTAAAGCTAAAGAAGCTCGTGGCGGCTATGAAGAAAATCGCTATGGCATTCGCCACTAATCAAACTCTAACACAATCATAATATGAAAGCAAAACAATATATGTATTTTGGACCGATTGGAATTTTTGGCCCTGAAATCAAAACCTTTGATTCGTTTGAAGATATTCCAGCTCGCATCAAAAAGCAAATGATGAATCACAAGACAGGTGATTGGAAACTACTAAAAGCCGTAGGCGATAAGATCTTTCTATGCGACCGAGCAGGTCGTATCAAAACTAAATAAACTCTGATACAATATTACTACAATGAACGTTTACGTTATCTATGATCGAGATGGTTGGGAAATTCAAGGAATTGAAAAGATCTTCTCAACTAAAGAATCTGCGATGAAATATCTCGATACTGAAACTGCAAGACGATACTATGAGTCAAGCGTGGTCAAGCGAGCAGGCTGGGTTGGCAAAACTTATGAAAGCTGGTTGAACAGTATGATTGAAGAACATACTGTTCTCCAATAAAACAAAAACGAACTCTAACACAATTAGATATGAACGAAATTATTTACAATACACGCGATGAAGCAGCAGCTGCATGCAAAGCTTATATTGATGCAATGCGAGACCTTCAAGAGCGTTTGGGAATCTTTGAAGACTGTGATGATAGCTGCGTTCAGAATTATGTGAATGCTAAGTATCGTCACGAGGACGGAACGATTCTCACCTACACTTATTGGTAACGAACTCTGATATAATATCATTATGACTAAAGAAGAAATCAAAGAACGAATCATCGCCATTATCGACAACTATACCACTGAAATGGAAGGCTATAGCTATTGTCGCTCAAACCCAGGTGTTCGCGTAGATGACTATGAAGATATTGCAGAAGATATCTTAAAAGAATTTGAAGTAATTGGATAATATGAAAACAGCAAAAGATTTTTTTGGTAATGATATCTCTGTAGGTGATATTGTTGCATTTATGCAAACAGGCTATCGCGTATTTTTAACTGGAACTGTCATAAGCATAACAGAAAAAACTGTCTTAATTGCTCATGAAAAAACAAACGTTGGAATAACTGAGACACGACAGTTTCATGGTCAAGTTTTTGTAGAGAAATAATATGGCAAAAAATTATCCAACACCTGAAGAAGCCGAAGCAGCTGCAATCGCATATTCATATAAATATACATAATGAAATCATTTAAAACATATATTTCTGAAGGATTCACAAATTTAATTCTTTCAAAAGATGATGCTGATCGTGAAAAGTACGCTCCTGCAGTGTGGGATTTAATACAACAGTCTTATGCAAAAATTGGAGGAATTAAAGGTAAAGGATTTTCTTCGCCTGATGATATGATTATGTCTATCCCTTTTTGGAAACTCTTCTTTGATGGCGACACGCTTAAGATGGTAATGCTCTATAAAGATCGTGGTGGTCGTAAGGCAATTGCGCTAGGAACAGACGGATCGCCAAAAGCATTAAAGGTTTTATCTGACACTCTGAAAGAAACATTTAAGGTCTCTTTTGGTGAATATTCTAAAGGTATACTTGCATTCATTATGAAAACAATACCACGTGAATTAATCAAAGCATACGCGATTCCACATCAAAAAGTCGTGGAAATCTTTGATGATGAAATTATCATTCCTACACAAGAGTATGTTAATGCTAATCTGGACCGTGCTGATCAAGCAATATACAAGCGGTTTAAAGATTGGCATCAGTATTTTTATGTAAGGGAAATTGGTGATGCGCAATTTCTTAAAATGGCAATTGGGACACCTGGAAAACCGATCTTATGATTGTATACTTACATGGCTTTAACGGCGGATATGATCCGCGTAATGCCAAGTTCGCGGCTTTACATAAACTCGATAAAGATGTCATTGGCTTTTCATATGATACCTTTGCACCACGCGAGGATGTCATTGGTTATATCCTCGATCGTATAAGTGAATATGCAGATGACTTGCTTATTGTTGGAACCAGCTTAGGTGCATATTATGCGGACGCATGTGCTAAAGTTTTAGGAGTTCCTTGCGTATTAATTAACCCGTGCATAGACCCATACAAAACTTTTTCAGGTAAATCATTTGAAACTGAATATGTGAATTATGTAGACGGCACAGTTTCTCGTTTAACGGCTAAGACCGTAGAGTCATTCAACTGTCAATCTATAACAGAGACCGCTATGCATTCATACGTTCCTCTTGTCTTATTGGCCGATGGCGATGAACTGTTTGACTCATCTGCAACAGCTGAAGCATTAAAGAAATATGAAGTCATTCGCTTTAATGGTGGTACTCATAGATTTGAACAAATTGGGGAAGCATTAAAGGCAATTGAAATCTACTGGAATATGTGCAAGATTGCTACAAATCTCAATACTTAATCTTTTTTATTTACAAGAGCACACTAATAGTGTATAATAAATCTGTAGACAAACTACAATATCATTATGGCAAAAAAGAACCGACAAAAATGGCTCACTGATCGTATATCAGGCGATTGGAGAGACAAAGACACCATCATTGAAACTGTCTTAGTGCAGTGCTTGTTCGATTATGTCGAGCAAGAAATGAAAGGTGAATTGCCTGACCGTGGTTATTATGATGAAGATCTAAAAGCAGGACATGTTAGTGAAGGCTATGCAGAGCAAAGCTATGCTTGGAATGATGCTATTCGCAAAGTGTATGCATATTTCAAAACAGAACGCGCAGTACTTGAAAAAGAAATTGATGAGGCATTTGCCGCGAACGAAATACAACGTGCGATCAAAGCAGAGAGCGATCTTTATGAACGTGACACTGAAATGTTAAGCACGATTGTGAAGTACCGAGGCTACTTGTGGACATAAGGAACATCGTTATAATTTAGAAGAGAGCAAAACAAAGAATAACTAACAAAAAATAAAATTATGGGACTTGACATGTACTTAACTTCACGATCAGAACTTAATCGTGCTAAAGCAAATGATTATGCCGATTGGGCAGAACTCGCCTATTGGCGCAAATTCAATGCATTGCATGCTTGGTTTGTTCGCAATGTACAAGACGATGTTGATGACTGCGGCGCTTATGTCGTGTCACGAACTAAACTAAGCGAGCTTGTAGAAGTTCTCAAGAAGCTGCAGCAGACAAAAGATACAAGCTTGCTGCCAACACAAAGTGGCTTCTTTTTTGGTAGCACCGTGTATGATGAATGGTATTGGAATAGAGTCAACTCCACCATTGATATTCTATCAGAAATTCTAGCAACCTTTGACTTTGAAAATGAAGAACTTCTTTATACTTCAAGCTGGTAACCCTACTATGACAAAAAATATGACTAAAAGAACAAAAAAATTTGAATTAGACAACAGCAACGTTGCTTATGGTGAGTCAATTGAAGAGTTGATTAAAACGCTTGAGAGCCTTAACCAAAAAGCAAAAGAACTAGGCGCAATTAGCACGTCTATTGAATTTTTTCGAGGCGACTGTGGGTATGTTGAAATTCTTGGCACCCGATATATGACAGCTGAAGAGTCTGCACAAGCTGAAGCAAATGAAGCAATCAGAGATCACAAACGACTTGACTACGAGCGCTCTCAATATGAAGCATTGCGCTCAAAATTCGAAGAGCAATCAATATAATTAAATAACATATATGAGTGGAGGACATTTTGAATATCAGCAAGATCGCATTGAAGACATTGCAAAAAGTATTGAAGAACTTATCAAGAGCAATGACGATGAGTCATTGGATGAATGGGGCTATCGGCGTGGCGGAGGCTATAGTGCTGAAACAATTGAAAAGTTCAAAACTGCCGTTGATACGCTAAGAAAAGCTGCTATAATGGCTCAGCGAGTCGATTGGCTCGTTAGCGGTGATGACGGAGAAGATAGCTTTCATCGTCGTTGGGATGAAGAATTGAAAGAAATAAAAACATGAGCGTATATTTTATAGGCGACCCGCATCTGGGTCATAAAGCAATTGGAAAGTATCGTCCATGGGTTAGAGATAGTGCAGCAAACACTGCTCATATTCATAAGCTATGGCGTGATACGGTTAAAAAGACTGACATCGTATATGTCATGGGCGATGCTGCCTTTACGGACGATGAGCTCATCGCAATGGGCAATCTATGTGGTCGTAAGATTCTCATCAAAGGTAACCACGATGATATGACGAGCACCGCGCTACAGACTAGTGTCTTTGAAGAAATTCATGGCATCATCAAGTATAAAGCTATGTGGCTGAGTCACTCACCTATCCATCCTGCCGAACTCCGCGGCAAAAAGAACGTGCACGGCCATGTTCATCAACATAGTGTGCGCACTTGGTATGGCACTCTTGACAAGCGTTACTATAATACTTGTGTTGATGTGGTTTATCCAAAGACGGGTAATGTGTTTGTAACTCTTGAAACGATTAAAGGTTATTTTGGATTATGAATAAAGCAAAACTATTAGGAGGCATTCTCGTATCATTGCCATTTACAATATATCTTTGTCTTATGGTAAAGGAATATGGTTTACATGATGTGCTTATTGCTGCTGGTTATGTATTAGGATTTCTGTTAATGTGGTTTTCACTTATGTTAGGAATATCATTATTAACCAATGGACAAGATTGAATATGAATATTGAAGATAAAATAAATCGCTCAGTTTGGAACTCAGTTTGGAACTCAGTTTATGACTCAGTTTGGGACACTGTTAATAACTCAGTCTATGACTCAGTTGATAACTCGGTTGATGACTCAGTTCGTGGCTCGGTTGTTGACTCAGTTCGTGTCTCAGTTCATGACTCACTTAACGTTGCAATAAAAGAATATGAATATTAATATTGAAGATGAAATTAAAAGTGCAGTCTATCAACCAGTTTGGTATTCAGTTCATAAAGCAGTTCGTGATATAGTTTGGAGTTCAGTTAATAATAGAATTTGCGGTTCATTTTTACAATGCGGTCAATTGATATCTAATGACTCTGAATTTAGTTCAGTCCGTGTTACAATAAAAGAATACAAATATTAATCGTATGATCAATTTCGAAAATAATGGTGTTGAAGATACCGTATGCTTTCAAACAGGCTATCGTACAAGAACTGCGCTCATCAATGAGCTTGGTTGTGCCGTATGGAAAATTGATTTTGGGCAGCTTGGTCAAATAAGTGAAGGTGTCACATCAAGAGGTCTTAAGATTCATAGTGTATTAAATGATTATTTTGAAAATAATGAAGATAAATAAAAATATGAAAAAATTCAAATATCCAGTTCACGACTATTCGAAAAATGAAAAACGTGGTTGTTGGCCAGTTGTCTTAGGCTCAATATTATTTTGGATTGTGACAATCTATTTGCTCTGTGATTGGTTAGCTAATTAATTATTATCATTACATATTAACAATGAATAAAAAAGCACTCATAACTGGTATTACTGGACAGGATGGTTCATATCTTGCCGAATTGCTTCTTGAAAAGGGCTATGAAGTTCATGGCATTAAACGCAGATCTTCATCCTTTAATACATCACGCATTGATCATCTTTATAAAGATCCGCATGAAGATAATAACATGTTTCATCTGCATTATGGCGATCTTTCAGATAGTTCAAATCTAATAAGACTTGTCAAAGAAATTGAGCCTGATGAAATTTATAACTTAGGTGCACAATCTCATGTTGCTGTCTCATTTGATTTGCCAGAATATACTGCTGATGTTGATGCATTAGGATCATTGCGATTGCTTGAAGCAATTCGTTTTCTTGGATTAGAAAAAAAGACCCGTTATTATCAGGCATCAACATCTGAATTATATGGCAATGTACAAAACGAGATTCAAACCGAAAAAACTCCATTTTATCCTCGTTCCCCTTATGGAGTCGCTAAGCTATATGCATATTGGATAACAGTAAACTATAGAGAAGCATATGGCATATATGCTTGTAATGGCATTCTTTTTAATCATGAATCACCTCGCCGAGGAGAAACCTTTGTAACGCGAAAAATAACGCGAGGCATAGCGAATATTGCTCTTGCTCTAGAAAAAACTTTATTTCTTGGTAATCTTAATGCATTAAGAGATTGGGGTCATGCTAAAGATTATGTTAGAATGCAATGGATGATGCTGCAACAAGATTCTCCTGATGATTTTGTTATTGCCAGTGGTAAACAAATTTCCGTAAGAGAATTTGTAAGAATGTCCGCAAAATATGCAGGCATTGAAATTGATTTTAAAGGCGAAGGCCTCGATGAAATTGGCATTGTTTCTGCCATTAGTGATTCATCAAAGGCAAGCGGTGTTAAAGTTGGTGATATTATTATACGAATCGATCCACAATATTTTCGACCAGCCGAAGTTGAAACATTGCTAGGCGATCCATCAAAAGCAATGGAAAAACTTGGTTGGAAACCCGAGATTAGTGTTGAACAAATGTGTGAAGAAATGATAATTCACGATTTAAGGGAAGCTAATCGCATGACTCTGCTTAAAGAAAATGGCTATTAATATGAAGAAATTATATATTGCCGGACACAACGGAATGGTAGGCTCTGCTTTAGTACGAGCTGTAGAAAAAAGTGACAAATATGAATTGATTGTTGCATCACGAGATCAGCTTGATCTGTTGGATCAAAGAGCAGTATTTGACTTTCTTAATGAAAAGAAACCAGATGTTGTTATTATTGCTGCCGCGAAGGTTGGAGGAATTCATGCAAATTCTCAATATCCAGCAGAATTTATATATGAGAATCTTACAATAGCTTCAAATATTATAGAGGGCAGTCGTCGCGCTAATGTACAACGGCTCTTAAACTTAGGAAGTTCTTGTATCTATCCTAAGCAATCACCTCAACCAATTAAAGAAAGTTATTTGCTTGAATCACAATTGGAAGTTACTAATGAAGCATATGCGGTTGCAAAAATTGCTGCACTAAAAATGTGCCAACACTATCGCAATCAATATGATCTTCTTTATCATTCTGCTATGCCTACAAATTTATATGGAACAGGTGATAATTATCATCCTGAAAATAGTCACGTTGTTCCTGGACTTATTCGTCGCATTCATCAGGCTAAAATTGACCAATCACCAAGTGTAACTATTTGGGGTACAGGCAATCCTCGAAGAGAATTTTTGCATGTTGATGATCTTGCTGTTGCATGCATGACTCTTATTGAGCAAGCAAATCCACCTGATTGGATCAATATCGGCACAGGCTATGATATTAGCATAAAAGAATTAGCTGAACTAATTATCGATATTGTTGGATTTAAAGGCACAATTGAAAATGATTATAGCAAAGCCGATGGCACTCCACAAAAACTTCTTGATGTAAGTCTATGTGAGCAGATGGGTTGGCGCGCCACAATATCTTTACGGGATGGTTTGGAGAGAGCCTATAGATCATTTCTTGAAGAAATTGAGTCAAAAACGCTAAGAATGTGATCATTTTTCTATTTACAATTGTCAGTAAATAGTGTATAATATTGATGCAACCAATATTATGAAAGCATACTTGACAGACATCCAAATGGACAGCCTCATTAATCGCGCTAAGGAAATGCGCAAAGGCAAAAAGCTACTACACGAGCAACGCAAAGCATATACAGTGATTGCTGATGGCCATTTTGAATTTGCAACTCCAAAGACGCTGCGCAAGTTTTTGAGCGCATGCCGTTTTCCATCCGACTATCGCGTCTTTGTAAATTTTGACAAAGGCATTACAATTGATCTTTCCTAACACAACACTACTTATGAAAATATTCTGGGACATTGATGAAACATTGATTCATAGCCGCACTTATGAATCAAAACTATATAAACATAACATACACTTTCGTTTAGACGGCGGCGAGGAGTATTTTACTTGTGTGCGTCCATGCTCGAAGGCGCTAATCCAATATAGTCGCACACTTGTTGGTGAAGAAAATGTTCACATCTTGACCGCTGCTAGTTTTGACTATGCTAGGGAAATTTCACGCTTGGCGGAATGGGGCTTCTCAGATGAAGACATCTTTTCGCGTGAGACGATGCAAAAGTATAGCATTCGCTTACAGAGTTTGTATGGCGTTGACAAAATTGTGAATCCGCATCCTTATGCAAATAAGAATAATGTACTCATTGACAATTTGCTGCCAATGTGGAATGATGAAAAGACTACACTCATGGGCATTAATCCGCGGACTCACTATCTTAAAGTTGAAGACTATATGGGTGACAATAGCGATGAAGATATTTTTGCCGATATTGTAAAACACTTTTTGAACGAAAGACATAAAGAAGCAGGAGGAGCACAATGATTACATTTGATGATAAAACAACAGAGGCTCTTGGGTATGTTCGCGAGGCAGAGAAAATCATGGCAGAACTTGGTCATACAAAATATTCGTTGAGTGGCATGTGTAGCGCAGCAATGCGACACGATCTTGAGAAAGAAGTAGGCAAATTGTTGGGCAAACTCGTTGAGGCTCGAAAAGAAATAGAAAATCTTAACGGGATAATTACTGCCGCACTAAATAGTGCAAATGTAAGCCAACTTAGGGCGATTGAATATCAAAGTCAACGCGATATATTGGTTGAGGCTTTGGAGCGGTTTGATGTTGACTGGACTCTTGAAGAAGGAGAGGAAACAACCACGTATTTCACATATGAAGATCAACAAATACTAAGAGATGCCCTAGTCACAGCGGAAGGAGGGAGCCATGAGTGAGACACCGATAACAGATGCACGAATGCCAGACCAAGTGTATAAGCGCACCATGTATGACCACATCCAAGTGATAGAACACGAACTTACCGAAGCGCGGAATATCCTAAAGCAGTGCCTATCAATCATGCCAGTCGGGTATGTCCCAACGCACACGGTGGAGAATCTACCTGAGATGATTGGCGACTTAACGAAAGCACTCGCTGAGGAAACAACGGAGCGCGAGAAGCTCGAACGCGAGCTTGCAGAGGCGCGGGAATGCGCTGAGATATTGCGCGACCAGTTGCAGGTTGTCGGAGAAATGTATGCAGGTGGGAGAGTCCCTCCACTGCCTGAATTGCCATGGTCGCAACCTGATTTGTCGAGAGAGGCACTTATTGCCGCCGTGAAAGGAGGTGAATCATGAATGGAAAAACAACGATATGCCCGATACATAATCCAAACAGTGCTGAGATGGATCGAAGAACATACGGATGTTCGTGGATCAATGTTTGCTTTTGGGGCAAGAGATTGATCCGCTTCACAGTAGGAAGATTAACCATGGACATCCATCGCGGAACTCTTAGTACATTTACTTGCATGGGTGGTGGCGCTAATGGCTCTGCTCGATACTGGCAACTTTGGTGGCCTTTGGGATCAGCAATGTGGATTGTGCGCAAACCTATTAAATCCCGCCGTGAAAGGAGGATATATGAGTGAACGATTAGATGGTAAAAAACAACTAGAAGAAATGCTAAATCGACCAATCAAGGATTGGTCAAAAGATCCACTCCAAGATGAGTATGATCATGTTGATAGTGAGTTTGGACCGTTTGCATCGGACACTTCCTCAATTGATTTTGCGACATATTTACAAATGCAGAGTATGCAACATCAGATCGATGAGCTGACACAAAAATTAGCCGAAGCAAACAATGAAATTCTAAATCTCAGACATGAGTATAATGGAGCACGTGCTGCCTTTGAAGGCATATGTGGCACAGTTAAACAAAATAGCTTGAGCAGCTTGACTCATACTATTTCAGAGCGAGTGAAGACACCAATGACATTGCAACAATTGGCAGATTATGTCTATTCAAATGAATATAGCGCAGAGCTTGCTTTACAACACGCATTGTTATTACTCAAAAAACAAAGTGAAGATATCACTGAAGCGCGACGTGAAGCAATTCGTTGGCAAGATGCATGGGTTGAAAACTCCCCGCTTGAGGAGATAAAAACAACACTTTTCCCTTGGAACAAATATTGGAACAAGGGAGAGCTTAACCTTTCCAATTGTTTGCACTGCGGAGAGTTTAGAGGACATGGACATCAATGTAAAATTTAAATTATGAAGAAATACCTAATATATACACTATTGGCGTGCGCATCCTTTTCGTGCACGGAAAATCAAAGAGCAAAATCATATGGCGGAAGCATGACAGTTGACTTGCCGGCAAATACAAAACTCATGAATGTCACATGGAAGAATGAACAGCTATGGTATTTGACTCGTCCTCTGCGTGAAAATGAAAATCCCGAAACATCAACATTTAGCGAAAAGTCGGACTTAGGTTTGGTTGAAGGACAAGTCATCTTTAAAGAAAGCAAATAAACTTATGAACAAAAATACAAGACAAGCACGAGCAGCTGGCTATGCTAGCAAGAAGGACCAGAATAATGGTGGAACTAAAGTATTTGCAGGATCCAACTGCGATACAAGCTGGGACAATCCTAACAGCAAAAAACGCCGTCGTAAGACATATGGCGGAAACGGCAAAAACTAAAATATTATGACAGATAACGTTATACTCTCCGCTGGTGATGCATGCAACTGTGAAGCTGGTGTACCCACACTGCTCGCGCATGTTGTGAATAATCGCGGACTCTGGGGAGCTGGCTTTGTGCTTGCGATATCACGTCGTTGGCCAGAGATAGAACGTTATTATTTAAAACGCTGCAAGGCATACGAAGATCGACCTGAAGAATTATTAGGATCAATACAATGTGTTGATGCTGCTCAGGACATCACGGTGGTGAACATGTTTGCAATGGCAGGAGTCTATCATTCAAGATATAATCCAACGCCATTGCAAACAGATTCTCTTTTTCGCTGTCTGCAGGCGCTACGTCGTAAAGCAGAGACTGACGGCTATAGAGTAATACAAATGCCAAAGATTGGAGCAGGTCTTGCTCGCGGAGATTGGTCAACAATCTTTAAGATCATCAAAACAATTTTTGCCGGCAGCAGAGTCATTGTAAAAATCAAAACGCTATAAATAAAAACCATGAGTACATATTATCTCGTTGACACAAACGATTGGCGCATAGTTCAAATCAATAGCGCTATGGATAAGAGTGACATCAATGCAAAGAATCAAGGATATATGCATTCACAATCACCGTTACGTTGGTATGAAGCTGAAGACATTAAACACCTTCCGTTAGATTGGACAACAACTCCAGAATCACTCGGAGACTAAAAAACATAGAAAAACGGCAGTTTTTGGAGAAAAATGCATTTTTTTGCATTTTTCTTCATTTTTTGTTTTACAAGCAGCACGGTTTGGTGTATAATAAATCTGTAACCAATATGATCCAATACAAATTCACCACCACTCGTCCCGCACTCGAAGAAGTCAAAATCTCTGACTGCAAAGTAGGCCAAGTCTTAAGTCTTGAACAAGGCTTATATAGAATATGCGTTTTTGTTTATAACGGAAAAAATCACAACGGAAAAGATCAATACATTCTTGGAAAAGAATGGATCGACAAGGATGGAATTTGCCGCTCATCTGGAGTGTGCTTCTGCGATGGTGATGAACTCGCCATGCGCGTAAGCGATGAGTGTTACAAAGCAACACTAGCCGCCTAATTACCTTTATATGAAAAAGATCAAAACCAAAACATTTGACTATAGCCCAATCGCATTGCGCAAATTGGCACGTCATCTTTTTGCTCCGCCTGTGGTCTCTTACACTGACAAAAAGAAAAAAGAAAAACGAACACTCTGCCGTAAAAATTATGAACACTGATATACTTCGTAGAAAAGCTCTAGGCCTTAATCTTAAAGGCAATCGCAATCGTCGCTATGCTGACGTCCTTCGCACAGAATATATTAAAGCATGTGCTTTATCTCTAACCCTAGTCTCCGCAATCATCACTCTAATCTCCTACATACTATGATCAACTCTGAAGAATTTAATATCAAGCCAGTCAAGATTGGTGCACTAAAAGAAGACTTTTTTCTCGTGACTCCAAATGATATGGGTACCACATGGAATGACGGCAATGCACGCTATCGTAGTGCAATTGTCCGTGTATCTGATGGTGCTGTTGTCTCTCAAGGCTTTGGCAAGTTTGTGAACTATGGCGAAAAGCCAGACTTTCAACCTTGGGATTCTTCATGGCCAATACAAGCACGTCACAAGATGGATGGTAGCTTGCTTATTGTTTCGCGCTATAAGGATGAGCTTATTGTTCGCACTCGTGGTACTGTTGACGCACGCCAATTGCCAAACGGACACGAGATTGAAGTCCTAATGAGTAAATATCCACGAGTCTTTGACAAGATTAATCCATACTTGAAAGAATGGAGCTTGCTCTTTGAATGGACTACTCCTTCAAATATCATTGTCTTGCGGGAGCATGACGAGCCGACTCTCACTATGCTTGGCGCTGTGGCAAACGATACTGCAGAATATATGACTCAAGCTAATGTTGATGTCGTCTCATTTTTGCTCGATGTACCACGACCAACTCCATATTATTATAGCAGCATTGAAGAATGTATCCGTGATGTTGAAGCATGGACTGGCAAAGAAGGTGTAGTGATCTATTCACCTGACTTTCAGACAATGAAAAAGATTAAGGCCGAAGCCTATCTAATGTTGCATCGTGTTGCAACTGGTGTGAAGGGTGTTAAGAATGTACTTGACTTATGGCTTGCAGCGCCTGAACGATATGCTAGTGTTGAAGCCTTTTATAAGTATGTTGAGTCTACTCTTGACTACGAGATTGCAGAAAAGATTAGCGATGAAATGCATGCTATAGTATCGGCATATCACGAGTTTGAAGCTGCGCATCGTGAACTGCTCCGCTTCATCTCTGTATATCATTCAACCCATGACTCCACTGCAGCAGACTATCGTAAGAACTTTGCGCTGCTTGTGCAAGCGAATTATCCTGATTGGCGCAGTGGATTGGCATTCACTCTCTTCGTTGGCAAGACCATTGAAGAGCGTCAACTTAAAAATGCAATGCTTACTCTATTAGAAAATTATGGCAACTAAAAATGATATTACTGGAGATAGCATCGCATCTCGTGTGGCGACTCAAAGCTATCGCGATGGCTGGGATGCTATCTTCGCAAAGAAGACTGCAGAGCAATGGTTGAAAGATTCTGAGTTTGAGCATGTCTCTGCAATCATAGATCCTGACGGATGGCGCATGGATGATACACCACTTGAAGCTCCATTGACACGCGCTGAATTTAGTCGGCGCTTAAACCATTGTACAATCCTAATGAAAAATAATCATGATTCGAATTAAGAAAAATCGTAAAGACTATCACAACATCAAGTTTTGCAGTGACCTGCATTTTGGCCATGATAAAGATTTTGTCTATGCCAAACGCGGATTCAACAGCGCACGTGAGCATGCACTATGGCTCATTGACCAATTGGAGACACTGCACAGCGATGACCTGCTTGTGGTATTGGGCGATGTTGGTTTGAGTATCGGACCAGACTCTATTGCTGAACTTGTTCGTAGCCTTAAATGCGAAACACTTATGGTCTGGGGTAATCATAACAGCGGTGTTAAACAGCTTTATGATGCAGCACTGCCTGATGAATATAAGAGCTGTGAAATTTATCCGCTGCGGATTACTCACAATGTGACAATGCTTGGAGACTCTGCGATGCTGCATGTTGACTCACGTCGTTACTATCTTACACATATGTGTCCGCTTGTATGGCCTGAGCTAGGCCGCGGTGCAGTTACACTCTGTGGACATAGCCATGGCTCGCTCAAAGGTATTAATGCACATCACAGTGTACATGACATTTACGGGCCGATCCTTGATTGTGGAATTGAAAACACTCTCTCATATAACAAGAGTGCATTTTTCACGGTTGAAGAGGTGGACACCATTCTCTCAGGCCGAAAAAAAGCTGCAATTGATCATCATTAAGCCGTTTTAGGCGGTTTTTACAGAGTGAAAAACCTATACGTATCTATAGGTTTTTCACTTTTTTCACATTTTCATCATTTTTTGTTTTACAAGTATGTGTTTTTATGGTAGAATAATCATGTAACCAAACCACATTATGAATCTATCAGAAATTAAGCAAGCAGTTCGTGAAGGCAAAACCGTTCATTGGGGCACCACGGCATATGTCGTAACTCTTTTCGAGAAAGGCGGAGAGGAATATTGGAACATCAAATGTCCTTGGAATAATTACTGCTTTGGCTTGACTGGTGCAAATGATACACTCGAATGCAAGGAAGAAGACTTCTTCATCGTGGCGTATTGCTCTCTCCCTTCACACGAAGAAATCTCGGAACAAATTTTAAAATTTGTAGATCTTTGCCTAAACACACCTGAGATGCATAACAGAGAATCACTGGATATGCTTATTGCCGATCTGCAGCAATACCGAAACACTATTCCCACATGTGAGGAATATATGGAACAAAATCTGCTCTAAGAACTCGTAACTCAAATAACACTATATATTATGATCAACGAAGAAATTGAATTTAATCTTATTGAAAAACGTATTCGCGAATTGAACAATATTGAGTGTCTCGACGAAGATCAACTATTTGAATATACCGAATTGCTTCGTCAGCGTTGGGAACTTATGAAATCAATTCTTTGGGGTTAACATTAAACTTATATTATGATCAGCGAAGAACGAGTTGAAACACTAAAGAGCGTCAAATCTCGCCAAGCCATTTGGACCGAATGGATGCGCCGCCTTGTTCGCTGGGGCTGGTTTGCATGTTTTCTTGGGAACCATGAGTGGTATCGTCGCCTCTACGGAGGTCTTTGGGCGCATGTCCACGTCGAGGAACCTTGCTACTCCTGCATGTGGCTCAACTGCCCCGTGGGTGCTGATGAAACCTACCGCGAATGGAACTGGCGCGGCACTCCAGAGTTCCGCAATTACGATTCAGCGAACGCCTCTGTGGAGGCACGCCAATAACGACTATGAATACACCAACAGACTCCGAGGCGTTGCCTCTCACGAATTGTTCGGCTTCTTTGATTCCGCACTTAACCTTCAAAGATTACAATGGAGGAACAATGCGTGAGTGGCGAATCTTCTGCCAAAGCGGGTGCGGTGGTGAGGGGTTTTACTGTAAGACCAAGGCTGAATGCGTGGAACAGGCGTGGTCTGCTGGGTGGCGTGTTTTTAGTGGAAAGCCCAAATGTAATAATTGTCTGCCGAACAGGCAAGATCAGGAGCGGCAATAGCCGTGTTCTGTATCGACATGTTCAATTTACAACAATATGAAAACAGAATCAGACTCAAATAACACGGCGGGCGCGGTTGCTCAGGAGCGACTTGTTCGGTGTGTTTGGAATAACCTAGCGGCTTCGCTAATCTGCACGCCCTTGCTCAGTGGAATCACTGTATTCACATACGGGCTAGGCGGTCATGCTGACTTAGTTGCATGGTGCGCTGCTGCCCTCGGACTGTCCGTTGGATGGATGGCGGGACTGTGTGGCGTGCTCGTTGTAATTTCTTCACCGAACGTCGATGTGATGGCATCGCTGCCGAACGCAAAGCACACGCACCCGCCCACTCAAAACCATGAATAAAGAACAGACTTCCAGCGGGTTGCGTGATGCGGCTTGTTGTGCCGTTGATTTTGACGGGTGGCCTTTTGTGGTCACTATCGACCGCAACAGGATGGAACGCAGATATGTCCTGAGAACGGTTGATACCACAGACGGATTGATGGCTGCAAGAAACGATCCGATGACGGGGGAAGAGTTCAGGGAACACTACGGATTCAGCGAGGAGTTCCCGCACGAATTTATTCAGCACAACGCCCAAGGTGACTTACAGAGTCCCGACAAAAAATCATGAATACACCAAAAGACCCAACGGGAGGCTGTTGTCCTCCACCGCCTTGTTCGCCATTTGTGGTTCACTGCAAACGGTCGAAGCATGACGTGTGTATCGGCAGGCCGTCGAAATGGGGAAACCCGTTTGAGATTGGGAAGGACGGCGACCGGGAAACCGTGATCCGAAAATACCGTGAATGGGTAGTAACTCAACCGCATCTCATGGCTGCGCTGCATGAACTGCGCGGAAAAGTGTTGGGGTGCTGGTGCGCTCCGCAAGCCTGCCACGGGGACGTTCTTGTTTCTTTGGCGAACGATCAAGGTGAGGCACGGGCGGAAAGCGCCACTCCGATACCTCATAAACTCTCTAAGCACATGGAAACTTCGACACACACCGCCCCGCCCGTTGTCCTCGACCACCTTGTTAGCTCTTCTTGGGCGATTCGGTTCCTCAAGGAATGTCCCACGGGATACAAGGAGGCGATTCGACGAGCAGGGGAACCCGTGGAAATATACGAAACCGACGAGACGGGAGATGTCCAGTGGGCGATTACGTTGGAGGACGGATTCTGGATGGATGCGCTACCAACTAAGGAGGAGGCCGAGAGTCTTGTGGCTGATATGGGATGGCCGATTATTGGAGCTAACGTCGAGGTAGCCCACGAATCGGGCGAGAAAAGATCATGAATACAAAACCAACTCCACCGCCCGATTCGTTGGGCTCACCGTCTTGTGGTGCTTCTTCCGAACCCGAGTGGAAGCCCGACTACACAAAGACCCCTCGCCGCGTGGTATGCGCTGCTAATCGGCACCGTGTGAACAAGCTGCTAATCATCTGCGGTGCTCGGCACTGGGACAAGCTCATGAGGGTGCAAGCCAATGCTATGGGTCACGACTTCAAAGCATGGGATCAAGGATTCGTGGATCAGTTCGGGGACTGGATGACCCGTGAAGAAGCGTGGATCGTCGCCGTCGATCAGAACCAAGTCCGTCGACGCTGCGGGGGCGATGGCGAGCGGCTGTTCAGCGAGAACCTTTATTAGCACAACAGCCAAGCACAGGCACGCCCAGCGTTGCTTGATGCGGAATGTTCGGAACAACAAACAATAAAATGAACCAACACCTCAAGAAAACAATCACAAAGATACGTCGTCAGCGAAGAAACGGAAGGTCTAACAAGAAAAGCATTCAAAAAGGACACGTCCACAAATGGAATCTCGGATGCACAATCATTATCGGGAAAAGAACCCCCATGAGGTATCATTGGTGCTATTGCGGAGACCATAGAACAACTGAAATAAACTCATGACTGGTCTCGAAGAAATGACAGACAAAAACAGAGAAGAGAAAATAGCAAGGCTGCGAGTTCTCTGCCGAACGACAAAGATCTGGCGCGGCGGGCGCTGGACTCCGAATAAACCAAACAGGCAACTTCCCGCCGTTGCCAGCATTCACTTGTTAGCCTCTTACGAATTATGAAGAAACTCCGCAAACTAAAAACAGGTAGCCGCCAATGGCTTGCACAACTCATGGAAACCGTAATCGGGGAATGCCCCGAACTGGTCGAATGCGACCATTGCGGGCGAGTAATCCGAAACGGGTATGTCTGCTGCCACTGCGGAAGCGATGACCCTGGTGAAAACATCATCCGCCCCGAGGAATTTCTTGGCTAACGCCACAGCGCAGACACCGCCGATCTACAACCAAACAAACGACCAAAACACCAATGAACTCTGAATTGCCAAACGATACCCAAAACACCAGCAACAAGGCGGTTGATCTGCCGCGACTTGTTCGGCTTCTTGCGGTGGCTCAACCAGTGATGGAAGCATGGGCAAAATACCACGAACTGGACGAGTGGCATTGTCGCTGCGAAGACATGATCGGCACGGCATACCCGCGCAATCTCTGCCCCGTGTGCTGTGTGGAGTCCTCGATCAACTGGCGGGACGGTAAGCCGTATTACTACTGCCCCGATCACGGCGAACTGGATGACCTTTATTCTGAGCCGAACGCACAAGGTGAGGCACGCGGCGAGAGCGCCACTCCGACCACGCCCAAACCTCAGTAACTACCATGGAAAATCAAATTGGTGATGACGAATGTGGATATTGGGAAAGATACGAATATGATGATGAAGGCAACGAGATACTACACGAAAGCTTGATCCAATCATCTGTTAGACTTGAAGACGACGAAAATTATGAAACATTTACAAGACATCCCTTGCTTTGATTGCGACGGCACTCTGCGTGTCGAATATCAGAAGTTCGACAAAACGGTCGAAGGACAAAACTATGTTGTGGAGAATGTGCCTGTTCATAAGTGTGACTCTTGCGGAGATGAAGTCTTAAGCTCTGCGGCATGTCGCTACATTGAAGAACAGCTACCGCCTCGTCCACTGCGTGGCCCACGGCGCATCAAGGACTAAAAAAGTCTCCCCAAGGAGTATTTTTGTGAAAAAAATGCATTTTTTCGCATTTTTTTATTTACAAGTGTGCATTTTTGTGGTAGAATAATCTTGTAACCAAATCACATCATGACCGATAATAAAGAATACTACGAAATGTTCGCCGCCGTTCAAAGAGGCGAGATCACTCAAGAGGCTTGGGTTGACTACTGCATGAAGCTGCTCGCTGATATCATGGAAGACAACAAAGATGTCTTCATCCGTTTGAAGTACCGCGGCTAAACGAACTCTGATACAATATCATTATGACCAAAGTAACTCCTGAAGAAATCGCGATCCTTAAACGTATCGCTGCAATTGAGAGCATCTCCCACACAGTCGAACGGATGTGTAATGTTGAGGATTATGATTGTTTTTACTCACGTGTCCACGGTAAGTCTTTTGAATGGTGTGCGCGCTATGATAGCTTTGAAGACTTCATTCGCGATTACGCTAAATTCAAATATGAATGCGGCTACCAAACTGCAGCAAGTTGGTAACTAACTCCGATACAATATCATTATGAAAGAACACATTTTCTACGGCCAGCTCAACCAAGCCAATCGTCTCTTCATTCAAGAGAAGGCTAAGACTAAAAAGGATGGAGTGTATCAAGCTCGCTGGATTGGCTTCCGTGTCCGCAATGGTCAGGTAACTCACTATGTTAAGCATGCTGAGATACTTGCCAACTATGGAGCATTCGTCACTCCAGTTGGAACATTCAGCAACAACGATGCAGCACTCAAAGCACTCAAAGCACTCAAAGATTAAACGAACTCTGATACAATATCATTATGACACCACACTACACATTCTGGCAACACATCTCTCCGATTCGCATAATGCAACGTCACGTCGAGCACACTGTTAAGGTTACTCACCTTGGTGGAGGAGTCTATGGTTGCCGAGTATTCCTGAATGGAGCGCTCAATGCTGAGAATCGCTGCCGAGGCAAGGCGCATATTGGAGCTGCTTGCCGCGACTTGTTGCGCTGGGAGAGTAAGCTTGCCAACTGGTCTGACTATGCTCAATGCTCTCGCTCTCGCGGTGGTCGCAAACAAGCAGCTCGAACAAACAAACACTAATATCATATAATTATGAACACGTCTGAAGCAATACAAATCATTAAGCGTAACAAGTGGAAAGTAGTCAAGCTCGACTCCGGTAACTTCAATGTTCTCCATTTTAGCTGGAGTGATTACAAAGAATATACGCCTCGTAAGCTTATTGAATTGGCACGTTGCTATACGCATGACAATAAGCGTGCAACTAATATTAATCAAAGCACAAAGGACGAGCATAACAGTAAGAATCGTGCAGCAACTCGCGATGCATTGAATGTCGCCGACTATGACGCTATTCCGCTTGACGCTCCAACAAAAAGTGGTAACCGCTGGAACTGGGATTGAATATGAATATTAACGATAAAATAAATCTCTCAGTTAATGTCTCTGTTTGGGGCTCAGTTTATGGCTCAGTTAGTGACTCAGTACATGGCTCAGTCTATGACTCTGTTAGGGACTCTGTTAATGCTCAAATGTTAGAATATAATTATGACTACTGAAGAAAAAATATTGAAATCTGTTTGGGTCTCTGTTGGGGTCTCTGTTGGGGTCTCTGTTGGGAACTCTGTTTGGAACTCTGTTTGGGACTCTGTTGGGGTCTCTGTTTGGAACTCTGTTTGGAACTCTGTTAGGGTCTCTGTTAGGGACTCTGTTAATGCGCAGATGCTAGAATATAATTATGACTACTGAAGAAAAAATATTGAAATCTGTTTGGGTCTCTGTTTGGAACTCTGTTGGGGTCTCTGTTGGGGTCTCTGTTTGGGACTCTGTTTGGGACTCTGTTTGGGACTCAGTACATAGCTTAGTACATGTCTCAGTACATGTCTCTGTTCGTAGCTCAGTTAGAGACTCGGTTAGTAACTCAGTTTGGAGCTCAGTACATGGCTCAGTTTGGAACTTAGTTGAGAGCTCAGTTGAGAACTCTGTTAACGCTACAATGAAAGAATATGGATATTAAACGGGAAATAGATCTCTCAGTCGAAAAATCAGTTAGCGGCTCAGTTTGGGACTCAGTTAATAACTCAGTTTATGACTCAGTTGATATCTCAGTTTGGAACTCAATACATCGCTCTGTTTGGAACTCAGTTATGAACTCAGTTATGAACACAGTTAACGCTACAATAGTAGAATATGAATATAGGATACGCAATAAATGAAGCTCTGTATGAGCATGTGTGGAAGTGTGTACAGAGTGAATGTAGACAAACAGCAGCAGATCAAACCACACCATACATAAGCACTAGCGTATATGATTCGATAGGATTCAAAATTGACAATATACTTTGTGGGGATATAGCTCTTGAAGTAAGAAGAATTATAACGAAGGAAAAATATGAATATCCAAGAACATCTTAGTTTTATCAAATATGACTCTAGTCTATTGTGCAGTCTTGTAGGTGGTAGCAATCTTTATGGATTGGCGACAGCTGACTCTGATGTTGACTATCGCGGTCTCTTTGTTGCACGCGCTCCCCTGCATAAGAGTGGGTTACATACAATCACAAATATTGTTACAAACTCACCACACGACGCAACATATTATGAGATTGGCCATTATATGTCATTGCTGCGCAAGAGCAATACTCAAGTCATGGAAATATTGTTTGCTCCATTGGAGTCATTCACTTATCGTTCTAAGTTTATGATTGAATTATATCATCTTCGCTATAGCTTAATCAACACTGAAGTTTTGAAAAATAGCTTGCGCGGTTATGTCTATAGCGAATTAAAACTTGCAACGGGTGAGCGCAGTGGTCGTCTTGGCGGCAAGCGCAAAGATGCGGTGCAACACTATGGCTTTTCTCCAAAGAACTTTGTTCAAATCTTACGGCTATGTGAAGTGGGTAAACGCTTTTTTGAATCTGGAGAGTATGTGGTAAATGTTGCGGATTTTGGAACAGAGTTTCATATGCTGCTGCTTGACATCAAAACAAATCCATCATCATACACCTGTGAGACTCTTGAGAAGCTGGTATCTGATAGCTTTGCGGAGCTAAATCTTGTCATGGACGGCAGCAAATTGCGCTATGATTTTAACGAAAATCTTGCGGCAGAGCTCATTTTGGAGGCTAGGGAGCTATGCGGCAATTAATCTTTGCATTCACATTCCACTAATCATTTGGAACATTCGACAATATAAGAAATATGGAACTTCGCAGCTTTAATGAATGGTCGCAACGCGGTTATAAAATTCTCAAAGGCGAGAAGGCAATAGCTCGAATGAATGATGGCACTCCATTGTTTAGTGAAGATCAGGTTGAGAAACCATTGTCTCCTCGCGCTCGTAGATTTATTGAACAATCACAAAAAGAGTATGATGCTTATTATAAAGCCCATTATGATAGTCGACCTAAAGATCATGGCTCACCTGTTTGTGATGCCACTGGAGCAGAAATAGGCACCCGTATCTACCACAAATATGGTGATGTATGGGAAGCTCATACTGTTTATCCGAATGGTGCAGGAGTGTGGCACGGTGGTGGACCGTGCGGGGATTTATATTACGACGAATTTGGAAATACTTAAACAACTATGAAACATAAATTTTATTATTACGAATATTCTGATGATGGTGGAGTAACATGGACGAGGGGTGATTATCGTCGTTATCTCATGCCGATTGTAGAATTGGCAAATGCGCAGCCTTATCGTTTTCGTGTTTGTGATCAAGATGATGTCGTGATAGATTCTGTAGAAATACAAGAAGCAACTGACCAAATACGTTTAATGAATTTAGTCTTTGGTAAAGAAGGTCAATTATGAAACTAATCAAAGCGGGTAATAAACACAAAAGAATCTGGCGTGGAACATGTCGACATTGCGACTCAGAGTTTGAAGATACAGATGAAACCGTAAGACTCGGAGTTGTTGAAAGTTGTCCTCGCGAACATTATGAATTTGCGCATTGTGATTGTCCAGAGTGTGGAAGTAAAGCTGGATGGGCAGTCATTCTTTATCCCGTTGAATTTTAATAAAATATGAAAAATAAACCAGAAGATTTTAAAGTATATCATCATGCAGTGCCTCAAAAGGAGGACATCTATTCATACACAAATGTTTGTGTTTTGCCTGAACTCTATGGCAAAGTATGGAATGACATTGCACTCGCTTATGTCCTATCATTAGAGCCAACAGCAATTCGTGTCTCAACAGGCATGGTGACTCTTGACAGCTACACTGGACGTATCACGGTTATTGTTGATGAGGCTGATGTTATTCAGAGTATTGATAAGGAGGTGAGAATCCCATTACCAGAGGGCGTTAAAAATGCTTATGATTTAAAGTGTAAACTATGATGAACATCAAATATGAAATAGCAGGATCATCCATCTTAAACGACTTGCTATATGCATTTAGCGGTGTTTGCATTGACGGATTGTCTGCTAGTAATCTTCCTAGCTCCTTACACACCGATGTTTGGTATCCTGTTGACTTTCAAGTACGAGCTTCAATCATCAGCGAAATAAGAGAATATGAACACTGTAAAAATTAACAAACGTGACATGATTCGGCTGCCATCCGAATGTTTTCAAATTGCCGAGGCTGTGCGCATGAGCTCCTCATATGAGCTGCTCAACAATATAACCGAAAGATTTAATCTTGACGATAATGGCCTCTTTTGGATTGTTGAGGCTGCCTCCTTTCATAACACACAAATAAAAATACACAATGGAAAAAATAACATTTGAAGAACTGCGAAACTATATCATCTCACAAGATGATGAACGCGCAGTGAATATGGCGCACAATCATTATAGAGATAGTTGTGGTTGTGTAATGATGCACTATGCATTTGACTTTTTGGATGTTGAAAATCCATGCGCAGGCTATGCTTCTATCTTTGATGAAAATGAAAACGAGGTTGCTCAATTATCGTTTAATATAAATGATCTCATCCACAATGCATTCACCAGTGAAGCTCGCACCTATGGTGAACTAAAGAACGAATTGCAGAAAAGTCCGCGGCATGATGCTCTTGGAGACGCCTCAAACGATTTTTTGTGAAAAAAATGCATTTTTCTTCATTTTTTTATTTACAAGCAGCGTTTTTTAGTGTATAATAATCTTGTAGCCAGTACCACACAGTTTATGAATATCCACACCGTTACTCTTAACTTAAACAAGATATCGAGAGGATATTACACAAACACCTATGGCTCGATGACAATCACCGTTTCAAATTCGGCAGCTGTCATTGGCGGAAAGCCTCAATGGCAAATCACCATCATAGATGGCAATGAAATTGAGCTTAGCGCCTTTGCAAATACAAAAGCTGAATGCTACATGATTGGAGTAAAACACCTAACAAAATAACAACGCGCATAATATGATCCGACGAATCCTGCAAAAAATTAAGCTAACATTCAAACGCAAACAACCAAAGTATGGAGCAAACATTTTCAAATCACAGTCATGGATCGAGCGGCAAATTGCTGATGAACTCTACAAGCGGAATATGCTACTTGGAACTGGGTTCAGCAGCGCATCCTTTCCTAAACGAAAATAATTATGAAAGTTATCTTCAAGGATTGCGTGAATGTGCTTCTCTTGGAGAAAATAAAATTTCAGGTGTGGTTACCTCGTCCCGGGAGATCACACGCGTGTGATCTCCCGGGACAAAATTTCCTAAGATAAAAGATTCATTTTTTATTTTACAAACTCACACTAACCGTATATAATAAATCTGTAACAAATATCACTATGAACACAAACACACAAACACAAGTCGTTAAAAGCAATTGGTCAGTCCGTTTTGGAGCTGTGAAAAGCGTTGATGTATCTGATGTACAATTCAAGCCAAAAGCAAAGGCTAATCAATACATTCGTAACAAAACATATCTCAAGCGTCCAAGTATTAATCTTAAAAGCATGAGCAACTCTGAAGCATACTAACTATGATTGCAATCATACTAATTTTCGTATTAATCTTCATTCTTCGCGATGCAGAAAACTCTCACAAATAAACATACTATGTCAGAAAAACAAAAAATTGATAAGCTCACTCCTGAGCAAGAAGCTAAGATGCCCGAATATGTCGCAAAATGGATTGCGGTTGGTACTGATACTGCTCGTCTTGATCCTACTCGAACCAAGAAGACAGTTGATCAGTATCGCGCGCTCATTAACCGTCCTGTAGATGTGCCGCTGATTATTCTTGACAATCCATTGGAGGCTTGGGCTGCGTGTCACCTCTTGAGCAACTTTAATGTAAGCTTTGAAAATTTGAATGCTGAGCTTGATAGTGTCTTCAATGGCAATACTAAGAAGTATGATATTCCCGCTGCACAACTCCCATGGCAGAGTGGCTCATTCTTCGCTGCAACCTTCTCCTTCTATGACTTTATGTTTGAAGAAGTTGGGGTGGAGGTAGACGCTGAGCTCTACGCTAAGTATAAGACATGGGAAGCAACGGCGCAACTTGGCTGTATCTACCCTATGGAAGAATATACCATTGTGTGCGAGAAGCCTACTGAAATCTTCCTCAATGAAGAGAATCGCTTGCATCGTGATGGCGGAGCTGCGCTAACTTATGCTGGTCGTGGTGACCTTAAGGTCTATTCCCTCAACGGTGTTCGTGTGCCAGAGTATATTGCCGTGACTCCTGAAGAGAAGTTGGATCTTGAGTACTACAAGACTATTCAAAACGCTGACGTGAAAGCTGAGTTTGTGCGCAAGGCTGGTATCGAACGCTTCAAGAGCTTAGGCAAATTGCTTGATACCTATCAGAACTATACTGGTGCTGAATATGAGTGGTGGGTCAAGAGTCAATACGAGCTCTGGGATATGGAAGCAATCTTTGATGGCTTGTCTAGTGCGCCATATCTCAGCATGGTCAATCAGACTACTAGTATCTTCCACTTTGAAGGTGTATCGCCAGACTGTAAAGATCTAGTGAGTGCAATCAAACAACGTCTAGGTGGACGTGATATGATCATCTCTACAATCGCATAAATAATCCTAGCAATTAACAAACAGTAAACTATAATATAGATATGAAACCAAACGTAATCCTCCATGGCGAAGCCATGTTGTTCCCCGCAGAACTGCCAGCAGATGCAGTTGAAATTAAGCCTACTAACAACGATCTGCATATTATTGCAGACAGTGAGACGACTGGCAATCACCATGTCGTTGATATGGTAGCAGGCACTAAAGTGTTTCGCTCTGGCGATCGTACATTCATTCGCAACTCTAAACCTACTCAGGTGCGTTGCGTGCATGCTAATCGTCACGATGCTATCGCTATGCCTCCTGGTGTATGGGAAGTTGGCATTCAACAAGAGTATGATCACTTTGCACAAAACATGCGAGCAGTTCGCGACTAAGCTTTAACACAAATAGATATAGCGAGGAGTTTGTATTATAATAAGCTCCTCGCTTTTTTGTTGTATGAATATTGAAAAGGTAATATATACCTCAGTTTATGACTCAGTTAATAACTCAGTCGAAAAATCAGTTAGCGGCTCAGTTTGGGACTCAGTTAATAACTCAGTTTATGACTCAGTTGATATCTCAGTTTATGGCTCAGTTGAGAGCTCTGTTGAGAGCTCTGTTAACGCTGCAGTAAAAGAATATGAATATTGAAAAGGAAGTATATAGTGCAGTTTATGACTCAGTTCGTAGCTCAGTTCGTAGCTCAGTTTGGAACTTAGTTAGCGGCTCAGTTCGTAACTCAGTTTGGAACACTGTTGACATTACAATAAAAGAATATGAATACGAATATTAAAAAGGAAATAGATGGCTCAGTTAATAACTCAGTTAATAGATCAGTTAGTAGCTCAGTTTTTGATACAGTATATAATTCTGTTCATATATTACCTATCACCACGATTGGTAGCAAGGTCACTCAGCCTGTTGCTGGTTCAGTTGGCATTTCTGTTGGTATTAATATAAAGAGTGAAATAAAAGAATATGGATATTAAACAAGATTTGCGGCAAGAGCTATGGTCTGCAACATGGGAGTATGTTTTGGATAATGGTGATAGAATAACAGGTACCCTACCAACAATATCGCTTTATAATAGTGTTCGTAACTCGTTTCAGGATTCTATAGGAGATGCTGGGCGGTACAATAATTTAGCAGCACACATAGCAGAGTATGGATATTAAAAAGGAAATATATTATTCAGTCGATGACTCAGTTAATCGCTCAGTTGATGTCTCACTTCGTAAGATAGTTTATGACTCAGTCTATGACTCAGTCTATGACTCAGTTAGTGACTCAGTACATGGCTCAGTTTGGGACTCAGTTAGGAACTCAGTACATGACTCAGTTAATGTCTCAGCTTATGTCTCAGTTTATGGCTCAGTTGAGAGCTCTGTTAATATTACACTAAGGGAGTATGAATATTGAAAAGGAAATATATAGTGCAGTTTATGACTCAGTTCGTAGCTCAGTTCGTAGCTCAGTTCGTAACTTAGTTTATAACTCAGTTTATAACTCAGTTTATAACTCAGTTTATGACTCAGTTTTTGTCTCAGTTTGGGACTCAGTTGATGACAATTTGCGGAGTGAAATAGAAGAGTATGAATATTGAAAAGGAAATAGATGACTCAGTTAATAACTCAGTCCGTGACTCAGTACATGGCTCAGTTTATGGCTCAGTTTGGGTCTCAGTTTGGGGCTCAGTTCATGACTCAGTTAGGAACTCAGTTAGGAACTCAGCTGGTATCTCAGTTAGTGACTCAGTTAGGAACTCTGTTAATATTACACTAAGGGAGTATGAATATTGAAAAGGAAATATATAGTGCAGTTTATGACTCAGTTAATATCTCAGTTATTAACTCAGTTTGGAACTCAGTTTGGGGCTCAGTTCGTAACTCAGTTAGGAACACTGTTGACATTGCAATACAAGAATATGAATATTGAAAAGGAAGTATATAGCTCAGTTTGTAACTCAGTTAGCGGCTCAGTTTGGGACTCAGTTAATAACTCAGTCCGTGACTCAGTACATGGCTCAGTTTATGTCTCAGTTTGGGGCTCAGTTTATGACTCAGTTAGAGACTCAGTTTATGGCTCAGTTTATGACTCAGTTAGCATTGCGATAAAGGATTATGAATATGACAAAGCAATCAATTGAAGTTTGTGTTTGGAACACGGTGTGGCGTGATGTTGATTTTTTGCGTGTTGCTTTAAAAAAGAATGTTGCAGATCACGTCGATGATGACCCTTTGCATAAAGCATTGAGTAATGTTCCACGCAATATTATAAACACAATTGGTGGTAATGTTCCATTCGTCGGCGGTTTTGAATTAAAGTCAATTCTCAACAATACGCTCTTAGAGCACCAATATATAAACTATGAAATTTGATTTTACAGTCTCTGAAGGTTGGATGTGGGTCATGTGCGCCATTCTGCTAATCAAGCTGGTTGACGTAATTTGGCGATCAATAAATGGTGACTATTAAGCTGTGCTTTTGTATAAATATGTTTGAGAAATCATTCTCAAATAACCACAAAAACATATGATTGAACAACTCGTAACTCTAATCCAAAATTACCCATGGTTTGCTGTAGTGACTGCTGCGGTATCATTAGCTAGTGCAATTGCAAGCATTACACCAACACCAGCCCCTGGGACTAAACTTGCAAAGGTTTATGCTGTAATTGATTTTATTGCTCTTAATATCGGCAAGGCAAAAGATACAGGTGTAAAAAAGTAAGATGAACGTCTTTACTGCACTATTGCTTGCCATAACAGCGCTTGCAAATCAATATGCTGAATACCTTAAAAATAAACGTGAAAACGAAATTGATGAACTTGAAGATGAAATTGATCGTTTGGCCGCTGATGGTTCTCCTGCCAGTAAGTTGCGCTTGGAGAGATTATCAAAAAGAATCAAACGAAAGACTCAACTCCTCACAGCTATATACACCCGAGACGATAACACTAAGTGACGGTGTAACATATCAGTTTAAAGAGGGAATACTCACTGGTCGTGGTGAAAAGTATCACAGCGACTATAGCTATCGGAGAGCAATCATTATTGGAAACGGCAATTAACAATAGTGCACTGGAAAACAACAAATTTAACGAGAGCCAAGGTATATTACATACCTTGGCTTTTTTCTTTATGTATATGAAAGCAAAAACTACAACCACACGCAAACCAAGGAAGCCAGCAGTCAATCAACACGATGAAAGCATTGAAAAATCATTGGCTGAAAACTTTAATTATAACATACGCATTAAAAAGCCATTTCATTTTAATGAAAAGCATCGCGCATTTTATGAATGTTGTAAAGATGAGAGCTCAAATATCGTATTTGTTGACGGCAGCGCCGGCACAGCAAAGAGTTACATTGCAGTATTAGCAGCGCTCGAAACATTTAAAGAAAAGCGCACAAAACAAATCATTTATATACGCAGTGTGGTGGAAAGCGCCAGCCGCAGTATTGGGTTACTCCCAGGTGAAATTGATGACAAGTTTGGGCCTTATGCAATGCCACTCATTGAAAAGGTTCGAGAGATAACAGATGAATCTACTGCGCAATACCTCAAAGCAAATGGTGTGCTGCAAGCTATACCAGTAAACTTTGCACGCGGCTTAACATTCAACGATTCCTTTGTAATTATTGATGAAATTCAAAACATGACCAAATCTGAAATTGTTACAATCCTAACACGATTTGGTAAGAATACTCGTTATGTTATATGCGGTGACCTAAAGCAAACTGACATTGGTAAACTATCAGGTTATGCTGAAGTATATAACAAATTTGATACCGCTGAGTGCCGTGAAAATGGTATACACACGTTTAAGTTTAGCTATTCCGAAATTGTACGTTCGAAAATACTTAAATTCATTGTGAATATTCTCGAGGCATAAGCGCTAACTATAGCACCACTTTTAAGAGAGCAGGGAGTCATCTTTGCTCTCTTTTTTTCTAAAAAAGTTATTTACATTTTCGATTTTTTTGATATAATAATCTATATGGAAAGTACAATACAAACCGATACATTAATGGGTAGACTATCAGCAATGGTATCTGCAAAAAAGAAAAAAGAATATGGCGAAAATCTGTTACAGGAACAGATGTTTTCTAGAGTTGTTTCATTGGTTGAAGATAAAAGTTTCCTTGAAGAAACCGTTTGCGATTCCACCGAAGGTGGTCACAATGTACATGATGCAGTATCTGATGTCTATACATATATTAAATTTGACCGTCCAAAGTTGCTTGACAAGATTATCATATCCGATCTTGAAGATAGCCTTGATGAATACACATCGTATTCAGTTGAATTACATGAACAAGACGGTTTTCACCTTAAACAACTAATTGATATTCGTAACATTATTTTCGCATGAATGTAGCAAACCTTAGAGATTATTTTATACAAGCATATAAAGACCGTGACTTTGTGCTTGATAAGAATGGCGGTAGCACAATTGAACTTGTTGGTGCTAGCTTTATGGCTGATGAACCCGCAATCTTTGGCGAACCTAATGATGACTATATCCAACGTGAATTGGAATGGTACCTATCACAAAGCTTGAGAGTAGCAGACATCCCAGGTGTCACTCCAAAGATTTGGGAAAGCGTAGCATCGCGTGAAGGACTTATTAATAGTAACTATGGTTACCTTGTCTATAGTGCAGAAAACAAAAGTCAATATGATTCAGCACTTGCAGAGCTAAGAAATAATCCGTTTTCACGTCGTGCAATTATGATTTACACACGCCCTAGTATACAAACAGAATATTGCGCCGACGGCATGAGTGACTTTATTTGTACTAATGCAGTACAATACTTGCAGCGTAATGGCGCGCTCCATGCTGTTGTGCAGATGCGGAGCAATGATGTGGTCTTCGGATATCGCAATGACTATGCATGGCAGCTGTATGTCTTGCAGCAACTGGCAGCTGACCTAGGTGTCCCAGCTGGGAATATCACATGGCAAGTGGGCAGCTTGCACGTATATGAGCGGCATTACAGCATGATTGAAAAATATATCGCACATGCATAACTTTTCCATTTACAATTCATCACAAACCGTATAATATAACAACATGAAGAAACAATCAATTATAGTTCTTGAAGAGTGCGCTGAATTGCAGCTTAAGAAAAGTAATGACTATCAAAACCCACATAGCCGCATTCGTCAGGCTGACTATTATCCTCGCGGTGCCGCAAGTATCCTTGATATTATTCAAGCGAAAGTCTTGCGTATGTATAGCGTAATTGAAGCAATGGAAAGCGATCCTGATTATGTACCCAACTTTGAGAGCATTGAAGATAGCGGTAAAGACTTGATTAATTATTCAAGCTTTCTCGTAGCATGGTGCCGTGGCGGTATTGATGGACAAGACACTAATCGTGACTTCTTAAACAGAAGCAAATAATAATGCTATAGATACACTCATATGAGTTCGCATACTACTACACTTGTTGTGGATTATGATGATACGATTGCAATAACATTCAATCGTGACTGGGAGCATGCTAAACCCAACACATCATTAATCTCTAAACTAAATGAATTATATCATTGCGGTTGGACAATTCATATTGTCACTGCACGTGGGCAGCTATCTTGCAATGGAGATTGCGATGCAGCCGATCTTAAGTATCGGAATCAAATTGAGAGTTGGTTGGTTGCGCACGATGTTTGTTATCATACGCTTTCGTTTCAAAAGAAACTTGCGGCATATTACATTGATGATAAGGGTATTACACCAGAACAATTTGTAGAAAAGTTTGATCGTATTGACTTGAATGCAGGCTGGAGCGGAGCAAGCGTCTATTATGATCGTGTAACAGATTGCGTCTATAAGACTGCAGGCAACAGTCATAGTGCAATAGGATGGTATGAACATGCAAAAGACTTAGGATATAATACGCCATACATTCACAACATTATTGGTGATACTATTCGCATGGATATGTTGCCAGAATATAATGGAAGTGTCTATAGTGTTGTAAATGTTATACGCTCATTTTCTAACCATCCTGCACTACAAGGAGACTCTGATCCTGCACGTTATGTAGAGCGTTGCACTGCACGTGCTATGAAATATTTGCAACCGCTACAAGTTGAAAAGATTAAGAACATATTGCAGCATGCAATGAAAAGCACGCCATACACATTTGGCCATGGAGATTGCTCTGTCAGTAATATCATGGGCAAAAATTCGTGTGAGAGCGATGTTCCTGCATTTATTGATCCTATTAATGACTCAACGCTATACAGCAGTTGGGTACTCGACATATCTAAATATTATGCAAGCATAGGTATGTTTGGATATGAGCGTGTCTCAACATCTGAAGTTGTAGCTCATTCGGGATTGGACGCTGCTCTAATACGCGCACACGCTCTTGGTCAATATTGTCGTGCATTACCATATGCGCCTGAATCTTCTCGTACAAATATACTTAACCTTATAACAGCAGAATTAAATGTTCTTTGATAGAAAATCAGTTGCCGAACGTATTGGCAAGGAGCCACATGAAGTAAAGATTGGATTCACTTGCTCAACATTTGACTTGTTTCATGCAGGTCATAATGTTATGCTTATGGAGTCAAAACAGTTATGCGACTATCTTATTGTTGGATTACTAGTTGATCCAACGAGTGATCGTCCAGATACAAAAAATAAACCAATACAAAGCGCCTTTGAGCGATACACACAGCTTGCTAGCTGTAAGTATGTTGACGAAATCATTCCATTTGAAACTGAAAAAGATCTTGTGGATATGATTATGACAATCAATCCTGACATACGTATTGTTGGTGAAGAATATAAAGGCACGGATCATACTGGCGTTGGGCTGTGTCCAATACATTATAACAAACGACGCCATTCATTTAGCACAACAGAACTAAGAACACGTGTAAGCAACACAAGCAATATATAACTCAATATGAAAGTACTAATTACAGGAGGTGCCGGTTTTGTCGGTACAAATTTAATCCCAAGCTTATTGGATGAAGGGCATGATGTATATGTTTATGATAACCTTGCACAAGGATCATACATTCCAGCCGTTCATGATCGTGTGAATTTTTGCAAAGGAGATATCACATCACGTGAAACACTTTTTGACTATGTGGGCCGCGTCAAGCCAGCTGTTACATTCCACTTTGCAGGACTTGTTAGCATTTATGACTGTCATCGTGACTCCGCAAGCGCGCTGTTAAATAATGTCTATGGTTCATTGAATGTATTTGATGCACTCCTAGAGCATGGCTGCCCAAGAATTATCTTTTCAGAAACAAGTGCAGTATATGAAAATTGTGCATTACCACAGCACGGATTTTGTGAAGATCAAAGCGATCCCACAACATTCTATAGTACATCCAAATCATGTGTTGCTCTTATGGCAGAGAGTTATGCGCGCACCAAAGGATTAGAATATACAGCATTGCGTTACTTTAATGTAGCAGGTCCTATTCAAGACTATCGTCGCACAGTGCCGCCACTCTTTGCAGGATTTGCAATACGACTTATGGCAGGCAATCACCCAATCATATTTGGAGATGGCGCACGTCGTCGTGACTTTATTCACGTGAATGATATTAATAGTTTCCATTTACTTGCAATGAAAGACTCTCGTACCATTGGAGAAACATATAATCTTGGGCGTGGCGAAAGTTATAGCCTACTTGAAATTGGTTCTATTGTAGGCGATGTATTGCGCAAGCGTGGTTATGATATACCACAAGAAATCACCTATACATATATGCCAGAGATTAACGGAGAAGCATTTGATATTTATGCTGATATCACTAAAGCGAAGGGGTTGGGCTGGGAGCCAACACACAGCATTGCTGTTGCACTGGATGATACCGTATGTTACCTTGAAGCTGAAATAGCGCGCGGCGCAATTGTGCCGTCTACATATATGAGCAACATAAACATTGAAAACGTAAAGATTGGATAATATGAATATATTTGTTGGAAAGTTAGGAAAGAGCATCTTGTTTAATCGCAAGTCATGGGGCTCTATTGGCGGAGATAATGAAGCTCCTACATATTACGAAAACCTTTTTTATCATAATCCTGAGGTAAACTTTTACCTGCTAGGCAGTAATGACTATAGCCGTTTGGATGAGCGTGAGCGCAATCGTATTAATCGTCACGGTAATGTACACGATATCTGGGGCGAAGGTTGGAAAAACTTTAAGAAGAACCACACTGTTACAAAACTAGGTGGTCGTGTTGCATACGTAGATCACTGGGCTGCAGAATCAAAACGTGCGGGATTAGAGATGGATGGTGGAATCATTATTGCAGGACCAAATGCAACAACGAATATTCCATACCGTTGCACTCAAATGAAAAATCCAACACAGGAGTCAACCCCTATTGAAATGATTGGATGTTACACTGGTCCGCTAGCATCATACCTAAATGAATATCGTGTGCCATACATTTTAATTGTAAATGATCCGCGGTATTTTCCATTTATGGCTAAAGATATTATGCATGCGCCTGGTGCAGTCCTATCACAATATAACGAGACCATACAATACAAGCATCGTATTGCATATAAAGATAACACGGTAAATAGTTTTCCACTTGAATGTTTGTATGCATCAATGGAAACAATCTATTTGATTGATCCACCGCCGGCAGCGCCAGATGAGTGCACACTTGATAGTTTCTTTAATGACGAGCCTACAGTTGAGTCCCCGCCAGTTGAAAAGGATGTATCATTTCTTGTAGTATTAAACGAAGGACGTCCTTCACGCTATGATATGCTAAAGAATAGTATTCTTGATGGTGTACAAGATGTTGAGATTTATGGAAAGTGGGATCCTGAAACAATTGGGGATGACTCTCGCTTTAAAGGTAGTTTACCCTATGAGGAGTTACAACGTCTATTACCACGTGTTAAATATTCATATTGTATTCCCATTAAGAAGGGATGGACTACAATGAAGTTTTGGGAACTGATAAATCATGGCGTCATACCATTCTTACATCCAACATATGATGAACAAAATAACTTGAAGGCTCCTGAGTTTTTGAGAGTGCCAGATAGTAAGGAGTTGTTTAAGCGCATTAGTTTTCTTGAAGAAAACCCTGACGCATATCAAACACTCTTAACCAACCTAAAGAATATGATCACAACAGAACATCGCGATGGCACATTACTAAATCGCACTACAATGAATAGCCTTAAAGCAATTATAAATTAATATATGAAGTATGCATCAATAATCCCGCTTATTGGCGGAGAGAGTTTAGGAATCATGGAAGCGACAAATGGACAGCTCCCAGAATATGTCTTGAGTTATAGTCCGTTTAAAAATAATGATAGTCATTATATACAATACATTCGCGAAAAGCGTGGATGGACTGGTGACTATGTATTTCTCGATGAAGATAAAACATATAAGCCATCAACTGTTGATGTTGTAAATAGTGTGTGCCCATGCGCAGGTCTTAGCAGCTTGAGCGTAAGCAGCAGCGCAAATAGTGCAGTGAATGATTGGTTATATACCACAGCAGAATATGTATTGAGTGAGATTGGACCTAAAGTATTTTGGGGAGAGAATGCGCCGCGTCTATATACGAGTGCAGGCGCACCTGTAGCGGATCGCCTATATGAAATTGGGCAGCGTTATGGTTATAGTCTTAACTTGTATTATACAGAAAGCCGCTTGCATGGTCTTGCACAAAAGCGTCCGCGTACATTCTACTTCTTTACGCGCAGTGAGCGCGCTCCAATATTCCCATGGCACCGTCGTGAATTTGAGCCGGTTGAACGTATCTTTGAACGTGCCATTGATCCAAATGATCCAATGAATATACGCGGAAATAACGATGATCCGATGGATAACCCATGGCTCCGCTATTGCATGCACAAGACAGGATCGGAAACAATCATGGACTACTTTAACAAAATCAATAAGTCAACAAATTGTATTGTAGAATCTGATCGTGGATTTGATGGCACACTATATGATGTTGCTGATTGGATGCGTAATAAAGGATATGATCGTTTTGCTGACCGTGCAGTTGCAATGCAAAAGAAACTTGAAGATGGGAAAGGTTACTGGGCGCATGGTATTACAATGGGCAAAGGTGAAATTCCTTCACTCATTGGCGCGCAGCCACACTATTTGATTAATGCATATACTGGACGATTTGTTACCGTTCGTGAATGTATGCGCATTATGAAAATGCCTGATGACTTTAACCTAGCTGGTGATAATCCACGCTCTAAGATTAATCATATATGTCAAAACGTACCTGTGAGTACCGCTGCGGATATGATGCGTGGGATCATGGCTTACCTAGCTGGTCAAACTGACTTTGGACCAAGTTCATATGTCAAACAAAATAACAAGTCACAGGTATACAGCAGCGCTCTAACCGTTAAAGAAGAGTCAAATACTGAGCCACTCGATGCATTTTTCCATTTACATTGAAGAAAAAACCGTATATAATAACTATACAAAATAAATTAAATTATGTCAAATATACTAGAGAAACTAAAAAAGAATTGCCGCATTAAAGAAGCGGATGTCCTATCAGATAGTGAATTTTATGCTGAGAAAGATATTACTACAACAAGCGTACCAATGATTAATGTTGCACTTGGAGGTAGCATTGATGCTGGATTAACAAGTGGACTAACAGTACTTGCAGGTCCAAGTAAACACTTTAAGACCAGCTTTGCACTACTTATGGCAAGTGCATATCTTAAGAAACATAGCGATGCATGTCTTATGTTTTATGATAGTGAATTTGGCAGTCCTCAGAGTTACTTTGAGAGCTTTGGTATTGACACAAAGCGTGTCTTGCATATTCCTATTAAAAACATTGAAGAACTTAAGTTTGATATTGTGAATCAGCTTGAGCAGATGGAGCGCAAAGATAAGGTAATTATTGTTATTGATAGTGTTGGTAACCTTGCAAGTAAGAAAGAACTTGAAGATGCAATGAATGAAAAGAGCGTGGCCGATATGACACGTGCTAAAGCGCTTAAAGGATTGTTCCGTATGGTTACGCCATACCTTACAATGAAAAACATTTGCTTGCTTGCAATCAACCATACCTATCAAGAAATTGGCTTGTTCCCAAAAGCTATTGTTAGCGGTGGAACTGGCATCATGTATAGTGCGGACAATGTTTGGATTATTGGTCGCCAACAAGATAAAGATGGTACCGAAATTCAAGGCTATCACTTTGTAATCAATGTAGAGAAGAGCCGCTTTGTTAAAGAAAAGAGCAAGATTCCAATTAGTGTAAGTTGGAAAGGCGGTATTGAAAAATGGAGTGGATTACTTGCTGTTGCGGTTGATGCTGGATATGTAGTGAAGCCAAAGAACGGATGGTATGTTGCGCATAACCCTGCAACCAAAACCGATCTTAGCGGTTCATTGCGTGAAGCTGCAACCATGACCAAAGAGTTCTGGGAAAACGTATTTAAGAATACTGATTTTGCAGATTACATTAAGAACAAGTATACCATTGGCTTACGCGACATGATTACGGATAGCGAAGACGCGATGGTTGACTTACACGAAGACGAAGCATAAAGGATATGCCCAGTGAAATAAGCGACTATATTTTCATTGACGATCCCGCAAACCAAAATGTTTGTGGGATCCAATGCACAAACGCAAAGTACTATGGAATACGATATAAGTATGGTACCATAAGCGTAGATGAAGATGTGAAACATGATAAGTGTCAATTAAATTTTGACTATAAAATTATTTACAAACCAGCGTGTTTTGATATAATTGACTTAAACGCAGACACCGACTTTAAAAACTTTGCTGGTGATGTCTTGTGCGATATCTTAACAAATCAGGAATACAAAATTGGAAAACATGGAGACAAATCTTGAAACAACAATCATTAACAATCTTATACACAATGAAGTATTTTGTCGCAAAGCGCTGCCACACATAAAGCCTGAATATTTTGATGGTATTCATCGCACTATATATGAGGCTATCTTAAAGTTTATTACCAAGTATAATAAGCTGCCAAACAGTACAGCATTAAGTATTGAATATAAGGCGTCTGACGCTAGTCGTAATGCCAATGCAGCCGAGGTTAACTATTACATCAATGCATTATCAGAACACCTAACGGTTGACGAGCAATGGATTATTGATAGTACCGAAAAATGGTGTAAGGACCGTGCAGTATATCTTGCCATCATGGAGTCAATCTCTATCATTGATGGTAAAGATCTTGAAAAGAGTGAAGGCTCAATTCCTACTATATTAAGTAAAGCATTAAGCGTCACTTTTGATACAAATGTAGGACACGATTACCTTGAGAATGCTGAAAGCCGTTATGAATTTTATCATAAGACCGAAGATAAGATACCATTTGATCTTGATATGTTTAATGTTATTACAGGCGGAGGTATACCACGCAAGACGCTTAATATTATTCTTGCCGGCTGTGTTCACCCTGAGACTCCAATTCGAGTAAGGATTCATAAGAAAATTCTTTCTTAGACCGCTTGCGATCTGGTTGGTAATTGCGTGCTTTTCCTAATTGCCAACCACGCAAAAGCAATTCAAATATCTTATTGGTTTCAATACGAAATGTTTTTTCTCCGTTATTCACATATTCTTTTCCACCATCTTTCATACCGTATTGCCATCCTTCATCAATTTTTTGTTGAATTTCATTATAAAGACATCGTGTTATAACATCGTTTTTATGAATCCATAATTTACCAATATGTGATTTTCCTCCCATATGTCCACGCTTCGAGCGGCCTTCCTTTGAGGCCCAATACGCCCATGGGTTATTGGGCGAAATTATTGAAGCTTTTCCACCAAGTGATGCAAATTTTGAAAAGTTTTCTGGATTGTGAATGCCTAATTTATTTTTAATTTGTGTCTTAATTCCTTTACGTGAAATTTCAGCTCGATCTTCCTTACCAATTGAAAACATTCCTATCTTATTCTCATAACACCATTTGCCAACAATACGTCTTTGTTCATATGTTAAATTTGCTCCTAGCATATGCATTGATCGTAGGTCATTAACCATACCATGAATTTTCCACAATAAGAAATGTGCTGCTATATGCTGTCTAATACTAAGGTAAGTAAAATTACTTTCATCTTCTCCGCCGCCCGCATGTCGTGGAATGATATGATGTTTATGTATGTTTGATCCTTTACAATAATGAATTTTGTTATTTACATTTTCATTACATATGTTATAATAGATTCGAGCGTAAAATTTCATAAGATTGATTCCTGTTCCAGCTAACATTATATTTATACAAATCACACCTTTATATGACCGAAAAAATTATTAAAATTAAAGAAATTGAAGAGCTCCTGAATGCAGGATACACAATAGAAGTAGATTCACCCGATGGTTTTGTTCCCGTATCAGCATTTGTTGATAAAGGAATGTGGGAAGAATACGTTTTATTGCTTAATAGCGGAAAAGTTATTCGAGTCAATGAAAATCACTTGTTTGAAACTATTGATGGTTGGCAATATGCAAAAGATCTAGTTCTTAAAAAACAGCAATATCTGACTGAAGACGGATACCAAATTGGTATTGTTACAAAAACAGGAAAGCAAATTCCAATCGTTGATATTCAAGTTGAGCATGAAAATCACCGATACTATACTGATGGTGTTTCTTCACATAATACGGGTTGCGGAAAGAGCTTAGGTATGTGTCACATGGCAAGCGCTGCATTGGCACAAGGTCGTAATGTACTATACATTACAATGGAAATGGCTGAAGAAAAGATTGCAGAACGTATTGATGCCAATCTTTTTGATGTTCGTATTGACCAATTAAAAGACTTGACTAAAGCATCATTCAACACAAAGGTTAAAGGTATTAGCGATAAAACCAAAGGTAAACTTGTTGTCAAAGAATATCCAACCGCGAGCGCACACGTTGGTCACTTTCGCGCATTGTTACTTGAACTCAAATTGAAAAAGAAGTTTGAGCCAGACATCATTTATATTGATTATCTAAACATTTGCGCGAGTAGTCGCATGAAAGGATTGAGCGGTAGTGTCAATACTTATAGTCTTATCAAAAGTATTGCTGAAGAAATTCGTGGATTGGCTGTTGAATTTAATGTTCCTATCTGGAGCGCAACTCAAGTTACAAGAGCGGGATATTCCAGCAGTGATATCGAAATTACGGATACAAGTGAATGTATTGCTATTACTGAATCCGTTACTATGCGTGATGGACAAGTTAAAACACTCGATGAAGTTAAACTAGGTGACCAAATTACTGCAAATGATGAATATAAAACAGTAATGTTTAAGCATCATAATAAGATGAAAGATTGTGTAAAGATTACAACCGAAAGCGGTAAATCAATAATTGTTTCGAAGGATCATGTATTTCCATGTAAAAACAATGGGAATGTTAAACGTATTAGTGTTAATACCGGATTAAATGTTTCAGACATTCTATCTGTTGTACTCGGCAAAATGTAATTATTATAAATAATATCATACTACAGATTTTATGATAGCTATTACTGATCCATTAGAGAGAAAACCCATACGTGACATAATTAATAAATTGCCTGATGATAAAAAACAATATTTTATTCAATTTATAGCTGAATATATTGGTCATAAAAAACTATCATCGTCCCTTAAGCGCAAATATGAATTGTTTAAAGACATACTTATGAATAATGAAAATTCATATATTTCATTATTCACAGAATACAATTCATCTAATAATCAATATCGTAAAGCGGATATTAGACATGGCTTAGGCTCAGGTAAAAAGTTAAAAACCACATACGCGGCGCGGCCCAAAGCGGTAAATATTAATTCATGCTTTACGATTACTTATTGGATTGCTAAAGGCTTATCTGCCGAAGAAGCCAAAAAGCAGGTTTCTGAATTGCAAAGTAAAAACTCAAAGAAGAAGCATCATAAATTTAAATTGAACAGCTTAAGTTATAAAGAATATTTACCCAATTGTATTGAATATTGGATTGCTAGAGGCTATGATTTAAACGAGTCGGAAATTCTCAGAAAACAAATTTCTATAAAATCTGAGTTATCATATGCAAATTATATTGAAAAATATGGGTTTGATATAGGTACGACTAAATTAAAAGCACAGCACGAAAAACGAAAGGCTACATTGATTGAACGGTTTGGCACAACTGCAGTGAATGGCAAATGCTCAAAGGAATCACTTAAATTTTTCATCCCGCTTTATAAAAGTATTAGAAAACTAGGTGTTAATAAAAATGATATCTTTTGGGGCATTCGCGGAAGTAAAGAATTTGCGCATCATTATAATGGCATGAACTTCTTTTATGATTTTACGATTCAATCATTAAAAATAACAATTGAATATAATGGTGCATTTTGGCACGCGCGTCCTGAAACTGAGTGGAAAGGCTTTGGATCTAAAGAAGAAAACCTTGCTTATAACCATATTAAAGAAAATACTATTAAACAGTACGGCCATGATTTATACATTGTATGGTCGGACGAAGATCTTGAATTAAAAAGAAATACTATAACACAAAATATTAAAGAAAAATACTATGCAACCGCTTGAAGAATATTGTCTAATTAAAGCAAATGAGCTTATCACAAAGGGTATGGTGTCCGAACATACCGATGTTTTTGAATTAACTGATATGTTAATTGCGCTTGAAACTGAAAAAATTGATAAGAATACAAAAAGTGATCTTAACCTAAATTATAATGATCCTATTGTTTCTATTGAGGATGTTGGTGAGGTTGAAACTACAGACATTTCAACCTCAGGCGATAACCTATTTTACTGCAACGGCATTTTAACAAAAAACAGTTTTGGACTACCTGCAACAGCCGATTTGATGCTTGCATTTATTCGCACCGAACAACTTGACAAGATGAATCAAATTATGGTTAAGCAACTTAAGAATCGGTACAATGATCCAACAACCAACAAGCGATTTACTATTGGAATTGATTTACCAAAGATGAGACTGTATGATATTAGTGATCCTATGGCAAACATCTCAACAGAGCCTGATAACACGCCTGTGGCCAATACGCCGTTTAGTTCTGGACGAAAGTCTCGTGCAGTGAGTGGCTTAAATGTGTAATTTTATAAATAATGCTATATAAATAGTTTTATGTCAAGCCTAAATCATTATAAAGAATACCTATCCGAAGCGCTATCCACCTCTGGTGTTAATAAAGCTGCATTCATTATTTCACGTTATCTTAAAAAGAAGACTGGTAAAGTTTTCTTCCGCTACCCAGGCCTAGAGCAATATCAAAATTCCAACGGTGTTGGTTTTGGATTACGTTTCTATGCAGTGCGTAAAGGACTTAGCGTACGTTTTAACTGGAAACAAAGTGGAGCTGCAGGATTAAATAACCTTGAGAGTATTGACTATTGGGATGGTATCTCATCTGCGCCATTTCACATTGAATTTGATCAAACTGTATCTCTTGTAAAAACACTTCCAGTGATTGCTGACATTATTAGCAGTGGCACACCATCACTAGGATCTATTAGCACTATTGCTGATGGTGTACCGCTATATGAAAACGTATTGCATGAGGCAGCTGAATACGACTTTGATACAATCTTTGACGAAATTGTCGATATGATTGTTGACCCTTCTTTTAGCAAAGGTAAAGTTTGGAATGCATTTAAAAGTTCAGGCGTAAAGATTTTTGATGCGCTTGAAATGAAATACCCAGATCTTATTACCAAGCAAGGCACCAAGTATGTCTGGGCTGGCTCTAATAAAGATCTTAAAGCACTTAAGAGCGGCAAAGAAGAAATCTTGCAAAAGGTTGGTATTGTAACAGGTAAGATTACCAAAGGTAGTTCAATAGAGCGCTATAAAGGAGATGCTCAAATTGACGAGCTTGAAAATCAACGTACACGCCTATCCTTTGAAGCGCAATTGCAAGATCTTGAGCGCCTTGTTAAATTTACAGTAAACGGCGCATCCAATGCACTGTTTGTATCTGGTAAAGGCGGCGTAGGTAAAACACACACCACAGAAAAGATTCTTGCCGACCTTGGATTGAGAGATGGTAACGGTTACTTCAAGAATACAGGTAGCGCAAGTGCTGCTGGACTATATAGCTTGTTGTTCCGTTATAAGAATGAAGTTGTATTCTTCGATGATAGTGACGATGCATTGGGCGACCAAGAAGCACGTAACCTTCTTAAAGCGGCAACCGATACTAAGAAGGTACGTAAGCTCGTATGGAACAAGATGGGCAAAAACGTAGTTGATCCTGAAGGAGATCTTACAGACGAAGAAATTCTCGATAACGGTCAAATCCCACGTTACTTTGAATTTACTGGTAAGATTATCTTTATCTCCAACTTGAGCTTGGATAAATTGGATCCAGATGGTGCGCTGCGTACACGCGCACTTATTATTAACATCGATCCAACCGAAATGGAAATTTATGATTTCATGGAGAAGATTGTTGGCACCATTGAATTGGCTGACGGCATGAAACTGGACCAAAAATCAAGATTACATGTTGTTGAATTACTTCGCAAAGGTAAGAGCAAGCAAAGCGCAAACCTTCGTAAGTTATCACGTGGATTGAATATGTCAGCAGGCGCGCTTGCAGCTGGTATTGAAATTCCAGATAGCGAACTTGCGCGTATGATTGAAGATTACGCATAAGAGATTTTAAAAACCCAACTCATTTTGGCGCTATCAGAAATGGTAGCGCCAAAATTGTTTATAATTAATATTGTATGATAAGAGTACGTGTCTATGGATTAAAACACGATCCTGAATTGCGAACGACAGTAAAGAAAGCAATAACATTTGCTCTACAAGAATTGTTACCACGCAAGAGATGTCTATACCTTACCGTTAAGTGCGCAAACAACCTGTTAGAGAAGGAAGGCGCTTATGGATTATGCTATAGTACTACTGATATACATACATATTATATTGACTTACATCTTGTGCAATGCGCAAAAGAGTTCTTACTTACGCTCTTTCATGAGTTGGTACACGTAAAACAATTTACTCTTAAAGAACTCGTCTATCATGGAGATTATGAACTATGGCATGGCGTACGTTATAAGAGTAAAGAATGCGAATATTCACGCCCGTGGGAAAAAGAAGCGCGGCGTATGGAAGCCTTGCTATATAAGATGTTTATGAAATTATAAATATATATTACAATGGGCAAATTGAATGAAGGCGATGTTATTGAAGGCATTTTTACAATTGCTCTAAGTTTGTACTTGGCATATGGAAAAGTCGATAAACAAAAACTCAATCAAATTCGCACTAAGATTGATACCTCTGTTTTTGCAAAAGGAAGATTTAAGTATGATGTAGTGACCAATAATAAACGTCAGGTTGGAAAAAATATGCCTGACTTTATTAACGTTTCATTTGAAATGAGACTAAAACCAAAATCTATACAAGGTGCTTTTGGTAAAGATTATGATGTCTTGTATAGGTCATCAAAAGATATTGGAAACATTGATAGGAAGATAGATCAGCTCATAAAGGCAGTTCAAAATTCTGCATTTGTCCGTCGTGCCGATGCTGCCATAAATACATTCTTAAAAAATAAAACTGCAGATATCATAAACATTATTGTTATTGCTGATGGTATTGCTGGAGAATCCTCAGGCGGAAAAATCAAAGGAGATGTCACATTAACAATATATGCACAAACACGTAACGGAAATAAAAAGATAACATCTGGTGATATTCCGTTTTCGTTGAAGTCAGAATCGGTTACCGTATCAAGTCTTTCACCATACTTTGGTATGTTGGGCATTGCCGAAGCTCTTAATATAAAATGGGATGCAAAAGAAAAATATGTTAGACTCGCAAAGTCGTTTGTTGGTCCTGTTGAGCAAAAAGCTAAATTTGCACTTATTAGAAGTATGTATGAAGACTTGAAAGACAAAATACTTCTTAATAGTAATAGCCCAAGTTTTACGCTCAATGCATTAAACTTTTTAGGCAAAAATATATTTGGTGATGATTTGGCAGATGTAATTGATATACAACGCGGTGCTGTAAAAGAAATCACGCAAGACTATTTTAACAAACTCAAAAAATCGGTTAAACTAATAGCACAAGTAAAAGGATCAAATTTGATTTTTCTCGACAAGAACACAAAAGCAGCAATTTTTCAAATAAGAACAAAATTGCGTGAAGAAGCAAATGAAGCTAAATTTTATCTAGAGGTTGGTTCTGGAATATACGCAAAATAAATATGATAGGATTTAAACAATACATATGAAAAGCTTTAAAAGATATTTAGATGAAGACTATTATACTGGTCTTGCAAAGAGCACACGCGCACGTCGGGCTGCACAATTTAATCGTCAAGCATCAAAGGACGATGACGATCCTTCGGCATACAAGCCTGCACCCGGTGACGCCTCAGCTGAAACAGTTCCTTCCAAATATACCAAAGCGTATGCTGCAAAATATGGTAAAGAATCTGTAGATTTTGATCAATACCAAACGCTCGATGAAGAAGCGCAACTTGCTGGACTAAAGACTAAATCTGAAAAAAGTGGAATTGCATATGGGATACTTAAACAAGTATTTGATCGAGGAATGGCTGCTTGGAAAACAGGGCATCGCCCGGGAGCAGGACAATTTCAATGGGCGTATGCACGCGTTAATAGTTTTATAGTTGGTGGTAAAACACGAACAACTGGTGATGCTGACTTATGGGCAAACCATAAGAAAGGTTAAGTATATATAAATATACTATACGATGAAAACACCACTAAGATTACGAGACCTAATGACTGTTGATCCAACAGACGGTTCATACGATTATGATCCGCTAGACCTAATGATTAATGCATATCGCAAACGTAAGAAAGGTCCGTTCATGGCTGATGAAGGTGCTGAAACTGATGAAAGCACACCTGAACTTAAAGAAGTACTTACAGCTGCACAGCGTATGGCTAGACGCGCATCGTTTCGTCGCAACAAGTCTGCACTTAGGATTGGCCGTGCGCGCTCGTTGCGTCGCCGTGCAAGTAACGTAGTATTAAAAGCACGTGCATTGCGTGCAGCTCGCGCCGAAATTACAAAGCGTCTAACTGGTGGAAAAAATAAAGGAGATCTTTCCTTTGGCGCACGTGCTGGTGTTGAAAAACAACTTGCACGTAAAAAGACCATCATTAAGAGTTTGGCAGCTCGCCTATTGCCGCAAGTTCGCGCAAAAGATGCAGCTCGCTTTCAGCGTAAAAAATAATTATAATGAAGAGCTTTAAAGGATACATTACTGAAAAGACGCGTGAACTTGTTGCGATATATGATTCGTTTAATCCACCAACAATACACGATGAAGCACTACTTAATGCTGCAAGTGTACACTCTAAAAAGAGCGCAACGCTTCGTGTATATTCATTTCAAACTGAAGGGTATGAAGAACACCCGTTAAACTATGATGATAAAATACGGTATATGCGCAAGATGTTTCCACAATATGGCCGTAATATTATACGTGATTGTAATATTAAAGATGCCGTAGATGTTGCGGTATCAGCTTATAATGAGGGTTACACAAAGCTAACAATGTTAGTACGGACTGAACATATAGTTGAATTTAAACAACAGCTGCATGCATATAATGGTATACGCGGTGTGCATGGTTATTATAAATTTTCTGATGGTATACGAATAGTGCCAGCACCATCAGCGCTACATGAAAGTGTACAACGTAATGCGGCTGCTAATAATGACCTAAAGACATTTGCTGAAGGATGCCCTAAAACATTTGGGGAAGTTAAAGAGTTATTTAATGCAGTGCGCACTGGGATGGGCCTTAAGGAAAGCCATAGTTTTCGCAAGCATATACAATTCCAATCTTTAGGTGAAACACGTGAACGTTATATCTCTGGCGAGATATACAATATTGGCGAAAGAATCATTTCTAAAAAAGATGGGCTATCGTATACAATTAAAGAGCGTGGGCCTAACTATATAACATGCATTTCTGAAACTGGAGGTCATACTAAATTTTTTATACAGGATGTTATTTATGAAGAAAGCTGGGAAGATGGTTATGAGCGCCGTGTAGTGCGCACAACCGATCCTGAGCGTTTAAGTGCAGGTTATGATTGGCGCATCAAAGGTAAAGATGACGATGCACGAACAATTAAATATTATAAAAAGAAACCAGACTTTGATGAATTTACTCGTCAAATGAAAAGAGTTGCAGGACATGAATTTGGAGCTTGATGAAGAATATGGCGCAGGCTTTGAAGGTACACCTAGCCTATTATATAAATACATAAAGGACACCCCAGGGCAACGCATACAACAATTTAACACCGAGATGAAACAAAAAACATATCAAGAGTTTGAAGCTCAACACAAAAAGATGTATCCTTCACATACGACGGATCAAATAAAAGCTGCATACAAAAAATACAGCGAATATTTTGAAATGGAAGAAGCTTATGGTGAATCATGGGTTGTTTACAATAAGGACGCCAAAGCAAAAATCAAACCTTTCAAAACAAGAAAAGGTGCGTATGAATATGCTGCAAAAAATGGAGGAGTTGTATACAGTGGTGAATATTACCATGATCACCAAGATGACATTAATTCCGGTAAACTTGTAAAAGAAGAATCTTTACAAGAAGCTGTTCCAAAAATTGATGTTGAAGAACTGCTTGATGCAGCTGCTAAAATGCGAAAGGAAATGCCGGCATTGCGTAAAGGACAATCTATAATGATTACCTTATATAATATGAATCCAAAACTATATTCAATGGCAGTGGACAAAGCAGATGCATTTACGGTTGACGCAAAAATCCCAGATTTGATCAACTTCTTGGATCCAAAATATTATGCTGAATCCGCAAATCTCGATGAAGCTACTGGTACTCATTCTATGGGTACTGTAACCATCACAGCACCGGGAAATATATTGCATGGAAAAACAGCTAATATCTTTCACAAGTTTCCTGATGGGCGCATTAATGTTCAGCATAGAAAGAGCGACAAAAAAGGCGATGTTATTAATCTTACACTCAAAAAAGGAGAATATAAGTTAGATGAAGCCGTTGACTTAGAGACTGCACGTAAGATTAAAATTGTTGCACTTGCAACAGGTTCTTGCGACCTAGAACATATTCATGAATTTGTATCGCTCAATCCAAACATGGAGTCAATCGTAACACTTAAAGAAACTTATAATAAATATATTCAATCACTATGAAGAAACTAAATGATATCCTAAACGAATCGGCATCTGAAGTCGAAATTAAATTACTTAAGAGCGTATTAAAGACTCTTGGATTTAAAGCAGCTAAACCTGGGAATAACACCTACTATACAAATGTCGATAACATTATCGAATTGTATGGTCTTCCAATGAGAGCAGGCAAGTATGCTGACATCTTTGTTGCAGTTACCGATAATGCGTCCAAACCATATTCATTGGTTGACATTGAAGGTACATTAAAATATGCAAAAGTTAACGATATTGTAAAGGAGTTACAAAAGCGCAGCAACAGCATTAAAGAGGGCGCAGAGGAAACCGATCCTGTAGGTGAAGCATTGGCTTTACTTGATGAAATTACAGAAATGACTGAAGAGATTTATGATTGCATTTCAGATCAAGAAAATATTGATGACGATATTGTAAAGGCTATCTCAAACATCTATGCAACGGTTGACGAATTATATACTGCTGTTGACGAGAAATACGATATTAATATTGATGATGGCGAATATGAATATGGCGATGTCAAGATGACCAATGAAAGTGTTGACTATACCAAGTTTAAACAGCTTGCAGCTGTTGGTCTGGTAGATGAAACAAACATTCAACCTTTGGTTCTTGCTGTTAAGAATCTTGAAGATGGCAAAACTTTAACACCATCTCAAAAGGATCTAATCATGAATACATTCCTGTCACTTGTTGGAATAATTACAGGTGATTCATCATTGATTAATACTTTAAAACGTAATATCAAATCTTAAGGCGTATTTAAATTACGTTGTTGTATTATATTGAATCTATATTATTATACCACATAATTTTAAAATGTAAATAAAAAAATGCCTACACAATACATATCAAGTACTAACACTCTAACGCGGCAAGGTGCACGTTACGAGGTAAATATGCTATCAGACCAAATTACACCAGGTGGCGCTCTTGTAGATGCATTTGGACGTTTACGTGTGTCTGAACCATTCACGCTATTTGAAAGCCAACATCGTTATACCGAAAATGATAAATGGAGTACTGTAACTGCGTCTGGCGGAAGCACCACTCATGTCTCTGCGGAGAGTGCAATCAATATGTCAGTTACAACAACAACTGGCAGCAAGGTCATTCGCGAGTCAAAGCGGGTAATGCCATATCAACCTGGGAAAAGTTTGCTCATTATGTCAACCTTTGTTATGGCAACTCCAGTCACTGGGCTACGCCAAAGAGTTGGTTATTTTGGTAATGACAATGGAATATATTTAGAAAATGATGGCACTGGAAACTTCCTTGTGCTTCGCAGTCAAAGCTTAGGTACAACAATTCGTGTACCTCAAAGCGAATGGATCGGCGATAAATTTAATGGATCTGGTTATTCAGACGTGACACTCGACGTTACAAAGTCTAATATTTTTTGGATTGACATTGAATGGCTTGGTGTAGGCGACGTTCGTTGTGGATTTATTGTACACGGTAAACCTGTTGTCGCTCATGTATTTCATAATGATAATGTTCGCACCACGACATACATGACAACTGCATGTCTGCCAATACGATATGAAATTGAAAATTTAGGATCTGCTAGTGGAACACTTAAACAAATATGCAGCACTGCTATTTCAGAGGGTGGCTATAACCCAGAATCAATTACATATTGTCAGGCATCGTCGGCATCAGTATTTGTCACACGGCAAACCAATGCGACAACTGCTGATCGAGGAAAATTCTTTAATGCTGTATCAATTCGCTTATCATCGTCTAAGTTAGATGGTATAATTATTCCTACTGGTGTTTCTATTGTTATTGAACAAAATAAAAAATATCAATGGGCTCTAATAAAAAATGCAACCTTTACAACATCTCCTACATGGACTGTTCACCCAGATTGCGTCACTACCGAATTTGCAATAAGTGATTCAATTATGACTGGTGGAACCATAGTAAAATCCGGATTCCTTACAAATGCCAGCGAATCAGTAGAATTGGATAATTTGGGAAGTTTATTTTTACAATTAGGTCGAACTCAAGCAGGTGTTTCTGATGTATACACATTAGCAATAGCTGCGGATGCAACCAATTCTACATTTAATGCACTGCTAAACTGGTATCAAATTATATGATGCGCTTTAAAGAATATATCTCCGAAGAGGCTGAATACGATGGGCGTAAGGTAACACTTAATGCGCCGTTTCGTAGCGACGACAATAAGCATAAATTTTATGTATATGTTCGCAATGATAAAGGCAATGTAATCAAGCTTGGATTTGGTGATCCTAATATGGAAATTAAACGTGATGATCCTGCACGTCTTAAAAACTTCCGCGCACGTCATAGCTGCGATGATGCCCCAGGACCAAAATGGAAAGCACGCTATTGGAGCTGCAAGTTCTGGGAAAAAGGCAAATCGGTGACAGACCTACTGGCACAATAAGATTCATATAAATTATAATATGAATCTATTGACGGATTTGAATGATAAGAACTTTATGCTTTATGCAGCTAAGCATTATAATAATCCAAAGTGTTTGGACTTTGACGAATTTAGTGCTGACCTCGCACATTTAAAGTATGCACGTAAGTTACTAAGGCGATATACTGAAAAAGACATACTACAAGAGCGGCTCATACTTAATCACCTTATCATATTTTATAATATGTTTTATCCTGAAGCTGCAACACGCATGTGCTTTTATCGTATTGATGAAGAATGTTGGCCTGCACTAAAAACATTCCTACTCTACCTAAATTACATTCCAAAAGGAGAATATATAAATATACCTATTGATCTATTGATCGTAAAGAAATTACAAACACTCTAAACTTATGGGACTATTCACACGCGCCGCCGATACATTTTATGCATTTCGATTTCTTCGTTTGCTTACTACACCATGGCAAAAAATGGGTGCATATAAGTTGGGATTGATAGATGCACAAGGTAATATATTACGCAAGGCTGAAACGAGTGAAGAGCGCAGTAAATATAATGTATTTCATAAGCTTGTATTTAATGTTAAGCGCTTACTAAATAAGCTACCTTTTGGCAAAACAACAATTGCATCATACCTAGCTGCATTATATCTTATTAAAGAAAAGACAGGATTATCGGATGAAGCGCTATCAAAGGCGCTTTTAGAAGTTACTGGATTTGATATCAATACTGCGCCGTTAAATGAATCACGTTGGTACCTGACAGAAGATCAACATTTACGTGCAGGGCGCTATACATTACGTCATGACGTTGCGCTGCCACTTACAGGCGAAGTCCTAGCTCTTAAAAAGTCACTGGTAACAATAAGTGAAAATGTTGCACCATGCGGAACTATTTTTGGCGTACCTGTATATACAGCAACACACAATAAAACACATCAACGGATCCTAATTACTCAACATGATATTGTTCAATGAAAACTGAAGACACGACAACCGCATCGGTAGCGATGCCACCATCAGATTACCCAAAGACAGGCGCTACATGGCGCTTGTTTAATGTACCATCTGAAATATTCCGACGCTTCGAAACAGGTCGTAATAAGTTTGAGCGCTGGGGTAAATACCTAGACTTGGCTGATGACGAGCAACAGAGCTTGTATAATTACGCAAAGAAAAATCCAAAACATACCGTCATTTTGAGAGATTCAAATAATGGCGCATTGCGTAGCATACGCCGTCGGGCTATGAATGAAAATCGTAAATAATCTTGTTTACATTTTACTTTATTAGTATATAATAATAGTATACACGCTTTACGATTTATGAATAACGAGACAAAACAACACAGCATTTTTGAAGAACAAATTTCACGAAAACCAAACCATTATCCATGGACTGAACAATTCATTGAGGCCATGCATAATGGTTTTTGGACAGATAAAGAATTTAACTTTAGTGCAGATGTTCATCAATTCAAGACCGTATTAACAGATCAATATCGTGAGATTATTGTACGCACATTGAGTGCTGTTGGTCAAATTGAAGTTGCGGTAAAAACATTCTGGGCAAAACTTGGAGAAAACTTGCCGCATCCTGCACTACAAGACTTGGGTTATGTAATGGCCAACATTGAAGTTATTCATAACAGCGCATATGAGCGGTTGCTATCTGTTCTTGAACTTGAAGATATCTTTGAAGAGAACCTCAAGCTGGAATGGATTCAAGGACGAGTTAAGTATCTTAAGAAATATACACACCGTTTTTATAAGGATAGCAAAAAGCAATACCTATATGCTCTTATCTTGTTTACTCTATTTGTTGAAAACGTAAGTCTCTTTAGCCAATTTTATGTAATTAATTGGTTTGCTACATTTAAGAATGTGCTTAAAGATACTGACCAACAAGTTAAGTATACTCGCAATGAAGAAAATATTCATGCACTTGTTGGTATTAAGATTATTAATACCATACGTGAAGAGCATCCTGAACTCTTTGACGCTGAACTTGAAGAGCGCATTGCAAGTGAAGCAATCGAGGCATTTAAAGCTGAGAGCAAGATTGTTGATTGGATGGTTAACGGCGTAAACGAACACGGACTAAGTGCACCAATTCTTAAAGAGTTTATCAAGAGTCGTATAAATGAAAGCATGGTTGCAATTGGATTTGCACAACCTTTCACATGCGATGAGACACTGCTAAAAGATACTCTTTGGTTTGACGAGCAGTTGCATGGTAATAACATGACCGACTTTTTCCATAGCCGCCCAACGGAATATAGCAAAAAAGGCCAAAGCTTTAGCGAAGACGATTTGTTTGATTTGTTTTAAGCGATATATAAATTTAGATTATGAATGAACAAATACATTGGTTGAATGCCGATTCAAGAAAATTCCTTGAACGTGGCTATTTGGTAGAAGGCGAAACGCCTGAGGCGCGCATGGCTGATATTGCGGCGCATGCAGAGAAATTATTAAATCTTAAAGGCTTTGGCTCAAAATTTTTAGGTTACTTACATGCTGGTTATTATTCTTTAAGCAGCCCAATCTGGAGCAACTTTGGACGTAAGCGCGGGTTACCTATTAGTTGCTTTGGCAGTTATATTAGCGATTCGCTTGAAGAAATTGCTGGCAGTAAATATGCTGAGATTGCAATGATGACAAAGCATGGCGGAGGAACAAGCGCATACTTTGGTGATGTACGTGGACGCGGCGCACCTATTAACAGCGGAGGAACAAGTACTGGTGCAGTCCATTTTATGGAGCTGTATGAAGGACTTATGGATGTTGTCTCGCAAGGCAATGTACGACGTGGCTCCTTTGCGGCATACCTACCAATTGATCATCCAGATATTGAAGAATTTTTAAAAATTCGAGGTGAAGGCCATAAGATACAAAATATGAGTATTGGCGTTACTGTTAGTGATGAATGGATGAATTTAATGAAGGCGGGCGATAAAGAAAAACGTTCGGTATGGGGCAAGGTTATCAAGAAACGATTTGAGAGTGGATATCCATACATTTTCTTTAGTGATAACGCAAACAATGCTGCACCGCAGGTTTATAAGGATAAAGGTAAAACTATTCATGCCAGTAACTTATGCAGTGAAATTTTCCTAAGCACAACGGCCGACGAAAGTTTTGTATGCAATCTTAGCAGCCTCAACCTTGAGCTGTGGGACGAACTTGCGCAGACAGATGCCATACAAACACTCGTATATTTCTTGGATGCCGTTATGACGGAATTTATAGACAAGACCGAAGGTATGGCTCACATGAGCGCGCCACGTAATTTTGCAATACGCCAACGTGCATTGGGCGTAGGAGTACTAGGTTGGCATAATTACCTACAAAAGAATGATGTTGCATTTGAGAGTATTGAAGCACAAGCACGTAACATTCAAATTTGGAGTAAGATACGTGAAGACGCCGATGCAGCAACAACGGAACTTGCCACACTATATGGAGAGCCTGAGTTGCTTGTTGGTTATGGGCGCCGTAATACAACAACACTGGCGGTTGCACCTACAACAAGCAGCAGCTTTATCTTAGGACAAGTAAGTCCAAGTATTGAGCCGCTTAATAGTAATTACTTTGTTAAGGATCTTGCCAAAGGTAAATTCACATTTAAGAATCCTTATCTTAAAACATTGCTGCAGCGCAAAGGATTGGATAAATCTGATGTTTGGAAAGATATACTTGTTCATGGTGGCAGCGTGCAACACTTAACAACACTAACTCCTGAAGAGCGCGCTGTATTTAAAACGTTTGGCGAAATTTCTCAGAAGGATATTATTATTCAAGCTGCACAACGCCAACCATACATTGACCAAGGGCAGAGTTTAAACATCATGATTTCATCTGATGCAAAGCCAAAGCTTGTAAATGAACTTATGATCTTTGCCTGGGAGAACGGCATTAAGAGCTTGTATTATCAACGTGGTACAAATCCTTCACAAGAACTTGCACGTTCAATTACAACCTGCACTACATGTGAAGCATAAAGACAATGAACGAAAATAATAGATGCCCAAAATGCAAGTATGTATATGAAGTTATTTGGGACGATGATGACGACAAATACTATTGTGACGATGAAGACGATTTTGGCGACCTAGAACGCGATGAATTATATCCAGAGTTTTGCCCGTTTTGTGGTACACACCATTTGTATGGCACCGAAGGCGACTCAGAAGACGATGAATAAATAAATCGTATGAGTCCATGGACGTATCAAAATAACACTTTTACTAAAGAAGATGCCGAACTAAAAATTGCAGAAGGCTGCATTGGATTCATCTATGAAATTACAGATGTATTAAACGGCAAAAAGTATATCGGCAAAAAGCTGTTAATTACAAAAAGAAAACGTCCACCGCTGAAAGGCCAAAAACGAAAGCGTATTGACATTATTCAAAGTGATTGGGCAAAGTACTATGGCAGCAGTGAAAAAGTTAAGCTTTTGGTTGATGAACGTCCAGCTGATTTTCGGCGTGAAATACTTGAGTTTTGTAAAGCAAAAGGTGAACTATCTTATATTGAAGCAAAGTGGCAATTCACTAAAGAAGTGCTATTGACAGATGATTATTACAATGAGTTTATCGGTGTGAAAATACACAGCGCTCATGTGAAAAATTTATGGAAAAAATGATTTACAAACTAGGCAAATTAGTATATAATAAACCGTATGCAAATTGTAGACTATAGCGGAATTGCTATTGCGGGAATCTTCTCTCAATCAGCGCGGGGAAATATTACTGAAGATTTTATGCGTCATATTATTCTCAATAGCTTGAGAATGTATAATGTCAAATACCGTGATAAGTATGGACGCATGATTCTCGCTGTTGACAGTGGAAGTTGGCGCAAAAAATATTATCCTGAATATAAGGCATCACGCAAAAAGAATAGAGACTCATCTCCATTAGATTGGGATATGATCTTTGGCATTATTAATACAGTACGTGATGAGATTATAGAGCATATGCCATATAGTGTTGTTGGTGCACCACACGCAGAAGCCGATGATGTTATTGCAACACTTGTTGAAAATACACAAGAGTTTGGTTCTTATGAACCAGTCATGATCATTAGCGCTGATAAAGATTTTATCCAGCTGCAAAAGTATGATAATGTAACTCAATTTAGTCCAATGACTAAAAAACTAATTACAGACTCAAATCCACATCGTTACCTATGTGAACATATCTTCCGTGGGGACAGCGGAGATGGTGTACCAAATGTACTCTCTGAAGATCGCGTGTTTGTTGACGGTGGACGTCAAAAACCATTAAGCGCTAAGAAGATTGATGAATGGTATGCTGCACTGAAAAAAGGCAACCTTAGGGACGTTATGCCAGATGACGTCTATCGTAACTATTCTCGCAATTCACGTGTCATTGACTTATCGTGTATACCTGATGAAGTGGTACAAAAAATCAATGAAGCTTATGCCGCGGCACCAGCAAAATCCAACAGTAAGGTATTAAATTATCTTATCTCCAAAAGATGTAATATGTTGGTAGATTGTGCCGAAGAATTTTTCACATATAAATAAGAATGTAGATTATGAAAACAGCAAAAAATAATGTAAATAAATTACCGTTTGAGGTATTTGAAGCCGTGCAGACTGCTGATAAACAGGCAGATAGAATTGCGCTGCTACAAGAGAATGAGAGTTATGAATTAAAAACAATCTTACAAGCAGCCTTTAGAGCTGATATTGTTTTTGACTTGCCGGCAGGCGCTCCTCCATATACGGTTAATCCATCGCCAGCTGGTATGATGCACATGTCAATGAAAAAACATGTTAATATGCTGCCATTACTACTTGTAGGAAATCCACGTTGGCCTAAAATGAAAAAGGAGATGTCCTTTATTCGTCTGCTTGAAGAGGTATGTGAAAAGGATGCTGAGATTTTTATTGCTATGAAAGATAAAGCGTTGACTAAAAAATATTCGACGCTTACGCCTTCATTGGTTAAAAAGGCATTCACGGACCTAGGAATTTAAAATATGACATATTCATATAACTGCAAGAGTTGTGCCGCCGTATGGGATCTAAGGCTACCTTTGGATTCTCGTGACGCGCCGTGCGCAGATTCTTGTCCACATTGCAAATGCGTCGATTGTGTAATGCGAACTATAGCCGCACCGGCGCTTTCATATGCTGGTGGGTTGACTGTATTGCAACGCGCAGGGAGCGGATGGAATGATGTATTAAATAAGGTTAAGAAGAGTAGCGGAAGACAAAGTAAAATTGAAACACGATAAAAGTACTTATGAAAAAAGGTAAAAAAAATCGAGATCGTAATAAACGTAATGTAGATGAAGGTGCGCGTAAATATAAGCAAAAGAATAGCCGCTTTGAAGATGCACGCAAAAACAAAGAAACACACCGTAATATCTTTACTGAATGGGACTATTTAAAATGAAGATAGCTCGCAAATGTTTCAAGCACACTCCTGTTAAGCTAGATTATGACGATCTTGATGCAGTCACTGGAAAAACTGGACGCCAATATGTTACACCAGACGGACGTCGTTATCCTAGCATTACAACAGTATTAAGTGTACTTAGCAAGGATGGTATACGTGAATGGCGCGCACGTGTAGGCGAAGAAGAAGCAAATCGTGTTATGCGGCATGCTGCAACACGTGGTACTGCAATGCATACCATTGCAGAGCGTTATCTTAATAATGAAGAGCACTATTTTGATCCTCAAGAAATGCCTCACGTGAAGGGTATGTTTGGCGCAATACAAACTATCATTGACGCAAACATTGATGAAGTTGTGCTACAAGAATGTCCTCTTTATAGCAATCATCTTGGCGTTGCAGGTCGTGTGGATCTTGTTGCAAAATTTAATGGTAAACATAGTATTGTTGACTTTAAGACAAGCTCTCGTGTAAAGACACGTGATCATATACAGAGCTATTTCATGCAGGCTGCAGCATATGCAATCATGTTTGAAGAACGCACTGGTATACCTGTGCCACAACTAGTAATACTTATGGCCGTTGAAAATTCAACAGAGCCTCTCGTTTTTGTTGAGAAGAGAGACACCTGGGTTCCTGGGTTGATAGATACAATAAATGAATACAATAAAAGTAAACTATTCGGACATGCATAAAAATAATAAAAATAAAAATAACGCCGAACTATTCGGCAAACTATTCAAACCTGACAATACGCATTCATATGCAAATGACTATGGAGCAGTAAAGGAATATTACCTTAGTGATACTATTGGTGACCCATCAGAATATGTTGATTGGTTTCATGATATACGTAATAGCCGCCCAACTGATGTAATTAAACTTCACATTAATTGCCCAGGCGGTAACATCTTTACAACCATTCAATTCTTACAAGCACTATCTGAAACGGAAGCGCATATCATTGCAAGTGTTGAAGGAGCATGCATGAGCGCAGCAACTCTTATCTTCCTTATGGCAGATGAATATATGATTACTGATCATAGTGTATTCTTGTTTCACAACTATAGCTCACAAACAATGGGCAAAGGTGGCGAGATGTATAGCTGCTTAATTCACGAGCGTGGATGGAGTGAACGTCTCTTTAAGGATATGTATACGGACTTCTTGAGTGAAGCTGAAATTAAAGATATGATTGAAGACCGTGACATTTGGATGACTGCAGCCGAAGTAATGACACGTCTTGAGGCACGCACTGCAGCACGTGAGGCTGCAGAAGCTGCCTCAGCGGCACCACAGCCTACTCCTAAGACTGCCAAAAAATCTAAGAAAGACTCATAAGGTCATCTCATATTTCATAAAAACCGCATCTGGCCGCGTGCTTAGATGCGGTTTTTTGCGTCTTTTACACCATATACAATATAGGAATATGCATTTTTTTGCATAAAGTTATTTACATTGCGCAAAAAATAGTGTATAATAATCTCGTAACGAACGGCAACGGTAAATAAATCGAAGCTGTTCCGATCAAGAAAAAAGTTGAAAAAAAGTTATTTACTTTCATAAAAAAGTATATATAATATCTCAACAATATATAAATAGTAATTCAAGGTTCATGACGAGGGAGTACCTGAAACGCCCAAGCGAGCACAAATAGGTGTCATCATAAACGAGGTTTTTATGAGTAGTCAATAATTTTACTCGTTTGCATATATCGTATAATATGCACGCCATCAGGGTGTCGGTCGCCTGATGTAAAAGAAAAGACCGAACATTTTCAACAGTATGGGTAGTCCCATCGGAGCATGACTGTGATACCGTTACAGTTAAGATTTTCAATCGCGGGGTAGAGTAGAGGTAACTCAACGGTCTCATAAGCCGTGCACGTGGGTTCGAATCCCACCCGCCGCAACCAATTTAATCTCAATATTCATATTGAGAGAATACCAACAGCATGCCAGTGTATCGTGCGTTGATAGTGGCTTACAAACCCATGTTGCAGTAGAAGGTTCTGCGTACACTCCCATTTCAACTCCCCCGTGGCAGTACTAATTTCGTTACTATTGTAACTGTGGTTAACGCTGCAGCTATTACGAATGCAATGATTATTCAGAATTTCGGTGATCTGAATCCAAAGAAAACACCGTACAATTTTTCAATCCTCCGTGTACGCAAACTGGCAAAGCGACTGCCTTCAAGGGGCGGTGATATTGTGAGTTCGACTCTCACCTAGGAGACCAATTTTGAGAGCTGCAACTCTCGTTAAGTGAACATCGAGACTCTGAGAAGAGAGGCTTGCAGGCCTTGAGTCAAAGATGGCAATTATTGTGTAATGGCTTGCGCGCCCGTCGTGAAAACGGGAGGGACGGTTCGATTCCGTATTTTGCTTCGCTTGATGTTCATCTAATTTTCCAACGCTGCCATCGTCTATCGGTTAGGACAAATGGTTTTCAACCATTAGAGCGGGGTTCAACTCCCCGTGGCAGTACCAATTTTCAAAAGTACGTGAGGCTACTGTTGGTTGTGTGGCGGCAGACTGTAACCCTGCTCATCAGAAACATCGTTGGTTCGATTCCAACCGCGTACACCATTTTATTCCGAGGTTAGCATATGTAGTAATGTCCTGCCTTGTGACGGCAGCGAATATGGTGCAAGTCCATGACCGCGGACCATTTTTGAGCAGCGAGAACTCGGACTAAGTAAAAGGAGGTTCAACTCCTCCATTCTCTGGCTAGTCACTATCAGGATGACAACCTGACTGCTCAAATCCACTTTCTTTAATGCCTCCTTAGCTCAATTGGCAGTAGCAGCTCATTTGTAATGAGCAGGTTATCCGTTCAAGTCGGATAGGAGGCTCCAATTTCAATTATGATACTATTCGGTGAGTTAGGTGCATATGTGTATGCATACAGGCTTGAAATTCCGTGCTGAAGATAATGTCAGTGTATCATAATTAAAGATCGCTACGATCTTCAGTAGCTAGCTTCAGTCCTAAGTGAGTCGTAGGCCGCAATGCTATGGACATACCAATTTTCAACTCCCGAGTAGCTCAATGGTAGATGCGCTGAGCTGTTAACTCAGATGTTGCACGTTCGAGTCGTGCCTCGGGAGCCATTTTCAAAAGCGCTATAAGTGTTACGGTAGCACGTGATCCTTCCAAGTTCGAGGCGTGGGTTCGACTCCCACATGGCGTACCAATTTTGACACAGACGGTCTAGCTGATGTAATTTACGAGACCATAAGAGAGGGTGACTGCGAGTGCGGATTTACGGAGTAAGTCTTTTAGACCGAAACAAAACAATATCTCGACAAGACCGGATACTTGAACAAATTTCTGCCTCTCAAACTTCAGCGTGTGTCATCCAATTTACTAGACTTCGTCTAAGCGTTAAGGACCTCACGACAGTACGTGAGAAGTGTAGGCTTCAATCTACAGTCTAGTTCTAATTTACCTAAACGGGCTCATGAAACATAGGGACGGGCTCTTCCACCAGCGTGATGGCTGAAGTCTTCGGACGAAGAGTATGTATATCTTGCAGAAGTGTTTCAACTTAATTTTTATCAGAGGGTGGTGGAGCGGTCTAACACACCTAGTTTGGAACTAGGAACAACGCAGGTTCAAATCCTGCCTCTCTGACCATTTTCAATGGTTGTGTGAATTTCGACTTGGTAAGAAGTAGATTTCATAAGTCTAAGTATATAGGTTCAAATCCTATCACAACCACCAAACTTCAAAGGGGATGTAGCTCAATTGGTAGAGCGCTTGCCTTGCACGCAGGATGTTGCAGATTCGAGTTCTGTCATCTCCACTTTTTTAATACGACTATAGCTCAGATGGTCAGAGCACAGCTTTGATAAAGCTGGGGTCGAAGGTTCAAATCCTTCTAGTCGTACCATAACGGACGTTAAGCTTTAATAGTGAAGCACATGGCTTTTAACCATGAGAACTGGGAGCATTACCCAGAACGTCTACCAACTTTCTCCACACTTAGCTGAGATGGATTAGCACAAGACTGAAAATCTTGAGAGGACCGATCGTTACGGTCAGTGTGGACCATAATGCTCCTGTAGCTCAGTCGTGGTCAGAGCACCCGCCTTATAAGTGGGAGGTCATGGGTTCAATCCCCCATCAGGAGTACCAATTTTCAAATACGCCTATAGCTTAGCGTTCCAAAGCAATCCACTCATAATGGATAGATCCTCGGTTAGAATCCGAGTGGGCGTACCATTTTATTATAAATATGATTATGCGGAGGCATGTCCCAAGGCTGGCGAACGAGACTCCAAATCTTGTTGGGTGAGTTCGATTCTCACTCTCCGTGCCAAAAATCAATTATTATAAATAAACATATAACTATTATGAAAGACGGTCTAATTAACATCGCAAAGAATTTCTTGCTATCTGAAGCAGCAGTGAAAGAATATACACTCAATGACGCTTCAACACTCTCTGACTTTGAGAGTGAAACTGAAATCATTACGCATCTTGTGAAGGATCCAAAGATTAAAGCTGCTACTGGCGGTTCAAAAAATCTTTACTTTGACGGTTCCGAACTTGTATATAAAGACAAGACTGTAAAGGGTGGATTAATTGATAAAGATGGTTTTAGTGCTAAGGTTAAACTTGGTGATCTTAAGAAAGCTATTTTGGCAATGCCTGGGCTACACGAAGCAAGTGGCCAATCTGATCCAAATATTACAGTTTGGACTAAAAAGGGACCACACAATTATGATAGCTTTTTAGCTGCAAATGAAGATCGTATTGGCGAGCCAATGATTGACGGCGGTCTTAAAGCAAATAATAAAGATGCTGAAGCAGTAAACGGTCAGCCAGTTAATGACATGATCTATTGTGGTTCTGGTTGCGTAGTTTATAAAGATGGTGCAAAGAGATTTGTCAAGTTACCATCTGGTCTCATAAACACAGGTGATGGCAGTACGCCTTGGTCAAAATATTCTTCATTTAGTTCTGAAGGTGTGCTAATTAAAGCAGATGATAACAATAAATTCAAAGATATTGCTAAAGCAGTACAAGTTGCCGCAAAATTTTAAATCTTAACAAGAATAACTTTAACGGAAAGAGGCTGCATCTTGCAGTCTTTTTTTTATGCACTCTTAGCTCAGCTGGATCAGAGCACACGGCTACGAACCGTGAGGTCCGGGGTTCGTAAAGTTCACATTTGTATAAATACATTTATGAACTACCAACGTATTTACGATAATCTAATTTCATATCGACAAAATAATCCGGCAACTGGATATACTGAAAAGCACCATATCTTGATGAAATCAATGGGCGGATCTGATGATACTTCTAATCTAGTAGTTTTAACTGGAAGAGAACATTGGATCGCCCACATCCTTCTTTATAAGATTCATAAGAATAGTCAAACAATTCATGCATGCCATATGATGGCGATGCGATGTGAAGAGCGCAGTATATCCTATATTAAGAATTCTCGTCTGTATGAAGAAATTCGAAAACATCACTCTAAATTGGCATCAAAACGTATGAAAATTTCTCAAAGTGGTGAGTGCAATTCACAATATGGAACTCGTTGGATGTGCAATATTGAATTACAAGAAAATAAAAAAATATTAAAAGAAGACAAAATACCAGAAGGATGGATTTTAGGAAGAAATAAGTGGAAAAATATAGAAATAATTTTTACATGTGTTATATGTAATTGTACTTTTTTAAAGCTTAAATGTTCTAAGACATATAAAACGTGCTCATCTGAATGTCTTCATTTATTAAAAATAAAAAATAGAAAAGGTAAAACACTAGATAAAAAAACTAGAAAAAAACTTTCTGATTCGGCTAAAATTCGAATGCGTAAACAAATTGATTCTGGTAATATGAAATTTTCAAGTGTTGATACTGTTTGGATTAACAATGGAACAAAATCTGCACGTATTGAAAAAAATGAATTACCTCCTGATGGATGGAAATTTGGAAGACATAAATAAAAAAAGGCCTGTTGGTCCAATGGATAAGACGAGAGTTTACGAAACTCCAAATTGAGGTTCGATTCCTCAACAGGCCACCATTTTGTATTATATAATTTAAAATAAATGTACATAATATATAATAAACTGATGAATTGAGAGTGCACCATTTTTGCGAGAGGGTGTCTAAACCGCTTGGCCCGTCGGTTGAACTCGCATGTCAATATCTCCAAAGTGTTGATGTTAACGGGCCTTCAAATTTTTATAATGGGGGATTAGTTCAAAAGTAGAACGATTGCTTTACACGCAATATACGAGGGAGCGTTACCTTCATCCCTTACCATACGGAGATATGACAGAGTGGTAATGTAGCTGTTTGCTAAACAGTAGTCAACCTTGATCGGTTGCGCAGGTTCAAATCCTGCTGTCTCCGCCATTTTTGTTGCGTAAGCCAAATGGTTAGGCGCGAGATTGCAAATCTCGTCTTGGTGTGTTCGATTCACACACGCAACTCCAATTGCCCATTAGCATAAAGGTAATGCACACGGCTTTGACCCGTGAGAAGTTGGTTCGATACCAGCATGGGCTACCAATTTTTATAAATAGATAAATAACAATATGACTGAAAACTTTACAAACATTAAAAACGATCCGCTTGTAGCCGCCGCCGCAAAAATCATAGGCAGTCAATTGCATGAAGCTGATTCACGTATAGCAAAAACACCAGCTGCAGTTAAATTACTATCTGGAATTACAAAGCTTGACGCCAAGGAATTTGAAGATTTGTTATATGGTCTTGAATATATGACTCAATGGAATGGCCAACGCGACGGAGATGATGATTATATTGAAACTGCGCTATTTCTTAAAAAAGCAGCAGAACGTTTTTCTAAAAGACCAAATAAATAAATACAGATATGAAAGAAAACTTCACAAACATTAAAAACGATCCGCTTATAGCTGCGGCCACAAAGATCTTAACAGGATGCACTCAATTAGATGAAACAGTTGAGCTCCAAGAAATGTCCAACACTAAAATTGCAAAAGACATTAAGAAGGGCGACTCTTTTAAAGCAAATCTAAAAATCCCAGGAAAAGGTGTAGACATCTCAAAAGCATATACTGTTATTGCGACAGATGACGCAATGGATTCAAAAACTCATCCTGGGAAACTGGTAAACATACGTGTAAAAGCTGGAAACTATACAACCGTAGTTCCTTTTGAAAAAAATCAGAAAGTAGATCTTGTTGAAGAAACAATTGATGAAGCTCTTAAAACTCCAACATATCCACTTGTTCGTAAAATAATGGCAGCTGCAGAAGATATAGATGAAGATGAATTGGAAGAATTGTTTTTCACACTATCAAACTATATGATTTATGGCGGGTTTGGTGGAATGGGATTTGATGATCGTCTGCATGATGAAGTTGGAGCACATCTTTTCCGCGCGGCAAAAGTTTGGAAAAATCGAAATAATTAATTTTAATGGGGATGTCATGGTTTCGACATGACATGAGAGATTATATTGCAACACACGGGTGACTCCCTTCGTCAAAAAACTAAACGGCAAAAATACACTTGCTCTCGCTGCTTAAGTGAGTCGAATGACATGACTCCTATATTGTCATTCGCACGGCATAGGATAGTTGATACCACGAACGGTATCTATTTGTACAGCATTGTGAATAACGCTGTCGTGACACAACGATAAGTGTCTAAGAGTCTCGTCTGAATAAATGAGAATAAGTTGTAGATTGTATAATCGCACACGTCATGGACACGGGTTCAACTCCCGTCGTCTCCACCAATGCACAGGTGACGGAATTGGTTTACGTACTTGCCTTAGAAGCAAGGTTTTGTGGGTTCGAGTCCCACCCTGTGTACCAAAATTTTATGGAAGTAGTCCGGCTGGTCGAGGACACTGTCTTGAAAACAGCTGGGGCCTATAAAGCCCTCGGGGGTTCGAGTCCCTCTGCTTCCGCCATTTAAGTTGCATCTATTATAAATAGATTATTACGAGTAAAGTTATTGGCTACAAAATCACATGAAATCATTTAAACAATATATTCTTGAAGGCGGAAATTTAATGTTGGGCGACCAAGGTGCAGATCGCATTGACCTAACAAAGATTAACCGTGATAGTGTAACGGTGCAAATTGACCGCACACTAGATGCAGTTAACAAAGCATACAAGAAAAAGTATGGACTACCATTATGGAGTGGCGAACTCTTTAAGAGCAAGGAGTTTCTTAGCGGCAGCGCATTCCACTTTTTTAACCGCGCAATTCCTACAGCCGAATTTACTAAGTATAAGAATACAGTAGGCGATGTAGATACTCAGGTTGATAAGATACAAGATGAAAACCTTGGCGAGTTTCTTAAAGCCATAACTGGTAAAACTTTTGGTGATGCTTCACTCATTGGATTTAAGAAAAGCGCGGGGCAATATATTACGCTTTGGGCTTTCCCAGAGTTTGGCATTAACATTCAAGTAGATATGGAACTTGTTGACTTTGCTTATGGCAAACCAACAGCATGGAGCATGTTCTCGCATTCATCTGCATGGAATGATATTACAGCAGGTATTAAAGGTGTGTTTCATAAATACATTATGAGAGCAGCATCTGCAAAAACACTGCGTGATATTATCATTCTTAAAGGTAAGAAAGAAACACCTACGAAAATTAAAGCATCTGATCTTGCATTTAGTGTACAGCATGGATTGCGCACCAAAATAGCACCAGTCCTAGATGGCGTAGGTAAACACATGATGCAGGATGGATTATATGTCTATCGTGAAATACCAACAAGTGAATCAACATATATTACGGATCTTAAAGTTATCTTTAAAGTACTCTTTGAGCGTACGCCATCAGATGCGGATATGAAGATGATGGATTCGTTTATTGGCGCAGCGGAACTCATTAAGAAATATATTGCACCAGCAGAACAAACACGATTAATCAATGCATTTGCAAATATATTATTTGAAAAAGGCGCACAAGGATTATATCGTGGTGATGCTGAACGAGATAATGCCGAAAAGATGGCAGCATTCTTAAAACTTACCGAAATCATTGGAGCACAATATGACCGTGCTGCTATTGATGATATGCGTGCAGAATATTACAAAGGATACAAATAAAATGTTATCATTTAAAAGATACTTAACTGAAGAGGTTGTCGCTACAACGCGTCAAAATATGTTGCATCTGCAAAAGATGAACGACCTTGAATTTATTGAATTTGTACGCAGCATATCAGGTGCAATGCGGGGCAAGCTAAAGAACCTAAAGGTTGCATTAAAGATTGATGGATTGGGTGCACGCTTTGGACGCGACGCAAACGGCAAACCGTTTTTTGAGAGTTCACGCAGCGGACCAGTCTTTGATCGTGGCGCATTCTCAACATATGCACAAGGACGCGGCTCATCTGGTGAGACACTCCTAAGAGCACAGCAATATGATAACTTGTTTGATGACATCATGAGTTCGGCTGCAATGAAGGCTGTACCAAATGATGTTAAAGTTATTACAGAAATTTTCTATAATCCGATGGCAGCATTGGATGATGATGGTATTACATTTGTAACTGTAAAGTATGATAAGAATAAGTTGGGCTCGCACCTAACACTATTTCCGCATGCTGTTGTATATTCTTCCAACGGTGCTCCGCATCCAGATGAAGAGAGAATACTTTCTGATATTATAGCCACTTCAAATGAACGCATACGCGTCATGAGTCCTTCGCTTTCAATGAAAGGCGACATTGATATCTCTGGCATGATTGATCCTATTCTTAGCTTGGGCAAAGAAGCTAAAGAGACTCTAAAATCGCTTAAGCGAGATGATCGTGAAGCTAAGGCAAACCTACGTGCAATTATACAGAGTGTTAAAGATGAAGTTGCAGAATACATATTGGATCACGAGTCAATCCTTGATAAGTTTAAGCTAGGTCCTGAAATTGAAGGATTGGTACTTACCATAAACGGGAGAGATATTAAAGTAACTACTCCAGCATTCAAAGCAAGTAAGGTTAAAGATCGTTTGGCTGAAGCACAAAAGAAAGAAATAGTAATGGTGTTTGGACGTTTTCAGCCACCAAATACTGGACACGAAAGCCTCTTTAAGAAACTAGAGCAGGTTGCTGCTGGACGAAAGTTTCTAATCTTTTCTTCACAAACACAAGATCCCAAAAAGAATCCGTTGCCTTATGAAGTTAAGATGGATTTTTTACGTAAGATTTTTCCAAAGTATGCAAAGAATATTGTAGAGGATCCTAACATCAAAACAGTTCTTAATGCTGTGGTATACCTACATAAGAAAGGTTATACTGCATTAACACTTGTATGTGGCAGTGACCGTGTTGAAGGATTTACAGAACTCCTAAATCGTTATAACGGCAGCAATAAGTATCATTTTGTTGACGGTATTACTGTTGTAAGTAACACTGAACGCGATCCTGACTCTGATGATGCAACAGGTATGAGTTCAACAAAATTGCGAGATGCTGCAAAAGCAAATGATATGGCAACATTTAAAAAAGGTGTGCCAAGCAGCTTTAAAGATACAACTGCGCTGTTTGATGCAGTGCGAGTTGGCATGAAAATAAAATAAATAATATGGTATGAGCGAGTCATCTACTAAATCTTGGAGTTATTTTACGCCTGAAGAAATCACTATGATTAACGAATCGCTAGACAGCGCCGATAAGCGCGAATATGGTTCACGATTGGTTAAGATTAAACTACGTCTTAAAGAACTCGTATCTCAAATTGAAGATCGCGGTGGCTTTGAGACAAGCAATGGTATTTTTAAAGTTAATACCGACTCTAAAAAACTAGGAGTTGAATATGAAACATTAAAGGCTGAAGAAAAGCGTATTATTGATATCTTGCACGAAAAGTAACTTTTTTATTTACATTCTTCTAGTTTATGTTATAATAATTTTATGCATAAACTCGAATACCGCCCGTTGCAGCTTGCAACAGTTGAGGCAATCTTTGACGCAATAGCCAAAGGCAAGACCGACATTTTTATTTGCGCACCTACAGGTAGTGGCAAAGGATTGCTTGCACTAGAAACCGCAAAGAGAGCAGCACAAGAACATAACATGCTGTCATACTTATTGACAAGTGAAAAATCACTGCAAGCACAATATGAAGAAGACACCATAAAGTATAGTGATGTTCATGGAGATGCTGCCAGTGTTTGTGGCGTTGATACATATAAGTGCCACGTGAATGGCGAAAAGTTCTCATTAGGATTGTGTAAGATTATGCGCAAGACAAACAGCGAGGCGCTAAGCATGCCGTGTGCAAAGAATTGTGAATACCTACAGCGTTGGCTTGCGGCACAAGCGAGTCCACGCGCAATCTTTAACTACAGCTATTACTTGCTGCAAATGAATTATGTTTACGAGAAGATGAGCGAATCTGGAGCTAATCCACCATTTCATCCACGTGATCTTGTAATATGCGATGAAGCGCATAAGCTGCCTGACATTATTGAAGATCATTTTGCATGCACTGTCGAGCTAGATTATATCGAGCGGCTGCGCAATACAAACATGATGCTGTCTGCAGCTCACTATGAAGAAATACAATATCGTGATGTTGAAGCTGCAATACGAAAGGTATTTAGACTCTCTAACAGTCAAGATAAACAGGCTCACTTAAAAGCATTAACAGAATATGAAGGCTCATTACGCGAGCTAAAGAAACAAATAACGACACTTATTGGTGGTACAATATCACGACTATTTGATGCTGATGAAGCAGATGTTGCTAAGCTTAAAAAACAAATGAACAAGCTGCCGCGTGAAGTGAAAATGCTATTCCGATTGGGCGATGGCGTTAAAGATCGCCATTGTAAAGTAGAAGATTATATAGCTATCATAAGTGAAGCAGGCGATGATTGCATGGTGGTTGACGGTTCGCAAGATGGTGCAATGCGTTATCATAACCTTAATGATGCGCACTTATTTCAGCGACACTTTAAGAAATTTTCCAAGGTAAGAATCTATATGTCCGCTACCTTACAACCTCATCTGCTTATACAGCGGTTTGGCTGCGAACAGGAAAAGAGTGTTGTGTTTAATTTACCTAGCGCTTGGGATCGTCGCCGCAGTCCAATTGTATGTCTTGATGTTGCTAACCTAACATATAAGAATCAGGATGAAGGATTGGCTGCATGCATTGCTGAGATTGATCGTATACTTGATGAACACAAAGGTGTACGCGGTTGTATACACACCACAAGTAATGTTATTATGGATAGGATCGCACGTGAATCACGACATTACTTTAGGCTTGTACCATATCGTGGCACCGTTGAAAAGATGAGCATACTTAGTGATTGGGATAATAGCGCGCCTGATGCGGTTCTTATTGGACCTAGCTTGACAACAGGAATTGACCTATCAGGTGATGCTGCGCGCTTTAACATCATCGTGAAAATATCGTATCCTAGCATGGGTAGTGCATTAAACGCTAAGCGGTATGAAACTGCATATCATGTTTATGTAGGAGAAGCTGCATCAACACTCGAGCAAGCATGCGGACGAACAACACGTTCCGCTGATGATTGGAGCATAACATACATTCTTGACAGCCGTGCCGAAGGGTTTATCAGCAGCAATAAGACCTTATTTTCACCATCATTTATGGATCGAATCGTAAAAAAATCATAAAAAATGCATTTTTCTTCATTTTTAGTTTTACAAGTGTGCTTTTTTAGTGTATAATAATCACGTAACCAATACTATGAAGGAAATCAAATCAAAAACAGCTGCTGCTCGTAAGGCAGAACAGCTCGAAAAAAAGAAGGCAATTGCAATTAAAAAAGCAGCACGTCGTGAACGCCTTAAAGCAGCTGTAACCAAGCGAAATGAAAGAGCTGCTAAAAAAGCAGCAAAGGTCAAAGGAGTTAAGCTTAAGAAAGCAGCACACCTTGAACGACTCAAAGCAGCGGTAGCTAAGCGAAATGAAAGAGCTGCTAAAAAAGCGCCTCGTGCCGCTAAGCGTGCAAAGAAAATGTCGCTGAAAGATGCGGCTGCACTGCCATTACAGCTAAACGCTGGTGAGCGTATATTGGAATTTGATGATGGCGATTCTCCTACATTTGTAGGCGATTATGTTGGACGTAAATGTGAATAAAAGATTATGAAAATTAAAGGAGAAATAATTGTTGAAATTGGAGAGTCTGAACGAATGCGAATTGCTCGTGAATCATTTTATACTGCACTTAAAAAATGTGGTTATGATTGGAGTTGTTCACACTTTATTAGTGATGACAAAGTATATGTTACACAGACATATACTAGTTCTCATACATGGTCAACCGATGAACTTAAACGTGATGCAACAGAAACGGATCTTTTCATTGTAGAGTTGCTAAAGTCGCTATAAATAAAACACATGCCAATGTGGCGGAATTGGTAGACGTCGCGGATTTAAAATCCGTTGTCCTTATGGGCGTGTGGGTTCGAGTCCCACCATTGGTACCAATTTTGCCCTGATACCGGAACTGCCTTCTAAGCAGTAGTACCGTAATCGGAGTCAATGGAGGTTCGAGTCCTCTTCAGGGCGCCAATTTTTTATTATGATTACCGAAGAAAAAATATTGAACTCTGTTAGGAACTCTGTTTGGAACTCTGTTGGGGACTCTGTTGAGGACTCTGTTGAGGACTCTGTTGGGAACCCTGTTCGTGCGCAGGTGTTAGAATATGCTTATGACTATTGAAGAAAATGTAGAACTACAAGATTATGAATACGAATATAAAGACAGACCGATTATTATTACTTGGCGACACTCATGGTGAGTGGAGTAGCCTCTTTCATTTGTTTGATCGCATAAGTTTGCGTGATGCTGTTATATTACACGTTGGAGATGTTGGTGTTGGCTTTAGAGAGGATCCTAAAGTCGAATGCAAATCGTTGAGTGTGATTGACTCTGAGCTAAGTAATCGTGGCATTGTGATGTATGCTATACGCGGCAACCATGATGATCCTAGTTATTTTAACGGCGATCATCTTTATGACAACTTAAAGTTATTGCCTGACTATAGCACGCTAAATATTAATGATGAATGCTTCTTGTTTGTAGGTGGCGCGGTTAGCATTGATCGCGTGCAACGAGTCCCAGGTCGTAGTTGGTGGAGCGGTGAAAGATTGACTTATGATGAAGACCTAGTAACAGAGTGTGATGTACTTATCACGCATACCGCTCCAACTTGGGTTGGTCCACAAGACAAGAATGGCATACAATGGGTTATTGACCGTGATCCTACACTATGGGACGAGTTAAAAGTTGAGCGCAAGCAGGTGGACGAGTTACTATTGAAGTGTGGTGCTAAGCGACACTACTGTGGACACTTTCATTGTCGTGCAAGCATGCCGCGAAATGGCGTGATTAGTCGCATACTTGATATTTCAGAACTCTTTGAATATGAGAAAGTATAAATAGATTTATGACAGCGGTAAAGGATATAAATACTCTTACGGTTGGCGATATCGTTGTATGGTATAACGGTCCTCTTACCTTTAAAGAAAAAGTTGTTAAGATGAAAGATGGACGTCTTGCCGTTCGTGGTATTGGATCTAGTCTTATTCCACTAACATCTCTTCGTCTTGACCTATTTAAAGAATCAAATACAAATATGGAAAACACAGAATCTATTTTAGAAGCAGCACGTAAAGCTCTTGGCGCACCGCTAAATGAAAATACAATTGACATTGTAAAGAAAGTAGCAACTCTCAACATTGGTGATGATACCAACTTTGGAAGAGTACTTGAAATTGGCGTAAACAGTATTACATTCAAAGCAAAAGACTTGCCAAAGACAAAGATCACATTTAATCAACGAAAGATTGGCAGTTCCGATTTTGTGTTGAGCGCGCTCACTAAATTAAATGAAGCTCGTGGTTATAAGTCATTAACACCAGCTGTACTTATTGACGAATTACAAAGCATTATTGACCTCCCCGATAATAAACTTACTGATGTTACAAACATATCCTTCCGTGTGTCTCGCGAGGAAATCCATAAGCGTTATCCAGAAATTTATAAACTGCTGGAAAAAATGTATGATGCAGTCATGAAGCCAAATGGTGCTAAAGAAACAAAAATGATTGCGCAAAAAGCAATTGAAATTGTTCGTAGCAAATATCCAAATACTGACAAGTATCAAAGAATGGCACCAATCAAAGAAAAGTTAGAGTCAACATCTGAAGAGACTCTTGAAGAAAAATCATTGGAAGACGAAATTGCCGCTATCAATAAAAAAACAACACAATCATTAGCAACATACGTTGTTAATAATTACCACGGGAAAAATTCATATAGAACCGTGGGAAATGGATATAAGAAATACTTTAAAGCAGTTCTTGATGTACTCGGAAAAAGAAAATTTGATTTAAGTTCACTAAAAGGAAGGCTGGCTGGGGTAGGAGTAAAGTATACTCCGACGAGCTTTGATCATTACTTGGAATATAAAGAAAGCTTCTGTCCTGGACATGAAATAAAAGAAAAGTATGCAATTAGCGCAGGATATAAAGAAGCAGTTGCTTCTTTAATGAAATGCGAGCGTTATTTCTCTCCAAATTCAAATCTTGCAAAATCCATTATTGCAGAATTTGGTGAAGGCTATAAAAAAGATTTTGCAGAGATGGAAAAATATCTTGGTAAAGTTATTAGCCTTTGGGAAGGCATTGAAATGGAAATCGCAATCGAAGAATAATAAAAATATGAAATCATTTGGACAAAACTTAAATGACGGATTGCTAAGCGCTGCGACTGCAATCCTAAACGGGTCACTACAAGAAGAAAACTATTATGACTCCAAGATGATTGAAAATCAGCTTAAGACTATAGTACGCAATGCACAAGCTTGTCTTGAGCTTAGTCAAAGTGGAAAAGAGTTTCCTGAATGGGCGCAATCGGAAGTAGCTGTTGCGGCAGACATGCTTGTTGACGTTGCACAATTCATGAGCTCACATGACTCTAAAGAAGACGGCGGTGGCAGTGTAACAGAAGCACTGGACCCATCAGACGATGCTGGAGTTTGGATCAGAGACTTCATTGACAGCAAAAATCCAATGTTTGACGGCAAGAGCAAAAAAGAACGCATCCGCATGGCATTGGGCGCATGGTACGGCGCACAAAAGTAAATATTACATTCTATAAAATGCAAAAGTCTGCAGATGTTTATACTTTGCAGACTTTTTGTGTATATATAAATTTGATGGACGCAGTTGTCCATCGGAACAAAAACAACACAGACACAGAAAAAACATGAACAAAAACGCATACGAAATACGACTGGAATTACTAGGACTCGCACACGGTGATATTATGACTCGCTATCATGAGTCACTGCAATCACACCGAGAGTCAATTCCATGTGACGAAAACGGCAATCGAGATATTTCAAAAATTGATCTTACATTGCCAGATCCGCAAGAAATTATTGTTAGAGCAAATGCGCTCTATGCATTTATTGAAGGTCGATAAAGATCGGGACTAAAACAGCTCAAAAGCCAGAGGAGTTTTTCTCTGGCTTTTTTTATTTACAAAGTGACATTTATAGTATATAATTAATTATGAAGATACCTCGACTAGGATTGGTTTGTATTAGCGCACGGTTGGCAAAACAAAAAGTTGCTGCCAAAACAATGACTCGCAAAAGCTTTTTAAGCAACTCTAGAGAAAAGAGTATTGAAGTACTATCGGAGCGCATCCTACACAATTCACGGCATGTCCTACAAACATTGCGTGCAGCACATGCGGCAGGAGCACGGCACTATCGTGTTAGCAGTTCTCTATTCCCGTTGGTCACTGACTCTACACTGGAATTATCATACACGGACCTGCATAACTTTGACACTATCTCCGCAAACCTAAGTGCCGCCGGCGACTATGCACGTGCGAATGATATTACCTTAAGTTCTCATCCTGACCAATTTAATGTACTTGTAAGCTATAATCCTGATGTTGTACGCCGTACCATACTAGAACTAAATCATCAGAGCGCAGTACTCGACATGATGGGTGCTGCACACGACTACAGTTCTCCAATGTGTTTGCATTTAAACAAGACTCCTGAAGAACGTCGCGAAACGCTAGATGAATATGTCTCGCGCTTTTGCGCCAACCTAGGTCAATGCAACGAAGGTGTACGCAATCGGCTGGTCCTAGAAAACGAGGATAAGGCATATTGGAATTGTGATGCACTATACGAAAACTTTGGAGATAAGATACCACTCGTATATGATAACCTGCATGATGTTTGTAATTCATCATCCGATCCTGTGGAAAATGCTGCACGCTTTAGAAAGACATGGCGTGGACATACACCCGTCTTCCATTGGAGTGAAGGTATTGGCAGTACTCGTAGTCATGCAGACTATGCAACTCATCTGCCACATGTGGTCGCGCAGCACTCCGATGTTACTTGGGAAGTGGAACTCAAAGCCAAAGATGACGCTATTGCTCATATCCTAGAGTCATTTTTCCGCTCATAAATGCGGTTTTTCGTAAAAAATATGATTTTTGGAGAAAAATAAAACCTATACGTATCTATAGGTTTTTCATTTTTTTCACAGTTTCATCATTTTTTTATTTACATTTGGCTACAAATAGTGTATAATAATCTTGTAACCAAAACAAAATATATGACCACATTAGAAAAACAACTTGCCGATCGTAAAGCCCTTATTATTACTCTTGCACAACGTCATGCAGCAGATCGCAGCCTTTGTAAGTCCGTAGAATCTGCGAAATATGACGAAAGTAAAAATCAATATGAAGATGCAGTAGCTGAAGAATATCAGCGTGCTCTAAAGTCTTCAACATTCAATCCACTCTCTGCTTAACCGCAGAGAGTTTCTCGTATAAATAACAGTAGAAAAATACTGTTATGTCATACGAGAATGTAGGTAAAGTTTGGAGTGTAGATTCATTTAAGGAATATCTTAGCGGCTTAAAACAGCCAACCTTTGCTAAGAGTGTAACAATCCATCACACTGGAGCGCCGTCATTAGCACAGCGTCCAAACGGATTTACAGTACAGCATATTCATAACATCAAAGGTTTTTACCAATCTCTAGGTTGGAGTAAAGGTCCACATCTTTTCATTGATGATGATCAAATCTTTGGTATGACTCCGCTGTGTATGACAGGCATACATGCTGTTTCATTTAACCGCACTTCAATCGGCATTGAAATCCTTGGCGATTATGATTGTGAAGATCCACTAAATGGACGTGGCGCAGCCGCACTACGCACTGCTGCAGCGGCAACTAAAGCTCTTTTTGAATGGTTGGATATACCATTAAATGAAGATACTCTAAAGTTTCATCGTGATGATCCTAAGACATCAAAAACATGCCCTGGGCGCAAGGTCACTAAAGAACATTTTATCGCATTAGCTCAAGGTTCGAGCAACTCTAAAGCTCAGACTCCGCCACAAACAGATGAAGTCTCTGTTGTAGAATATGCAACTCAACATAAAGGATATACTGCAGCAGAAGCAGCAAAGGCACTTAAAGTTAAAAACGGTATGACCTTCTTTGCAAATGTATGGATTGAGAGTGCACGCTATGATAAGAGCAATGCAACCACCGTCGCAAGTGCAGCCGAACTGCAATCTGATATAGTGAAAAAAAATTAATTATTTTCACATCACTGTGAATTTTCACGGAGTTTTTGTATAGATAAATCTATAGTTTATAGAATAACCAATAAGGTATCTTCTATTCCAAGAAGGCATCAAAGTATGTGCTGAAAGCAGGCTTGCCGGTCATCAAGGATGATAAAGGATAGAAAAAATTATCATATATATCATTTTATCCTTTACAAGTATTCATAGTTTTGATATAATAAATCTATGGAAGAAAAGGTACAAGATGAGATATTTGATTTAACCGATTACGATTGGATATTTGATTTAACCGATTACGATTGGACATTGGAATGAAACGATACCTATACATATTACTTGTGGCAGCGCTATCTTCATGTGAGCCGTCCGCCGTTCCCTATCGTCAAAGCTATAGCGCTGCAACATATCCACATCGGATGCCTTCTGCACAAGTGACACCATACGGTCATGGATTTGATCCGCGTCCTGCACTTCCGTATAATGGTCGTCTTGTCACTGGCGGAGATGGTATGCCTTACATTTTACATTATTAAATTTTATGAGTACACTATATAATGGCTATAAGAGCGTCTTCCTAGACGTTGAAACTACAGGTACAGACTTTGAAAATAATAACATTTTTCAAATTTGTGCAATTGTAACCGATGAGAAATATGAAGAAATTGATCGTATTGACTTGAGGTTCACACCGCTCTCGATGGAGCATGTTGCGCCCGAAGCATTGCAAAAGACAGGCATGACCGCGGACACACTCGATAATCTACAGCTTAAAGCGCCTGATGCATATCGTCAATTTGTTGGATTCTTATCGCGTCATTGTGACAAATATAATAAGGCCGACAAGTTGCATTTTGTTGCATATAATGCTAAATTTGATGCAGACTTTATGCGTGAGTTTTTCAAAAAGAATGGCGACTCTTTCTTTGGGAGTTGGTTTTGGAATCCACCTATTTGCGTAATGCAGGCTGCAGCTTGGATGACAATGCGTGTACGTGGTGCGCTGCCTAACTTTAGACTAGAGACGCTATGCAAGTGCGCTGAACTAGGATGGGATGATTCACGTGCGCATGATGCAAGTTATGATATTGCGCAAACACTAGCTCTCTTTAAATACTTAAGAGCTGATATCCCACAATTGTAACTTTATTATTTACAATGTAAGAGTTTCCTGATAAAATTAGAACGTAAAGAAAATATATATTATGAATCACACTAGAGAAAATATACTCGAGGTCTTAAGAGCTGGAGCAGCCACCGTATGGTTTACAAAAACTAATGGCGAAAGCCGTGAACTTAAATGTACGCTGTATAAGGAACTTATGCCAGAGTATATTCCTTCGGCAACAGCAGCAATAAAACCTCGAATTGAAAATCCTGATATTGTCCGTGCTTATGACCTCGTGAATGAAGATTGGCGCAGTTTTAAAGTATCTAGTGTAACCAAATTATTAAGCGTATGAACAATGTATTTAAAGCAGGGCGAGTAATTACGCCAGATTCAAAATGGACAGGCGAAGAAATTGAATGGCACGGCTGGGAAACATGGGACGTTGAGCGTTTCTTCAAGATGCGTTCACGCGCATTAAATTTCTATAATTATTATTTAGATGCAAGCGACTTGCGCCCAGGTGTATTGGATTGGATGAAACGTCATGGTTATACAAAAGACCAAACGGCTGCAATTAAAGATGCACCACCACATGCACTCCCTACAACTGTAGGCAAGTTAATCCGTTGCATGGATCGTGGCATGCCAAGTTTACATCCAAGCGCACAAGATTATTTTAATGAACTACCATTTCATGAGACTCCACCAGTTGCAAAAGATGATGCTACACTAGTCCATCTAGAGATACGCAATGCATTACAAAATATTACTGACAGCAAATATGAAGCAGCAACTGCAACAGTCACGCCACTTAAAGCAAAGATTTGCCCATTGGATCGTATTCGTGAGCGTGTACAAAAAGAAGTCTTACCACAACTTGAGGAGTGTTTGGAGAGCTGGGGTAATACCAAGACAGGAGCAGTTACAATTAACATGGCATCGCTACTGCGTGATCTCAAGATTCCCGCGCAAGGTTGTAAACCTATTCTTGATTGGTGCGAGCGTCAACACTCAGAATTTGCAGGTGCATTAAATCGTGAAGATCCGCAATTGGTACAAGGGTATTCATGCTATTCACGCCCAGAACTTAAAAAGATTGTAAAGAATCTTGAGGTCATGGCAGCTGATATTGCAGCTCATGGTAAGATGCGCAATGCAAGCCGCAAGCCGCGTACCAAAAAAGTTAAGGATGCAACAAAACAAGTATCGCGTCTTAAATATCAGATGAATTCTTCAGATTGGAATCTCGATAGTGTATCGCCAACACGCGTTCCAACTGCACAATGCGTCCTATTATTTAATACAAAGACACGTAACTTAGGCGTATACTTTGCCAACAGTACCAAGGGATTTGAGGTTAAAGGTACATCTCTTAAAGATTATGACGTGACACGCAGCTATGCTTGCACCTTACGTAAACCAAAAGAGACGCTTACACAACTATTAACTGCAAAGACCGCCGCAATTGAAAAGGTCTTGCAGACCATCAAATCTACACGTAAGAAAGTTAATGGACGCGTGAACGAACAAACAGTCATCCTTAAAGTAATTGAAACAAAAATCTAATATGTCAGAAAAAGAAATACCAATTAAGATCCTCACCAAACAAGAATTTGCGCTTGAGGTTGAAAGCCGTGTTAACCGTTATGATATGGGTTATCTAGAAGCTATTGTACACTATTGTGACGGTAAAGGAATTGAAGTTGATGAGGTTGCAAAACTCGTAACTGGAAGTCTAAAAGAAAAGTTGGAAGCTGAATCACAACGCGTTAACCTATTACCAAAATCGTCAGCTTCCTTATTTTAATGATTGCCGCAGACAATAAAGTATCACCATTTGATGCATGGAGTATAGGTACAGCATGCCGCCTACATTTTTCCGCTGGCAGTTATGATGCCTTTAAGTTTAACTTTAAAGGACCACGCTTAAAGCAATCTTCATTCCTCGCGCGTAAAGATCGTTTCTTTTATGAAAAGATTGCACGCAATTATTCAAAGCGAGGTGATTGCATCGGCTTCTTTACTGCAAATATATTGGCTGGTAAGGGTTGGATTGGAGATATGTCGCCTGAAGTATATTTGCTATGGCAGAGTAAACTACAAGCATTGCAATATAACTTTAAGAATGAATTGGGTGCTTGCGCGACAACTCCGTTTGACTCTCTATTTGAGAGCGGCGACGGGTTTCCGCAAATATATACACGCTATGCCAATGGTACACTATCCTTTGAGAGCGTAACAATATTAGACTTGCTCTGTGATTACAGCTCACGTCTAGGTAAGACATCTTCTGATCCATTGGGTATCTTAAGTGAATTCCTTCATAAAGTAAAACGATACCGCCCTTTCGTTGCACCTAAAATAAACATCCAAAGCGCACGAGACGCTGTCATTAAAATATACACATCTTAATGAGTATATAAATAATTTCTATCAGCAACTAATATTAAATTTTTAAAGAATACTATTTACATAGCATACTCTTTATGATATAATAAATCTTGTTGATATAATACAACGCAAAACAAAAACAATACACTGTAATACTAAACATATGTCGTTTGATAAACTAAAACAAAATCGTACAGCCTCAATTAATAAACTCGTTGAAGCTGCAGAAAAAATCGGATCACCAAAAACTTATGGTGATGATCGCCTTTGGGCACCCGCTGTTGATAAAGCAGGTAATGGTTACGCAATTATTCGTTTCCTTTCTGCTAAAGAAGGCGAGGATCTCCCATGGGTTCGCTTTTGGGACCACGGTTTCAAAGGTCCAACAGGCCGTTGGTATATTGAAAACTCGCTTACGAGTATCGGTCAACCAGACCCTGTTGCTGAAATTAATAGCATTCTCTGGAACAGCGGAAATGAAAAGGATAAAGAAATTGCGCGTGAGCGTAAACGTCGCCTGCACTATGTAAGCAACATTCTTGTAGTCTCTGATCCTGCAAATCCAGATAATGAAGGTAAGGTATTCTTATACAAATTTGGTAAGAAAATCTTTGATAAGATTATGGATATTATGCAGCCACAATTTCAGGATGAAACACCAGTGAATCCGTTTGACTTCTGGGGCGGCGCAAACTTTAAGTTGAAGATTCGCAACTTTGAAGGATATCGTAATTATGATAAGAGCGAATTTGAAAATACATCTGAACTCTTTGGCGGAGATGAAGCTAAATTAGAACGTGTATATAATCAACTGTTTTCGCTCAAGGATTTTATTGATCCTGCAAATTACAAGAGCTATGGTGACCTTAAACGCAAGCTCGTTGAGGTACTTGGTGCTGATGCAATTGGTGGTTCGCTTACTGAGGAACACAGCATCAATGAGCGTGCAGCATCAGTTGGTAAGACCGCTGAAGCAACACCCGCTTATACTGAAGCGCCCGCTCCGGCTCTAAGCACCAGTGATGACGATGACAATGATGACTCGTTGAGTTACTTTGCAAAACTAGCACAAGGCTAAACACCTTAAAACTATAACGCACAAGGGAGATGGTTTATATGCCATCTCCCTTTTTTTGATATATATTTTATGATATTCTTAATACGAGTATTTACATATTTAAATTGCATTGACTGTAGGCGGCATCTTGATACACTAGAAGAGTATTGTATGCGCACACCAGCACAACTTGAAGTCATTGACGTTGATCGTGAAGAGAATTTACCGTTAGCATTTCAACATAAGATAGAGGGTATACCACATACGCTTTGTTATGGCATACGCGGCAACATCTTACACAGCTTCTTTGGAGTAAAGAGCGTTGACCAATTTGCTGATATAATCTATGGTGCAGTTAGTAACTAAATGCCATACCACTCGCGCTCATAATTGGACTCATTGCAGGCGCATTATTATTTACATTACTGCTGCGCACGTTACTAACATTTCCACCGTTATTATTATTCACAACCACTGTAGAATTGCCTGATACACTTGCACCGGCAGCTTTTAGCGCTGCTCCAGTTGTACTTGGAATGCTCTGCATGTTTTCTTTAAATTGGTAACCAGAATCTTTATATTCTTGGAAAGAATTGTATCCTGCGGCTTTTCCCTTTTCATCATTGCTTAAAGCTGAAAAATCGCCTGAGGCCTTAGCAGTTTCCATTTTATCAACTGAAATTTCTGCTGGTGCTGAGCCAAATGCATATTTGTATACCGCATCTGGTATCACACCTTGGATCATACCAATCGGATCATACCACGCACGCTTAACATTTGGATCTGGTAGTATAGCGCGTAATATTTTCTTATGAAACTCAGATATAGTATCACCCACGCTGCTAAACAATTCAATTGCGCCATCCATTGCGTCAATAAAAAATTGTCCAATTTTAAGTGGTAGCGTTGAAAAGAAATCTATAATGTTACTAAATACTGATCCAATAAATTCACCAATAGTTTCAGCAATGCCAAAGGTAAAATCTAAAAATTGTTTAAATAAGCCAGTGAACGAAAAACTATCAAGCGCCTTTTCAACATTTTCAAAACCAAGTGCGCCAGCAACCCATGATATGCCGTCCTTTATTAAATCGAGAAGACCGCCAATGATTGAATCAAACACCCCAACCAGTGCTCCTTTAATACCACCAATGATACCGCCTTCTTTAAAGCCACTTATAAATCCAGTGATTGCTCCATAGATACCTAAAATAATTGTAAGCGGTAACCCAAATATTTTACCTAGTCCTACAAGTAATCGACCAACTCCTTTAAGTAACTTTCCAAGTGTACCTCCTAATTTTGCACCAGTGCTAAAGCCAGACTTGATACCATTAAATACATTTCCAAATACACCAAATAATTTTTTGGCAACATCAAAGACACCGCCTACAACTTTAACAATTGGAGAATTTGAAAATATGTTAAAGAAAGATTTGATCTTACCTAGGAATGTAGATAAGCCTTTAAATAAACTACTGCCTTTAAATTTTGTTACAAGATCGCCAATTGCATCGAAGACTCCTGTAATTTTTCGCACTATACTGTTATTCTTAAAGCGTGTTATTATATCATCAAAGAAACTTCCAATGCGTGTAAATAAATTTTTGACAGCTTGGCCAGTCTTTGACTCACGCAGTAGTTTTAGTGGTTTGGTTAATATACCTTTAAATTCTTTTAGGAAGCCAGCTACAAATCCAACCATACCAGCACCAATTGCTGCTATGGTGCCAAATATTCCAAGGTTACCACCGCCACTTCGTGGGCTTGATGCTGGAACTGTTCGTTCTTCGCCACCGCCTCGTCCGCGTAATGCAGCAAGTAATTCGGCACGATCTTCTCGTTCTTGCAGCCGATTCCCTTGTAGGATTTCTCCAAGATTAACATTTGACTCTATAAGCATGTCAAACCGCCCAATCATATCAATCGTCAATAGCCGTAGATTGTTAAGCGTATCAACATTATCCAGCATCAAATCAGCTGAAGTGTTTGCGGTGCGTAATTCTTCTATGACAGTTTCAAGTGATCCGTTGTTCATTTCTTATTGCGTTGTTCTTCTTCTTTAATGTAATTTAATAACATCGATATATAAATTTCCCTCTCCCACGGTAACATGGTTTCTAGCTCTGACAAACTATACTTGTGATGTTGCATTAGTGAAAAGTTTGTTTGATAATAGTTTGTCAGAGAATCATGCGAGAGGGCTAGGCGAAAAAAGATTGTGTTCCAGTTAAGACCTGAGAGTTATCTGTTTTGCATTGCGCACATACAAAGCGTATTTCATGTTGCAACTTTGGAGCGTTTTCGATATATGCCTCAATCTTAGATACTTGAGAGCGACTCAGTGAATTTACAAATTCTTTTAATTCAGCTTGTGAACTTTGAGCTGCAGGATATACAGCGCTATCATCAAAGATTGATTCAATAGATGCAATAATCATGTTGGTAACTGTTTCAACATGTACGTTTTCGCCCAAGCCAATTTTATTTAGGTCATCAACTGATATATGGCGTAGGACAATTCCAACCTTATCGGTTAACATAATCTTGTTATCCACCTTTGTGCTCGGCCATGTGACTTCAACCGTGTCTAGGTTAACTTCTACTGGATTATATGTTTCACATGATGCGCATTTACATTTAATATTTACAATTTCACCTACGCTCTTTGCGCGCAGCTTTAAGAAAATATATTCAAGGTCAAATGATGTTAAAAGGTTTGCTTTAACTGTTCCGTATGTACACGTCTCAACAACATCACGTATTGCGCTCATAATTTCCTTTTGGTCGTTTGACTCTTGTGCAAGCAAAAGAATCTTTTCTTCCTTGACAAGGAATGGACGATATTCAATTGTCTGCTGAGTTGACGGAACGGTCAACGTGTATTTTGGTGCTGTTAGTACTGGTAATGCCATAATGTTAGTATAATATAGTTTTAGTTATTTATCCCATTAGATTGATGTAAGAGGTCCAACAATTACAATACCATCTGGAATATTATCTTTAAAGCGTGGTATCACGCGATCACATGTTAGAGTCACACTCACTTTTTGAATGCTTGATTCATTTTCATGACTTAATTCCACACTCTGTATTTGATATGGGTATGCACGTTGCAGTAAGACACTATATGTTTCTCTGTCCTGGTCATCGAGCTGTTTAATAACTATATTGCGTGTGTATTCATCATGATAACGTGTTAGGTAACTATTTACTCCTATAATATAATTTGTCCATGCGTCAAACGCTCGCTTTGCAATGTAATTATTTGTCAGGTTAAATGTTAGAGTAACGTCATCGTCGACAAATCCAGTTGGTATCTTTAGTGCACGACGTGTTGATATTTCGTAATCAAGAGTAGTGATTTGCTTACCTGGGATTGTTACACTATCACACATAAATGATAGGTCACGTAAAGATTCAATATTTTCATTAAAACCTGGGATGTCAGTAATTGAAACCTCAAAACGATTTGGGCGCGCAAACCCACCGTTTATTGCAATTGCGTTTTTAAAGTCGTTTATTGATGACATATGTTATACTAATTTACGTGTTGTCTTCCAGATGGATGTATTTGATTCTTTAACAAAACTATCAGTTGGCAAGAATAATGCAATCTCCCATTCGCTAGGTGCAACTTCCACAGTCTTTGATGTAACATGCTCAAACAAGTAGTGTTTAAAACATGGTGCAAAGGCGCGTAGGTTTGATATGCCGTTAAGCATATCATATGTTAGTCTAAACCGTGTTGTTTCATTATACTTTTTATTGTTTGTATAATCCATCAGACGGTCAAAGAATATCGCACGCTGACGCGGAGGAAGGTAATGAAGGTTAAGTCCATAAAAACCCTTCTTTGCTGGACCAACCATAAGTATAAGAGGAAAGCGATCATAATGCGGAAGCGTATCTTTACCTTTAGGATCGTACAAGAACATAAACATTCGCCCTATGAGCGGGCGCTTACGTGTCTCAAGGGCAGTATCCGTCAATACACGTCGTGGTGTCACGGTTGTCATTGATTGTATCTTGCGTAAAAACCAATTACGTGACTCTACAGTGCGTAACTTTATTCCTGCACGTTCTGCTTGTGCGTGTATTTTAGAAAAAAGAGATGCCATACAAACTATTTATATTGCGTCACGTTAGTAGTTTAATACCCAGTCCTTTAATAATATCTTCCGTCCATATTTGAAAGCGCCATCCACGATCTGTACAAAATTCAGTTGCTGCCTCCCATTTTGATATGTTTTTCGCATATGTCATTACCTCTGTAATGTATGAGCGTGACTTTATAAGACGCGGCTTAGGTTCTTGTGTCTGTTTTTTTGGTTTAATCTCAATAAGATATGTATCTCCATTTTTAAATTGTATCTTAAGGTCAACAAAGTAGCGATGAAGTTTACCATCAGTTTTGCAGCGGTATGCGATCACTGTCTCTTCACTGCTCCAGCGTACCACATCGGCGGTATCATCACACCATCTAAAAACCTGACGCTCCCACAGGCTGCGGTATGAAACTGCATTATAGTCGCCTTCATATTTGTTCTTGTGCACAACTCTGTATTTACCTTTATAATATTGACCCTTCTTCATATAAATAATTATATGTTAACTTTTCCGTCCGATGTTGCAAATTTAACAGTGCGACCGTTTGTAGTGTTTGAATGTGAAGGCAGTCAATCACGTGCAACGAGCAAGCTTATTGCTTTGCCTATTCCAAGCTCATTGACATTTGGTGACGAGTCTACTTATAATAATACGGAACTTGGTATTATCGGTGGTGCAATAAGTTCACTATCTGGTCGAATTGCTGAAGGTGCAGGATTATCCGGTGTCATGGGGCAAGCAGCTGCTGCAGTATCAAAGGCAGAAGGCAATGCACGTATAGGATCAATCATTCAAGGTATAACTGCACTATCTGGTGCAAGTGAAGGATTGCAGAGTGCAGTTAGTATTGGTACAGGTACAACACTCAATAAGAATATTCAAACCGAATTTACATCAACAAATACTCGCACATTTAGTTTTGCATTTCAGCTTATTGCACGTAACTCTAAGGAAAGAAATACAATTAAAAGTATTGTAAATGAATTTCGTCTTGGCTTATATCCTGAAGGTGACTTCTTTCAATTGCGATATCCTCCAAAATGGAAGATAAGTTTTCGTAAGTCAGATGGTGTTTCAGCGCCTGAGATTGAGGATATTCCAAAGATTGGGTCTTGCTTCTTAACAGGTGTACAAACTGCATATAACAGTACAAGCAATATGTGGCATACCGACGGTTCTCCACTTGAAACCACTGTAACAGTTACATTCATGGAGACACAAGCGCATACACTAGATTCACTTCCAAAATAATATATGTTTAAACCTTACCCAAAAGTAAACTATGACTTGTATTCCGACGGCTCATCTCTTGAGCTTACGGATATTACTCGTGCTGTGGCATTATCAAAAAACAGCCTGCCAGATGATGCATTATTATATACTCTGTATAGCCTTGATAATGCAGAACGTCCAGATATCGTATCATATAAGTTATATAACGATACTCAATATTATTGGACGTTTTTTATCATAAATGATTTCTTGCATGATGGTTATAACGCATGGCAACTATCGTCTCATCAGTTTGAGCGACTGATGGAAAAAGAATACTCGCGTTATTCTGCTATGACACCAGAGATATTATATCCAAATGATTTAAATGGCACTAACCTTATTGACTTTTCATGTATACCGTTTGACTCTAAATACCTGCCATACTTAAAATTAACAGATGCAGCCTTTGGAGTTGCAAATATTGTAAGATATGACACTGAGCGACATACTCTTATCATTGATGATATACATCGCATGATAGGCACTACACGAATTGAAATTAGTCGCAACTCTTTTATAAACGGTTCTGACTTGTTTAAGATACAGTGGGTGAACGAAACGCAAACGCCTGCACTGTTGGCACTTAAGAATGAATGGTTAAATACAATATTTGAAAACATTAAGATTTATGATGCAATTGGGTTATCTGAAAAGAATAGATATAACACTACAGTTGATTCATATATCTTGGGTAAAAATGTAAAGTTTAACACAAAGACAAACGGTTTAAATAACAAGACATATCGTTGGGACTATTATCAGAACGCACCATACCAATACTTAGACCTAAATGGCGGAGTGCTTACCGCATATGATGTGTTAACATCAACAACAATAACAACTCCAACCTATAAGTCATATCTCCAATACGAAGAAGAGATTAACGAATCAAAAAGACAATTGCGTGTCATACGTCCAGACTATATACGCCAATTTTCAGAACAGTATTACGATACACTCTTAGCATAATATGAGCACTACGCATATAAATGCTGCAAAGACAGCAACACGAGATAGCGAACTTATCTCTGGTAATTTTCGTGTTGAGAGCATGATTATGACCAATGCCGATGGCGCTGAAATGTCTATTGTGCAATATGTAACATCATTTAATATTACCGCAGAAATATTTTCGCCTGTCTTAACTCTCAGTGCAACCATACGTGATAATGATGATATCTTTGGCAGCGGAGTTATTGGTAAACTAACAGGACAGGAAATTATTAAGTTAAAGATTATTGGTGATTATGATAAAGAAAATGTTATTGAACATACATTTTCTGTCAAGGAATATAGTAACTATACCAAGACACTTGATTACCCAAACACACAAATATTTAACTTGATTGCAATATCAGACTTTGCATATACGAGTAAATTAAAAACAATATGTCGCTCAGTATCAAACATTGAAGCGGCATTGCGCGAAATATTTGTAACAGATCTTGAATTGGCAGATTTAATAATTGATACAGAACCGCCAGTGAGCAATTTCACTGGCATTATTAATATACAAACTCCATTATCCGCAGCTGAATGGTTGCGTTCACGTTCTTTTGATAGTGTACGCTCTCCTTTCTTCTTATATAATAAAGTTTCATCAACATCGCGAAATGTTGTATATTTTGGGTCATTTAATTCACTTGCGAGTAAAAGTGTAGGCGAACGATACAAGTATGAGTATGGCCAATCATTAGATGATAGCAAACCAAATAAAGAGAAATATGAAAAAGATGTTAAGCGTATACTCTCTATGCGCTCCAATTTAAAAATGGATCGTCTTGCAACTGCGGCTGAAGGCGGATATGCAAATCGTATTAACGTAACCGACATTGCATCAAAAAGCTATTACACCTTAAATCTTACAACAACAGAGTCGGCAAACAAATGGACTTCACGTGAATACCGTGTTGGCCTTGGGCCAAATGGAAATACGCCACAAAAGATGCATGACATATCTCATGCAAACATAAGCAACATACAAATCAATAACGCAGGTGGTTCTAGTTTTGATTATCCTAAAAATTCAGTTACAGAATCATTACTACCAAATATACAAACTGCCAAATCTTTCGCGGCACGCGTAAATGAATTTGATCATGAGATTGTTGTATATGGTAACCCAGGCCTAAACCCTGGAACAGTAATAAATCTTAAAGTTCCAAAAACATTGAGAGAGCGTAAGGCGACAAGTGGTGAAATTGATCCAGTCGTATCGGGCAATTATTTAATCACGGTTGCAGCTCATATATTTACGGATGGTGTCTATACATGCCGCTTGAAACTATTTGGTGTTAATGACTTGCCAATTATAAAGACAAGCGAACCAGTGCCAAATCACGAACCAATTTTAGCTATACCAGCTGAAGGAGAAACTCCACCAGCAGATACAACAACACCAGCAGTAGATATAAACAGCGATGTTCCGCTAAATGCTACGCCATTACCGGACCCGAGCGAAGCTATTTTTCCTGACGCTGAATCAACTGGCGACGGGACCACTGCTGATGGCAGTCCTGGTGTTTTGCCATTGCCACCTGCATAAAGTTAACACAAATATAATTTAATGAAAATCGAAAATTGGTTTAACGCAACTGTAACAAATATTATAGATCCATTAAATAGTGGACGTGTACAAGTGCGTGTCTTTGGCTATCATGATTTTGATGACATCCATCTTCGTGATGTGGATTTACCATGGGCAACGGTATTAATGCCAGTGACAAGCGCAAATGCAAACGGCGTCGGATCTAGTCCAACGGGACTGGCTGTAGACTCTTGGGTTTTTGGATTCTTTCGTGATCCTGATGCGCAAGATCCTGTCATCATTGGAGTAATCCCAGGTGTAAACGGAGCAGCAGACAGGTTTGTTATACCTAGAGATGCAACTAGTTATTCACGCGGTATCAGTGCAGCATCTACATACAACACTTCAGGATATTCTACAGGTGCTCCAATAAGTAGTCCTGCAGCCACATCATCATTTGGAGATACGGCGCCACAGGTTGACCCTGCTACCAATAGTGCAGTTGTGCGCGGCATGATTGCTGCGGCTCGAAAAGAAATTAATAACACAAATGGCGCAAAATATGGTGCGCCTCCTACATTATGGTGCGCAGGATTTGTTACATGGTCTATCAAGCAAACAGGCTTAATACCAGATTCAGATTTACCTAAAAATCCAAATAGCGCTCTAGCGTGGCGGGATTGGGCAAACACTCCTACTGGTAGAAAGTATGTACATCTTGTAGACGATAACACATTGAGAGCAGGCGATATTGTAGTACGACACAGAGCAGAAGGTGGACATATTGGAATTGTTACAGTTGGATGCAATGATCGTAGGCGTGAACGTCATACTACCATTGAAGGCAATACTGGAAGTCAACGGCCAAGACGCGTCTTGGAGAGATCAACTCTCGCACAGTGGAAATATGTATTGCGTTGGAAAGATTCTGAAACATCACAAAGCGCAATAACTCAAATATTGTCGCCTTCCATATTTAACATATAAATATTTCAAATACATTATGAATAACAATTCTTTTAGCGCGCCGTCCACATCAGATCAGGGAGTATATCCGTTTAATCATGTGCGGCAAACTCGCAGCGGGCACGTTTTTGAAGTTGATGATACTCTTGGCGAAGAGCGTATCCATGAGCGCCATAAAAGCGGCACTGAACGCACAATACTTGCAGACGGTACACGTCGCGTTATTGTTGTATCCGATAATCATCATGTGGTGATTGGCGATGATTATGTTAGTATCAACGGAAATGCAAATGTATATGTTAATGGCAATGTTAATATGTCAGTGAATGGAGACTATAATCTTGAAGTTAACGGCAGTATGAGCCAAACAGTAAAAGGTGAATATCGTCTTAAAGTTGGTGCCGCACATAAGACTGAAGTTGGTGCTGACAGCGCGATAAACATTATTGGTAAACAGGATGTGATTGTAGGTAACGGCATAAATAATACGGTGCGTGCTGGCGGAATAAACACGATGGTTATTGGACCAATTAATGAAACAAATATAGGCGAGCGAACTGCAGTTTGTACAGGGTCAATATCGTTCGCTGGCTCAACAGGATTTAGCGCTCATGCGCCTGGCGGTGCAGCAATAATTGGTGGATTATCAGTTGGGGTTGACAGCGCAAGTATATTATCATTAACTTCGACGTCAACAACAAACATGACTTCTTCGATTACAAACATAACAACATCACGCGTAAACGTAATTGGCGGAGCACTTGTTGCCACAGGTGATGTTGGAGCATTAGGCGGAATGTTTACACTCGCTACCCATAAACACTTAGGAGATGGTGCTGGCGGTACTCCTGCGGCAACAAGTCCACCAATCCCATAATATGCCACTATCAAAATTTTTATACATTACACTAGCAGATTCCAACGGTGATGCCTTTGGAGTACCATTGACATATAACGGAGCAGCGCGAAATATAGAGAGTCTTTTAAAGATCTATCGCATTACACAAGAGCGTGTATCATCAACTCCATGGCAGGTGACTGAAGTGCCGCAGGCTGACGTTAACATAAGTGTAACATATGGCAGCACCTTAGACACATTAACAGGCGCGCCAAAAAATGTAGGGCGCTATGACTATACAATAAACATTACATTAAAGAGCGATGCTACATATCGTGGTTATTTTTCAACTGTATATGGCAGTACACCTCCTGCTGGAGTGCCTGCATACGATGACATTGTAAAAAACAATGTATTCATAACTGATATAAGAACACAACACCCAGGAGTATTTCCAATACGTTCACCAGATGCAGTTTTTGAAACACTAGTTGATACAATAAAGTATTTGACCGTTGCACCACTATCTGTGGCCATAACATTTCCAAGTCTTGAAACAAAAGACAACAAAAAACCGCAAGCATGCGCGTATAGTACCTCTATAAAAATACTAGATACAGCAGCACCAAATTTTGGATCTGATATACCTGCACGTGTAACATATTCAGGTCAAGACTCTCCACTTGCTGCTCCTAAGAATGCTGGGACATACGCTGTAACTGTTACACTAACAGATTTTAATTATGTCGGAAGCGCAAATGCGCAATACGTCATAACGCCTCGCACCGTTGCTGATGGCATTGCAGATGAGCAACTCTATAATAGTAATCTGCAAGCATTGCCAAGTAAGACTCGTATTTGGATTGATGAAACTGGTTTTTCTGATGATAATGCTAAACGAGACTTTATACAAAACGGTATATTGTCAGTAGTAGATAATGCAAATAGTGAAATCTTAAATCTTGATAATGGGTTATATCAACAAGCAGCAACTATTGCAGATTGCGCGCGTAACCTCCCACAAAAACTTGCAATCATAGCTGCCGCAAAGCTTGTGCAATTGGCTGCAAGTTATGTGCCTGGGCTTGGTATTGTTAATATGTTAACCGAGGTGCAATCAAGAATTGCACAAGTACAAAAGCTCATGGAACTTATACAATTTGTTAAAGATAATCCATGGGCATTTGCAAATGCAGTCCTAGAGTCTTCAGGTGCTTATGCAAAGACTGGAGCGTTTGTTGGAGATCAACTTGAAAAGTTGCAAGCGGCATTTCCTGAAGCAAATAATATCGGTCAAACAATAAAAGATGTTGCAGCTGGAGTAGTAAATGTATGTAACTTAGTTGATACAAACAGCGGACCTGTAGCACGTCTTATTAAAGCAGATACACGGCTCGCACCAGAACTTATACCTGGGTTTAATCCACCAGTCTATCGTCAGCCTACGGTACAAAAGACAGAGTATGATTATATGTTGTTTCGTTTAAGTGAGCCATTATTTAAGGACAATGAAAAGATACAATCTTTAAAGGCAGCTGGAGATGAAGCTGGTTTGCGTGACTATATAACTATGTTGGGTGCAGTGCATGAACTTGCATACAACTATCATGATGATATTGCATCAACCGCAGCTCCTGTCGGATTACTAAGCAGCTCCGCAGCAACATCATTGGACGAAACGTATAATAACATCAATAATGTAAACGGTATCTTACAAGGTATTTATGGAGCACCAAGTGGCGATGTTCTTCAGTCAACAACAACATCCACTGCAGGAACTGTAACAAATGCAGTCCTTTCAGGATTTGATCGCGGCGTAAACATTGCAAGTGCTGCTCTAACTGGAAATGTGAAAGAAGCGTTACTCGCATTTAGCAGTAAGTATGATTATAGTGTAAAAGCAACACTGGAGAACCATCCATATTGGAGACCTGAAACAATAAAAGAATTTACTGATAGGACAAACAGTATTAGGAATGAACTTAAATCTGGCACACAAGCAATACGTTCCAATCCAGCATTTGCGCGTTCTTAAAATTATTTTATAAATAGTAACATATGGCATCCTCTTTCTCACTGTCAGACTATAATCAGACGCAGTCAACAAATGTGGCGCGCACTGGAGTTTATGCTGACATTGATAACGCCTTTACAGTACACCCAATCTATAATGACATACGTCCAATCAGTGACCTTGATGCAGTACGTCAAAGCATTAAAAATTTGCTATTAACCGAAACATACGACCGCCCCTTTCAACCAGAACTTAGTTCTGGCATACGCGAATTACTATTTGAAAACGCAAATGTTCTTACACAATATGAGCTGCAAAGAAAGATTGAGGACACGATTAAATCTTATGAGCCTAGGCTTAAAGACTTTACAGTTAGCGTAACCGATGACTCTGACAATAATGCATATCGTATAAGTGTATCATTTGAGGTATCATATAATCAAACAACAGAAATCGTAATCTACTTAACACGCATAAGATAATGGCTAATAATAACATACTTCCTGCACAATCCGTAAATGTTACAAACCTTGACTTTGCTGACATCAAGGATAGTTTGATTAGCTACTTTAAAGCTAATGATGGCGTGTTTAAAGATTGGGACTATACAGGCTCTGGCTTGAATATTCTCATGGATGTCTTAGCGCATAACACACACTATAATGCAGTGATTGCGCATATGGCAGTAAACGAAAGTTTTATTGATAGCGCTCAATTGCGACAAAATGTAGTATCTGCTGCAAAGCTTATTGGCTATACTCCGCACAGCACAAGCGCGCCTAAGGCAGTTGTTAATATTTTAATAACATCAAGCGACAATGGTCTTAATGAATATGTAATACCTGCAAATACTGCATTTAGCAGTAACTTTGCAATACCACGTCAAGCACAAAATTATACATTTGTAAATCTAACTGACATAATTTGTCGCCGCAATAATACGACTGGATTGCTTGAAGCAAAAAATGTTGAATTATATCAGGGATCAATACAAACACGACGCTCGCAAATTAATTCTAATCTTAGCAATAATGAATATATTATTGCAGACAAGAATATTGATACGAGCACGCTAAAGGTAAATGAGCAGCAAGCTGGGCGCACTGATATTTCTGAAGTTTATACTATTTTTTCCGATATCAATGATATTAACGGTCTTACTCCAATCTATTTCCTTTATGAAAACTTTAATGGCAATTATGTAATAACATTTGGTAATGGTGTATTTGGCAAGAAGCCAGATAATCTAAACATCTTGGAATTGCAATATCTTATAAGCGATGGTGAGGCCGCAAACGGTGCAAACATATTTAAATATAGCGGCGTAAACTCTAATAACTCAATTTCCGCAATTACATTACAAACAGTGTCGGCCGCTGTTGGTGGCACAAGCAGTGAATCATTAAGCAGCATAAAGTATAATGCGCCATTACAATATGTTGCACAAAATCGAGCAGTAACTGCAGATGACTATAAGACACTATTGCGTAGCGCATTTGGCTTTAGAGCTGTTAGCGTATGGGGCGGCGAAGAAAACGATCCTCCGCAATATGGTAAAGTGTTTGTATCTGTTAAGAAAAGCGCTGCAGATGATGATAGTGATTTATCCGCACTTGAGCGCGCAGAAGTATTGCAATATTTAAGTGGTAAAAAAGTACTTGCTATTATGCCTGAACTTGTCAATCCTGAATATATTGAGCTGGTGCTGGATGTCTTATTTAAATATAATCCAAATCTTACCACATTAACCAAGACACAATTGGAAGGCATTGTTACAAATGGCATTATAACTTTTAGTGATACTGAATTGGAATCATTTGATGGTGTCTTTAGGCATTCACAATTGACACGCGCTGTTGATGGTATTAGCCCTGCAATATTAAATTCGCTTATACGCGTATATGTCTCTAAATCATTCGCATTAAGCGCAACACAAACACTTATACCACAGCCGCAATCAATTATTGTGCGTTATGGTACAGCTCTTACAATTGATGATGGCTTTAGTATAGTAAATTCTACGAGTTGGGTGGCTGGCGGTGTAACATACTATATGGGCGACCGTGCGCACCCAACAGACTCAAATTTAAGAATCCTTTATAGTTACACCTTTGACAGCAATAACATTCAAAGATTAGGAGACGCTGATATTGGTACACTATCATTAAGTGATGGAGTGCTAACGGTTAAACCTTTGACGGTTGACGCTGATACGACAGTTACAATTGACCTTATACCACGTTCAAACGATATTGCACCCAAGCGTAATCAAGTTATACGCATCGGTACATCTCGTTTGAATGTATATGGAGAAGCTGATACAATTGCAACAGGCGGATCAAACCGAGCGATTGACTATAACACATTTAATAGAGACCGTTAAATATGGCACTAAGTATTGTAGATTCACGACCGCATAACCTTGAGAGTGTACGTGCACCCTCGCTATTTCCATCTGCAATCGAAGAGAGCGCAAAGACTCTCATGGATTTTATTCAGGTTTATTATGATCATATTAACAGTGTTGGTCTGCCTTCATATGAAATAGCAAACATTACACGTGAAAAGGATATTGACCTTGTATCGGACAAATACCTATCGGAAATACAAGGTCTTATTGCGCGTAACATTCCAAATTCACGCGTCCTAGATAAAGTATCGCTATACAAAATCATATTGCAATATTATCGCACTCGTGGCAGTGAAGATAGTATACATACATTCTTTAAGATATTTTTTGATGAAGCGGTAAATATATTTTATCCAAAAGATTACCTATTTGACCTTTCTAGTGGAGGTGGAAGTTGGATTGATTTGGAAGAAAGATTGTCTACATTAAATGTGGTAAACACAAATCCAAATAAATCGCGTATAAGTATTACCTCAGACGTAGCAATTGCACCACCACACCCTGGCACGGTTGCACCATATACATTTATCTTTAGGAGCTACTCAAATACTGCATGGACACTTGACGGTCTTGCACCAGCTTCTCAACCACGCGTAGTACGCAACGGCACAAATGATCGTTGGGTTTATCTTTATGAAGCATATAGTATTGAAAGTGTGAATGACGCTGTATGGCCAGATGGCGCAGATTGGAGATCGTCATTTATAAGTAACCTTACATATAACGAGACTGCTGTTGCTGATCGTAATATACAGTATGATACTTTAACAATTACACCAATCGCATCTGGTACCGTTGATTTACCAACTCATGGTATTACAACAGAAGTTGGCGGCACGGCTTATATTACAAGTGAGGCGGGCACCGCAGATGCCTTTGCTATTGTAACCGAAGCG